CCCGACGTTCGTAGCGTCGTGCTCTGATCCAACTGAGCTAACGAGCCAAAGTGCGGAAGCAGAAGGATTCGAACCTTCGGAACCTTTCGGTTCGGCACGTTAGCAGTGTGCTGGTTTAAGCCACTCACCCATACTTCCTTGTTTTGACGATGCAAAGGTAGGAATGGAGAATGCAATCTTTTTTCGTAGCAAGAAAAAAATCAAAAAAAATATAAGTTTTAGTAGAAACAAACAATAATTGCCATTTTTGTATGCGGATATCCAATATGAATATTTCGACACAAAAATGGCAATTATTACTAAAAAAATCCGAAGTCTGTTACCTTACAAAGAAGCTTTCTACCAACGAACACAACTGTTTATCAGTTAAATTATCAATACCTACCTTATCAATCAATGCATATTCTTCTTTCTTGTTGGTAATTACGAATTTGCGTTCTTTTCCTTCCACTTCACATAAAAGGTGATAGTTACCTTTGTACGCCTTTTCTACACGCACATTCTCAAAAATAGTATCACCAATTCTGAACGAAACATTCTTTCTTTGTTCTAACAATCCCCACTCTGCCAGATGATTGTTAAGGGTGGTTTCTACAGCACCTATCCAACGCTGACTAACTTCGCATTCTTCTGCAAAGTGCCTGAATTGGCCAATGGCAGAAGCAACCTCATTTATGATGGTTTCTGCCTTTCTGATACCGTTATCTTTGCCAAGAGCCAAAGCGTCTTCAAGAGTCTGACCTTGAAGTTTACCCTGCATCATCAGACAATGCATCTTCTCAGGAAGGAAACCACCGACATTGAAGATATAAGTCATATCGTATGCCGGAGAAAGTTGCCATTGACCGCTTTCATCCATCAAGAACGAGAAGTTCTTGTTGTGATCATCAGTATTGTTGGCAAGAATATTGAATACCATTCTGCGAAAGACTTCCTCCTGGGTGCTTTCTGGTAGGCGCATCTTGCGACAAACCATCAGCAACTTTTCATAGCTGTCGGCATCAGGATATAGAGCTGCCAATGTCTGCATGTGCAATTTGCGTTCTTCATCACGATCAAAACGATGTGTAATGAAATGCTTCTGAGCTTCCACCTCTATAATCTTGCAAGGCATCATGTTTATACCTGCAGCCATGGCCATCTTATAGTAAGCCATTTCCAATTCTGCAGACGAACGTTCTGCATCGCCAAACTTCAGTATGCAATAATCAAAGCCCTTGTGACCGGCAATCTGTCCGCTTCTGATTTCTCCCGTTTTCGGATTTATCGCTATGATTGCCTTAGGTTGGCGACCGCCAGCTGATGTTCCGACAGCTATCAACGACTGCATGGTCAGCGATTCATCTGGCATAAGTCTTACATTCTCACGCTCAACGAATATTCTCTGGGCCAAATCTGTCAATGCTTTCATATTCAGCTTTTCCGACTTTCTGATGCCAGAGGATTCGGGGATAAACTCCAAAGCTCCCATACCTCGCTTACCTATAAACGACAGAATTTCAAGCGGAGTAATTTCCTGATTGCGAATACCATTCTGTATGCGCCAACACTCAAACACCTGATTACCCCAAGCGTCAGGCAAAGAGTCTGCAAGAAAAGGAGGCAGTTTGCGGTAAAGCTTTGTTTCCCTGTCACCCATGATGGGACGTCGGCTGGCAGGTGACTTGACAGAAGCTACAAGTGGGAACGGATCAAGTCCTCCACCAAGGAAAGCTGGATTATACTCGAAAAACGAAACGCCTTTCCTTGCATCCCAGGACAAGCGACCGATTTCCTTGTCCCAAAGCATTATTTTCAAAGAACTTGCTATCATGACTTCTTATGTCTAATTCGTTGAACTTTCTTTTCTTCCTTCACAAGGTATGCAGATGGCGGTAAATCCGGCATCAGTTCGTCAAGTGCACCTATCTGACCGATTGCCTTCAGCAGCAAAAGGAAGGTGCCGAGCGACACATTGCCCGATGTACCATTCTCAAACTTATGAATGGTAGTGATTGTTATACCCGATTGTTCAGATACCTCTTTCTGCGTCATATTGCTACGCAGGCGGTAATCCTTGAATCTTGCACCAAGAAGTTTTACCAATTCTGGTATAGAATACTCGTAATAATCAATCATAATTCATTGTTTTAATTTATACTATAATATAAGTTAGATGGATAATACAGTTATATATTACATTCTACTTATATTTATAAATGCAAAAATACTCATTTCTTTTCAAAATCCATCAATTAGTTTGAAGAAAATCTGATTTTTGCTTTCCTTTTTAACTTTTTTACAAGGAAAAAACTCAAAAGTAACAAAAAAGCGACCCGAAGGTCGCTCGTTATAAAGAGAAGGATTTACTTATCTTTCTTGGTCTTAGTTCTCTGAGATACTGGAGTTTCCTCCTTCTCTTCTGCTTCATAGAACTTGGTTGCCACGAGTATTACTCGGCTATGCTTGACACCTTCTGCATCCTGCCATTCCTCTGGCTTAAAGTAGCCCTCTACAGTAAGGAGTGCTCCCTTGACCAAGCGGTCGAATGACGAGGTGTTCTCGTTCTTGCGCCATGCCTCTACATTCATGAAGGCTGAGGTGCGTGTGTTTTCTTCACCGTTCTTCTCGATTCGGCTGATAGCCAGTGAGAAGCGAGCTACGCTTGCGGTTGAGAACTGATGGATGCTTGCATCCTTACCTACGAAACCTGTTACTGCGAAAGTATTTTCCATCTTTTTCATAATTTGAATTTTTAGAAGTGAAACATTTATTTTTTACGATGCCCCCAGAGTTGGCAAGGAAAACATGAGAAGCAAGGAATTATCAAATTATTTCACCTTCAGGCAAGAAAAGTTTTATGGATGAGTATCAGACGAAAAAGTTTTTGAAATAATTCTGAGAATAGGGCATCTGGTACTTGCAGCAATGTGGCTTGTACTAACTTCGCAGCGGAAAAACTAAGTGTGGGAACTTCGTTCAAAAAATTCAAATCGAAAAGGTGACAAGAAAATACAGCAGAGGTTCGAGCAAAGGATGGCTATACATTAAAAGTTCAAGCAAGAGGTAATGCTCCAAGAATAGCAAGCCCAAAGAAAGACACGAAAGCCACACCTCATTTAAGAATATGGCAACACGGAACGATGGAATATACCAATGAGTGCCAGAGGAAGCAACTGTATGCAGAGGTATGCAGTAGGAGGAACATGATGCAAAGGACAAGCATTACCAATCCATGGCTATAAGAGAAGCAGAATAGATGGAACCAAAATCTATAGGAACAAGAAGTATATGTCAATCTGTAAACGAGCTACTTAGCGGTCGTGTGTTAAAAAAAACATATATATGTATGATACGCCCACGTTTTATGTGCTCTTCACAAAAATAGAGGAAAGACATTTGACTTATAAGTGGCAACTTCCAAGGAGAAACCTTGCTGTACTCTCAGAGAAAAGCCACCATCAGGTAATTCCTAATGGTGGCATCCAAGTTTTATGATATATTTATCGAGAGATAAAGTCATAATTTACATAGACAAAATCCTTGTTCACCGGCATAATACTTATTGCCGTTGATTTGTCCGTTGTCGAAAACAAATAAACTCCGGATTGTTCTGAAACAAGCTCATAGCTCTGCTGCAATGAACGAAGGATTGCGTCCATTTTTGAAATAGGTTCTGTGTCAATGACAGAGTAAAGTGCCCTGTCAAGAGAGAAACTATAGACAATACCTGCTCCCGTTCTCTTATCTGAGTAGACGAGCTGCACACATCCTGCCGACACTTGTTCGCTCATGGTGAAATGGTTCATTCGGGAAGCCATGTAACTCTTCACATCTTCACCGGATGCGCCTTTAATGTGAAATGGCTCAATCCATATTTCGGCGGTTGGTTCCTGGTTCTTGATGTCCTCTACAAGGTCATCACCACCGCATGAGGTGAATACTAAAGGAGTTGCCATCAGCATGAGAAGGATGGCGATTGAAAGATACTTTTTCATTTTCATGTCGTTCTATTTTTGATAATACTTATATGTTGTTTTTATATACATGCATTCACGTCCACGTGTGTACATGTATCAATGTGTATATGTATCAACGTATTCATGTATACATGGCTACACGTACACATTTTCACATAACATCCTTGATGTCTTTTGTTCTGATTTTCTTGACTTTACCATACTTCGACTCATAAGCATCAACACCTTGTTTTATAACGTATTCCATAAAGGAACGGATAGTGAAACCTTCCTTGTGGGCAATGGCTTGAACCTTGACCACAAGTTCAGTTGAACAGATGAAGGAGAAGTGCTGCCATTGGTCTTCTTTGGGAGATGCCTTATTGTTTTTAGGACTTTGGGGAGTATTCTGTTTCTCCTTGGAAGTCACATCTGTCTTGTCATTTTTCTCCTGTGACTGGATGGTAGTATCACCAAGGATATTGCCAACCAAGATGTCCATATTCTTCCGTGCCATAGTTATCATTGATTACGTGAAATTATCTCTTCTGTCAATGCTTGATAGTCCTTTGCTCCATTTGAGTGAGGATCGTACTCAAAGATGCTTTGACCACTACCTGCCGACTCTGCCAGAGCAATGTTCTCACGAATGCGAGTCTTCATAGTGATAGCCTCGTAACGAGACTTCACGGCTTGCTCTACCACCTTGTTCAATTTACGATGGTTGAATCTTGCAATAAACACGCCACCAAGCCGTAGGTTGGGCTTTACTCTCTGCAGTGTGGAAACGAAGGCATCAAGCATCCTCATACCTTTCAACGGAAGAAGTTCTGGAGTCATAGGTACAATGATTTCATCAGCTGCGAGGAAAGCATTGGTAGTGACTATTCCTAATGATGGAGGACAATCTATGAGAATGTAGTCATAGTTCTGCTTGATTGGTTCAAGCAGTTTGCTTAGCAACTGTTCTCTTGCCAGAAGATTGGTCAAGGCTATTTCTGCACTTGCCATTTCAAGGGATGAAGGAATAAGGTCAAGATTATCTCTGACATGCTTCACTGGCAAGGGTGCGCCATCGACCAAAGAGTCAAAGATGCTTGCATCAATTTCATTCTCATTGGGGATAAAATACAATGTAAGATTTGCTTGACCATCAAGGTCTATAAGCAGAACTTTTTTTCCCATGCGTGCCATGCAAGCCCCGATAGAGGCTGTGGAAGTCGTCTTTGATACGCCTCCCTTATGATTGGCTAATGTAATAATTCTCAATGACATAATATTTTTCTTTTTGTATATATGTATTAACGTATTCATGTCAACATGTATTCGTGTGTACATGTATTCATATCTACACGTGTACTTGTATCAATGTTTACAAAATTCTGCGTAGGTTACGAGTGTCCCTAATGCTCCTCCTGACAACTCAATATGTCAGGAGAAGCGTCAGGATTTGAATGTCCATTTACTCAAAAGTGAAAGTACGGATGTAGAAATATGTCTCATCGTTTTCGTACTCATACTCATTGATAAAGTCCATCATCTGTTCATTGGTTCGTTCACCTTGCTCTATGCCGGTCTTTGAAGTCCATTCCTTTATTGCTTCCTCGATTGTGCCATAAACATCATCACAACATTCCTCAAACGGTTTGCCCGATGCGCTGACACAACATTCTTCGGGAAAGTAATTGCCCTCATCATGTGTGTAATAGACCTCACATCCACATTCGCAGCAACGATAAGATATACTCAACTCACTGCCAAGAAGTCTGTCAATCTCAAAGAAGATGTCATTACAGGCATCCCATGCTGTTTCCGTCTCAAAAGAAAGCAGACATACGTCTTCGTCTTCCTCATACTCAGCCCAATAGATATGACCTCTGACGCAGATTTGTTTTGCTTCATAGTCAATACTATAATGCTTTGCAAGGTCACTCAACCAAATGTTCTTGTTATTAACCTCCATGCTTTGAAAGGTGTTCCAAAGGTTGTTTACTGCCTTACGTGTTCCTGTGACCTTGTAGGTCGTTGTTGCTTGATTTGCCATAATCTTGTACTTTATTGATTACCATTCTGTATAATAACTCTGGTCGTTGTTCTCGCATTCCTCATTCCATTCTTCATCGGTGAAGTCGGTATGCAAGCAGTCTTTACTGCAATAGTAGGCTACACCCATATCCACGCAATACCCCTCACGCATCAGTTTGCCACATTCAGAGCATCTTCTGCAAGTTCTGTCAGTGTTCCACCAATAGTCCACAAAAGACTCTGCTACAACGTCTTCGCTTGTGTTCTCATCCCACTTGTCAAGATAGAATGTAGCGAACTTGTTCAACTCCTGCTCATTGAAGAGTTGCTTGTCTGTGCCACTCACTGCCTCAGTCAGTCGGCTCAAAATAGATTGAATTGTTGTCATGCGATATTATTTTTTCTCCCTTTCGTAGATTTCTTCTACTTCTGGGATGGTTAAACAAATTTGTTGCCCTCTAAAGGTGCTTTGGTCAAATGGAGCAAGGTTATGTGGTCAAATACTACCCGTAGGTGTGGAGATTTTACCATCATACATAAGTGCCTGACCTTGATCAGATGAAGACAAAGCTATTACCTTTGCAACATCATTTGTTACCACCACAGAAATAGAAAAATACATGCAATGCTATTTCTTTTCAAGAAGGAAATCATTTAAGTCATTATAACTTTGGTATCTATATGACTCATCTATGGAAATACCGGGGTAAGCCTTTGCTATTTCCTTTGTTGCCGTTCTGCCAGCTTCATCATTATCAAGAAAACAATGGATAGAGTCATATTCTTTAAGATAGGGCAAAAGCACTCTTACTTCGCCAACACCGTTAAGGACAAAGAAGTCGCATTGTTCTATAACAGTAACACCATTGTCAGGTATTCGAGCATACAGAGTCATGTATGCCAACATATCAAAGAATCCCTCAAAAATACAGCATCGTTTCTGAGGAACTTCCTTCGGATAGATGGCTGAAATACTCTTTTTACCTATACAACGTTTGCTTAGTTTATTTCGAGCTTCCATGCCATTGGCAACATTCATGAAGGCAATAGCATAGTATCGTTTGCCTCGAAAAGAATAATGAACCTCTCTGCAATACTTTTGAGCTATGGTAAAATCTATACATCTCTGGATTATATAGTCACGAAGTATGGGATGAGTGAGAGGGCTTATCTTGTCAACAACCGTTTCATGGTTGTGGCTTTCCTGATATTCACTACGCTTGCCTTCAAACCATTGACGTTTCTTTTCTTCCTCCAGTATTCTGGCATTATAATCCTCATTGAATTGAAGTTTTTTCTCTTTGATTTGCTTTTCGAGATAGCCTAAGACCTCATGCATCGTCCATGACGGATTAAGTCGCTCTACAAGGTTTATCAAATTGCCACCTCTGCCTGTACCGAAGTCATACCAAAGATTATCCTTGGTATTGACTACGAATGAAGGTGTTTTCTCTAAGCGCAATGGTGAACAATAGAACACATTCTTGCCCTTAATGGAACCTATTCCATAATTGTTCTCCTTCATCCAATTATAGATACTAACAGACTTTATTTCTTCTATTGTCATGTTCATTATAGATTAAATGCGCCCACGTGTGCGTGCGTGTGCGCGTAGGTGTATATATATACCCTTTAAACTTAAACCTTAAACTTGCCTTGCATTGCTTGTTTCTGGTTTCTTGAAACACTCTGATTTATAGACATATCCATCTTTCTCTCTAACGATAATGCCTTTACCAGTTAGAAGTTTAAGGAGGTCCTTAATACCATTGATACCTCGCTTGTAACCAGCGGCTTCGTATGCTTGCGAAACAGAGTTGACCAAGTCGTTGTATCGTGTAGGGGAATTTTTCTCAAACACTTTGCTCAAAATCTCCTGATGTATCTCATTGTCAAGGCTGACAAGTGACTTCTCCTGACGCTTCACGACGGTAACAGAAATGCCAGAGTCAAGAACAGGAAGTTTATTGTCATCAATATGAAAAGCAAATGTGCTGAACTCCTTATCTCGCATGTGCATTGGTTTAACCTCACTGATGCTGTTGTTCTGCATATTCTTGCTAATAATAAGAACCGTCTCAGCTTTGTTTTCCAATTCTGTACCTATATGACCACGAGGATTATTATCGTTCTTGTTCAAATGAAGGACTGTATGGATGTGTAGATCATATACACTTGTCCAGGCCATTAAGACAGTCATCACATCAGTTGCTTCCTTGCCGTTATTGATGTCATACATGAGGTCTCTCAGACCATCGATGATAACCAAACCTACTTCATCGTATTTACGTAAAGCATAATCAATAAGGGCTATTCGCAGTTTGGGAGTATATTCACGCAGTCCCCAGAACATAAGGCGAGGATCATCTTTTTTGAACGATAGTCCAGACAACTTATAAATACGTTCCAGGACTGTGTGACAGTGATATTTACTCTGCTCCGTATCGAAATATAAAATCTTCCGTTTGCCTTCAGGAAGACACGCTCTGTAGTTCAATACCGTAGTGTTGGTAACAGCAGCGGCTACCATGGCAGAGATATTGAAGGTTTTCTTGCTCTTTGCTTTGCCGGTAGATGCACTAAAGTTGCCAAAGGTTGCAATGGTACAATCACCGACGAAAAGAATTTTAGGCGGTATAGTAACTTTGTCTGTTGCTTTGATTTCACCTTTTGAAAGATAGGAATCGAGTTCTTCGTCGCTGAAATTGTCCTTGTCAAGCATAGACACTTCAAGCGATTGGTGTTCAAATGAGGTCTTTTGATTGTCAATGCCCATCTTATTAGTTCTTTTTTCCATTCTGCTTATTCTTTTTTATATCTGTTCTAACATCTTTGACAGAAATCGCACATCTGTCAAGAAGTTCTACAAGGCGCGAGTCTGGCAGATTCACGCCGTCAATGCTATTCTTTTTCGTTTTCTTCATAATTAGTGGAATCATTAGATATTGTTTTAGAAGAACCTTTGGTTATTTCAGAGCTTAGCAAGTTGCTCTTTTTAATCCACTCAATCAGTTCCTTCTTTTCAAAGAATATCATCTTGCCACGTGGCTTGAAATGCGGAATCTCACCACTGCATGTGAGTTTGTACAGAAGACTCTGTGAGATGTCAAGGTACTGGCAAACCTCCTTCATATTTAGTATGTCCTTTGTCGTATAAAGAGTTTCCTCAATGGATTTGAGTCGCTCATTGATAACTTCAGGTTCCACAGTTGTCAATTCCTTAACCTGCATTTCCAAGAGCTCAATGCGTTTAGCCAAGAGCTCGTATTCTGTTTTCTTTTTTGCCATCTACATATGGATTTGAAATTAGACATTGAGGGAGCTACCCCCATTATTGAACCGATTCATTTGCAAAGGTAGAGGAGGTTAGTCACTATAAGGAACAATGATGCTATATAGGAATGATTGTTTCGCTATTATATAGTTATGTTCCTTTCATTTGGTAGTCTTTATTGACTGATTTAGCACTTTCTTGCAATTAGCGGTCTTATATCTGATTAGATAGAGTGTGGTGTTATACCAAAACATGGCAGTTTGTACTATTTAGGCGTTTAGACCGCACTTTTTTAGAATATTTTCACTAACTTTGCACCATGATTAAGAGAGCAATATTCTATGGAACAAGCCAGGACAAGTTCAATAAGCACTTCACCAGTGATGATGATTGCTTCAAATACTTGTCTGAAATCAAATGGAAAGATGACACTTTTGTATGTACAAGGTGTGGCAATACTCATTATTGCAAAGGTCATCTGCCTTTTTCAAGACGTTGTACAAAATGCAAGCATGACGAAAGTCCGACTGCAGGTACTGTGTTTGATAAATTAAAGTTCTCTCTTAATACAGCTTTTCACATTGCCTTTAATCTATGTACATCAGAAAATGGTGTAACATCAACGGTCTTATCTATAAAATATGGATTAAGACAAAAAACTGCTTTGGATTTCAAACGGAAGATACAACATGCTATGGGCTATGTCGAAGAAAAACCTCTAGAAGGTATGATTCTCGTTGACACCTTTGAGATAGGAGATTCAAAATGTTCACCAAAAGGCGATTTGGTGATTATCGGCATGGAAATCCTTGGTGGGAAGATAGCAGGTCACGAATATGCCTATGTCGTTGACAGTGCATCACCAGACTCTATTAGAGATTTTTTCAAAAAACACATCAGTAGGAATAGCCAAATCATAGTCGGTAAAGAGAGTAGGTGCGAGCAATATGCAGATGAATACTCAGATAGTATAGCTACAAGATTAGAATATTCAGCTCTCATGGACAAACATGTATCAAATCTAAAGAAGTGGTTGTTTGGAGTACATCGTCACTGTTCTGCTGAATACATTCAAGACTATTTGAATGAATACTACTTCCGACTTAATGGACATAGGGATAACACTGTATTGTTTGATACACTCATGAATTTAATTGTAAAGAATAAGCCATTGCATTAAATGACACCATTCTTGATCAGCCCGTACATTTCTCGAAATTCAAAAAATCGCATAGACGTTCCTATGCGATTTAACTCATTATATTTTATCACATTATAAATTTAACAAAAAGAAAATGAAACGGTTAACAAAAACGCCCGTTTTCTCTCTTTTTGTGCCCATGTTGCGTAAACTGCGCAAAAAAAACAGAGAATGAATTGCCAAAAGATGAACTTTGGCAACTTTATTGTGCTGCCTACGAGCAGTACCAGTCTGAAATCATCAATGGTGAGAAGTCATATTCTCGCTATGTGAATGATTTCTATTACTACCATCTTCCTGCGATGAATATGAGCGAATCAGATGCAAGGGTTCATATTATGAATGTCTGCGGTCTGAAAGAGCTTCTTGAAAATCGTCGTGATCTCGTTGATGCTTTTTTCTCAAAAGATAAGTTTGAGGAAAAAGATTATCAGCAGATGTTCCATCTGTTTGATTCTGGACAAAGCCTTACTCCAGATGAAGACTGTCTCGCACGATTTTCAGACAAGCAGATTTGCCTCATTACACAGTTTGCAAATGATGTGAGTCTCTTTAAAAATGCCGTGACTGATTCTGACATCAAGGATCTGTTCAAGTGTCAACTCACAAAACCTCTCCAGGCTGGCATTAACAGACACGTAGCATTGTTCTTCGGTGCTCTTCGTTCCTATGGATTATTGCCTTTCCGATGGCAGATGATAATTGAGGAGAACAAACTCATTGCTTCGTCAGCTAATAACGAACCACTACGTGCAAGCCAGTTACGTTGTGGTCTGTCTCAGGCCAAAAATGTGAAGCTTGCAAAGATGAAGTCATCCAACTACAAGATTGAAGATTTGGGATTCGAAACCGTATGTGAGAATTTCGTCAAGAAACTGAAAGAAAGTATGTAAAATGCAAGAAATCCAACCAACAACAAGTAGGGAAGATATATAATGAATATATAACAATCCCTATATAGTTGGCTTTTCTACGCATCCAAGTTGTAGGAGTTACCTTTGCATTCGAATCGGTTCGAATACGGAGGTAGCTCCTCTTTTTGAAAACAATAATCATAAGAATTACAGACAATGGACAATAATACAGAATGTCATTTCATTGATAAAACTGTCACATTCGACCAGTTTGTCAACGAACTAGCAACAATGATTGCTTTAAGGATTCATCAGGTTGAAAAAGGCCAGCTTGAAATCAGCCAGACAAAAGCGTTCCAAATGTATGGACGTGCAGACGTTGAAAGATGGATAAAAAGTGGCAAGTTAAAACCTTCCAGAATATCTCCTGGCAAGAAACGATATAAGCTGATAGATTTGCAGAAACTTGCGAATATTCAACAAAACTATCTTTTGTAAGAGTATAAAAACGAAAAAGCTCAGATATGACTTATGCCATATTTGGGCTTTTTCGTTGTTGTTAAGCGTAGTGACTATCAAACAAGACGCTGATACATCTGTGTTAGTTCCTTGTCAATATTAGTAATTTTGAACTGAACACGGGCGTTGCTGATTTTTTTAGGAAGCATTGTCGTCAATTTATCCATGATTTGATCAACGTTAGAGAAACCGGTATCTTCAATGGCACAAACCATTTTACCCATAACGTATGCTTCTGCACGAACATTATTGTATTTGGATATTCTCTCAAAAGACTTATCTTCCTTTTCAATGTGCTTCGACTCATTATCAGTAAAAAAGACAAAATCTATGACCTTCTCATTAAGAATCCACACAGGAGTATAGTCTATCTTAACATAGACTCTTGCCATTCTGTTTATGGAGTGGTTAAGACCGAAATCAACCTCATTCATAGTTGCGCCACATTCATTTTGTGCTATGGTAGCCCAACTATGACGGAACGCATACAATGATGCTCTGAATCCTGGTTCTACTTTCTCCCAGACCTGTTTAATTCCAACATTTACATTTGCACAAAAAGAATCAGAAGTTGACAATCGGTCATGAAAATTGAACAACCATGGAGAATCCGCCTTCTTAGAGAGATACTTCTCAAAGGTTGGTTTCAAAAAGGGTGGTACACGCACTTCGAAGTAACCACGGTCTGAACGTGCAGAACGTGTCTTCTGACGCTCATAGTGGAAGATGCCATTATTATACTGATCCTTCTTAGCATTAAAGATGTCCACGGCATTAAGACCACACATGCAGAATGAAATCAATGCAACATCCTGTCCAACCTCCATCAACGGGTTGGTGAAACGGCTTCTATCCGGTACGACATTAAAGAATGCACGCAACTTGCTTGCTGGGATAGCACGTTTCTCAGGAACATCACTGCGAGGAATCTTCACTTTACTCCATGGATTATTAAGTTTGCTCAAACCTCGCTCCTCATCATTAAACTCCATGATAGCAGCTTTGTATATCTCTCTAATGCATACAGGATATTGCTCTTTACTACGAGTAGTAGTTTGTGATAATGTCTCAATCCACCTATTAAGAAAAGCAGATGTTAGACGAGAGAACATAAGATTGTCCGTTCGGGCGAACTTTTCCAGATGCTGCAGGGCCCATTTATAGTTACGAGAGGTACGTTCCTGACCACGTTTTATCATCTTATCAATGTGCAATCTTGCATAATCCGAGAAGGATATGTCTTTCTCGTACTCTAATACGAATTCCAAGACTTCTTTTGCAGACCATTTAGAAGTATCTACTTGGTTTAGCTTATTATAGCATTCCTCAATCAAGATAGAGGTTTGTTGGATGACAAATGGATCTATTATGTCTTTTTTGTCATCAGATAGTCCCTTTTCATTGACCATCCATGAAGTTCTCATGTAAGAGAACTGTCTGTTGTGAGTAAATCGGATATACACTTTGTACATTCCGTTTCTCATCTTTGTTTTTACAATTGCTTTTAATGTTGCCATTTTGAAAGTGTTATTTGAAAATTAGTATTTATGTTTATTGCTATAATTGAAAATGCCCTTATTTTTTGGGAAACACGGCATTGTTTTTGGGAAACAACGCGGATTTTTTAGGAAACATTCGTTGTTTTTTAGGTACCGGTTCATATGCTTTGGGAAACACATAAAGTGAAATTGGGAAACATTTCACCCATTTTTGGCATCTTGGTCTGCTTGGAGAACGTGCAGAATAAACACAAAAAATTAAAGGCAAGTACCTGAATCCCAGATACTTGCCTTCTATAATACTAATTTTCAGCACTTTCGTCTTATTCTTCTACAGCAGCCTGCGCAGCAGTTCGTACCCTCTTATTTTGTGGGCTTATCGGAATATTGGTAAGCCTTACACTATGGCATGGCAAATTCCTCTGCTTTTATATCTTTTCTTGTTCGTCTAATTTTATATTTCCGCTACTCTTGTCGTCATCGTTAAATATCCAAATAAGCCATTTCTTTGCTCCTCTGACGGATTTTCTATACCCCGATGAGAGTTTTATTGTTTTGAAGAAATAACGCCCTCCAAACGCTTTATTTCGCGTTTCGCCTCAACAAGCAGGTCGTAGAGTTCCACCGACCGCTCCGTGGCGAAGTATTCTGCCCAATCCCGAAACGTGTAGCACACATCCGTTATGTCATCATCGTACCCCATAGAGTTCCACCAATCGGAAAGTTCTGCAAAGACATCAAGAGGGTTGGTACCGAGTGCATCCACAACCTCTGTCGGGTATTGCTCGATGAGCATATCCTGCCAGTCTCCAAAGTCCGTGCCGGGGTTCTCATGGAGAATGTTCCATGCAGCTTCTTTCAGTTCTTCGTAGAAATCCACCTCATCATCAAGTTCTTCATCTTCTTTGACCTCGTTGATTGCATTCATCAGCATCTTCAGTTTCGTCAAATCTTTATTGTTGTCCATATCATTTATTTCTTTTTAGGCGTTTATAGTCATTCCAGCTAATTCCCGTTTGGAATGTAGCATGTTTGAAATATGGGTCTTTACAACAATGGTACATGAAAACAACAACAGATATTAACCCATGTAACAACATTATAGTCCATAGGATTAGTGCCATTCCAAGAATATTCATAATGGTTGGCTTTTCTACCCAAGAGAGTAAATACCCAAGATAATGTAAGAGTCCAAACAAGACGGCCACTATCAAACTTATAATCGCTGTAAGTATAATAGTACCTAAAAAGTGCAAGAAGTGTTTCATTTCTCCACCATCTTCTCGTAAACCTTTATCAGCCTTTCTTTCTCTGCAAGAAGAGCCTCCAAAGCCTTGACACGTTCTTCCCATATTGCAGCACTTACATCGCCATTGATGTTATCATGCGCTCCATGACCATTAACTTGATTATTGTTACCAGATAACGACACCGCATTTGATGTACCAGACAAATCATCAGTGTATTCCTTGAAGAAGTTATACTCCAATGCTTCGCCTATTGTTACCAACTTGTCTGTATCAATACTTGATTTATCCAGTATCCTATTTACGTTCTGTTGTGGTATGCCGATTTTTCTGCCAAATTCAGACTTAGACATACCGAGTTCATTAAGCCTTTGCTCGATGACTAACCCGATGTTTACTCTTTCAATTCTCATAAGCATTTCCGATTTAGATAAATCATTACATAGTTAATAATTCTTAAATCCAAACAGAAACCTACTCGTTTATGATGTAGGTAAATCTATTTTGATTACCTTTGCGGTATAAAGTTATAAATAAATATCGAAATAATGAACGAAACATCTAAAAATCAGCGCAAAAAGTCTCTGCTCGGGCAACTTTCAAACCTTGCAGTTGGCGAAGAACTGACCGTTCCTGTTAGCCGTTCAAGCTACCTCAAATCAATTTGTGTTAGTTTCGGCTTGCAGTGGGACAAGAAGTTTTCAACCTCGACAAACCGAGAAGAGCGCACAATCACAGCAACAAGAATTTCATAACACTTACACTACAATGAAAAAGTCAATCATCACCTCCGTACTCCTCCTTGCAAGCCTCATCAGCTGCAACACCACAAAACAATTGTCTAACGAGGAACTCGACCGCATCAGTTGGTCGGCATTCTGCAAGGACTTCGGCTATAACGAACAGGCCGACCGTGACAACGAGCAAGCCATCAACGACTACCTCGATGCTTGGCGCGGCTCCGTGTCCGAGGAAGAGGCATTTGCAAAACTCGGTATCACGCAAAGCTACTAAGCCATGCCCAACCAGTTCTGCAAATCCTGCAAGCAGTCCTACAACGCCATCAACGGATGTTACTGCACCCTGCTCAACCGCTACGTTGAGCACACAAAAGAGCCTCCATGTTCAAACCCTATAAAATCAGACAAGAAATGAAAAAAGCAATCTCAATTTTCCGCATCGCCATTCTCGCCCTCATGGGCAGTGTTGGCGTACTCTTCCTCCTTGGTGAGGAACAGGACGAAACTGTACTCTCGTTTTTTCTGCATTTCCTCTTCGACAAGGTGTTTGGCCTTGCCATGCTTGCCGCAATGTGTGTGCTCTTTTGGCGTTGGTGCAAGACCGACAACTGGCTCAAAGCCATTAATGAATGGTGCGAAGAGATAGACGCACAAGCCGGAGATTAAAGGATAATGGACTACCTCAACTTCTCTGACATGTGCGTCAAGTATTCTACGTTCCTCGATGATGTGGCCGCAAGGGTCGTGCATCTGCTCAAGCAGGATGCCAACGACCCGGAGTTCATCAGCCAGAACAAAGCATTTGAAATGTTCGGGCGCGGAAATGTGGAGCGTTGGCGCAAGCAGGGAAAGGTAACAGCCTACAAGCGTCCGGGCAAGGTCGAATACCGAACAGCCGACCTGCGGCTCTTGCAGCGGATACAGCAAGATTATCTTGGCAAGTAGCCTCAACTGCCGCAGATAGAATGCGCTAATCGGATAGGCGCAACCCACGGAGGGCAATCAACTCTGCTCTGGTCATTAGGTAGGTTCAACTCCTCCCTGCGGCTCAACTGAATAAAATTTTAATCACATTCAATTTCATACAACTATGAGTCAAATAGAAATTACAGTCAAGCTGCTCAACGAATTGCAGCCGACAGAAATCGTCCGCAACGACAACGTGCGCGACAAGTTCATTCAGATTTACGATGCCATGTGGTCGCAGTCCACTGGCGTGTCGGGCGAAGCTGCCTACGAGAAAGAGGCTCGCAACTTCAACCGTCTGCTTTCCGAGAAAGAGGACGTGCGCAAGAAATGCAGCCATTTTTCCCTCTTCACCTCGTTTCTTGATGTGGCTATCTCTGGCCTCACCCTCGACCCCGGCACCAAGGCGCAAGCCTACCTCCTCGCACGCTCCATCGCTGTTGACTCCTATGTGGACGACCACGGACAGAAGAAGAACCGCTACGAGACGCAGTGCGTCCTCACCGTCAGCGGCTATGGCGAGTTGGTGCTTCGCGCTCGTTGCGGTCAGATACGCCATGCCGACAACCCTGTCATCGTCTATGAGGAGGACAGCTTTGAGTTTGGCGAGCGCAACGGTCAGAAGTTCGTCAACTACACATGCAGCCTCCCTCACCAGTCTGGGCGCATCGTGGCTTGTTTCATGAAGATTACCCGTGCTGATGGTTCTGCCGACTATGCCGTCATGCTGCCCGAAGATTGGGCGCGGCTCTCCAACTATTCCGCTCGTCAGAACTCAAAGTTCAACTATCAGACCAAGCAGTGGGAGAACGGCAAGCCCAACGCCCTCTACACCGCACAGGGCGGACAGATTGACCCCGGTTTTCTCGTTGCCAAGTGTATCAAGCACGCTTTCAAGACTTATCCCAAGGCGCGTATCGGCCATGCCACACAGTTGGAGTCACAGCAGGTTGACGAGACAGAAATCTCTGACGACATCTACGGTATCACCGACAATGGCGAACAGGTGGATACTGCCACAGGCGAGATTATCACCGACCGTCAGCCCGAACAATCCTTTGTTCCTGCCAACAACACTGCGGCTGGCGTAACCGTTGATCCTGCGGCCAATGATGATGACGACACTTTCTAATCCCTAACAACCGACAACTATGAGTGAACAAGCAACAAATACCGATTTGACCATCGTGCGCAAGGAGAACGTGCAGATGATAGCGCAGACTGCGCCCGAGGTGTACAAGAATAACACCATTTCTTGCCAGAAGTGTACCGACTTCGGCAAGCGGCTCCTCGTCCAAATCAAGGAGCACGGCATGACTGACGAACTGGATATGCAGTGCGCCACCTACATCAACAAGGCTCGCAACACGGTGAAGAAGATGAACACCAGCCGTTCTGCCATCACTAAAATCTTTGACCAGATACGCTCGGAGTTCACAGGCATGGAGAATGCCATCGACCCCACCAAGACAAACTCTGTTCCCTACCAGATACAACAGGCTCGCAATGCCTACGCTGCACAGAAACGTGCCGAGGAGGAGCGCAAGCGCAGGGAGGAGATGCTGCGCCAACAGCGTGAGCAAGCCCTCGTTTGCTACAAGGCTGACGTGGAGGACGACTACAAGCGGTCATTCAACACCCACACCACCAATGCCATCAACTCCCTTACCGAACTTAACGCTGCCATCACGCTCGACAACTACGAAGCGCAGTGCAAGGCTATCAAGCAGTTTCCTGTCAAGTTGCCCGATGATTAGGTTGCAAAGACTCCCTCCAATGTCCGCATTCCTGCCGAACTTGCCGACATACAGGACAAACTCCGTGAGGTGCGCACGTCTATCGCCCTCAAACTCATGGAGCAGTTTGCCAAGCAGTACGAGTTTGAGGTGGGCGACTACCGCGACAACATTCTCGACACACTGCCGTCCAAGAAAACCGAATTGGAGCGTATGCAGAAAGCCAATGAGGAAGAAAAGGCTCGCATGGCTGCTGAACTGAAAGCGCGTGAGGAGGCCGAGGCAAAACGCATTGAGGCTGAACGCAAGCGCAAGGAGGAGGAAGAGACGGCAAAGAAGAAGATGCAGCAGGAAGCGGCCGAAGTGGGCAACCTCTTTGGACAACAGGCCATCGTTACCCCTGCCGGGTATCAGCCCAAGACTTCCGTCAAGAAACGTCTTGTGTTCCACGATGCGCAGGGTGTCCTCGCTGCCTTGTCTCTTTGGTGGTCAAAGGAGGGACAATACCAGTCTGTCGAAGACCTTTCCAAGGTGTTCAAGAAACAGATTACCTACTGCGAGAAACTCGCAAACGACAAAGACCACCCCGAATTTATCAGTTCAACATCTGTCTCTTACGAGGACGAAGTTAAAGCAAAGTAAACGATTATGTACGAAAGTGGATATTACCCGGCTGGCGCGGAGTACGACCCTCGCGCCCCATGGAATGAGCGTGAGCCTACAATGATTGAGTGTGCGGCTTGTGGTGGCAAAGGCCTATCACTGGCACGCCTACGACTTTGAGGCCGACCGCGAAACGGAATGTACCGAGGAAACCTGGGAGTTGCTCCCCGAAACGGAAGAGGAGGCCATTGCCAAGCGCATGCACTTCATCAAGGGCGAAAAGGAGACCTGCGAGGTGTGCGATGGTGAGGGCGAAGTGGAATATGAACCCGATTACGATGATTATGACGAAGATTAAGCCTATCATCAACCCGGACGAATACTATCAGCGCAGTGAGGTCAGCAATTCTGACCTTACTGAACTGAAGAACCAGCTCCACCCACACATGCAGTATGGCGACCGTGAGGCGGCATTCCGCTTTGGCTCTATCGTGGATGCCATCATCACCGAACCCTCGCGTGTGGACTTCCTCCACATGACGATTGATGGTGAGCAATGCTCCGAGGAGGAGTTCCTCCACGCTCGCGAAATGCAGCGTGCGCTCCGTGCCGAGGCTCGCAGAGACCCATTCCTTGCCAAGGTGCTGGAGTTGTCCGAGACGCAGTGCTTTATGGTCAACAAGCAGCAGCCTTTCGATAATAGCGGTTTCCGTTTCACGCTCGACACGCGCTGCAAGTGGGACTGGTGGCTACCGTCCTGCCATTTCGGTGGCGACCTAAAGACCACATTCGCCTCCACACAGGCTGAGTTCGACAACGCTGTCGATTTCTTCGATTGGGACAGGTCGCGTGCCTGGTACATGGACATAGCCCATTCCGACCGCGATTTCATCTATGCCATCAGCAAGAAGAACTGCCGAATCTTCAAGAAGTTCATCGAGCGTGGCGATGATACCTACCTCCGTGGCTTCGACAAGTACAACGAGCTTGCTTTCCAGTATTGGGCTTTCTCGCTCGCATAATCACATAAAGAACAAAGTTATGACAAAGATACTTTCACAGACCGCACAAATCAGTCTGCTCAAACGCCTCAGACGTATGTGTCCGTTTGCCGTATGGTCGGGACAATACGGCTACACCTGTGGCGGCATGAAGAATGGTGTGCGCTCGTCCTCTGGCATGGGGGCGCAGACAAAGGAGGCTCGCCACTGCCATTTGAATTGCATTGACCTGCGCAAGGCTGCGTTTCGCAATGGCTACGACATCACACTATCAACCCACAAACTCAATGCGTATGGCTGAAACACTCCAACATCACCTCCGTGTCGAACCCTACGACTACCAAAAGGAGGGCATTCTTGCCGGGCTGCGCTGGCATCGTTTCCTCATCGGTGACGAGCCGGGGCTTGGCAAGACGCTCCAAAGCATCGGTGTCGTGGATTGTGCCAACGCTTACCCCTGCTTGGTCATTTGTCCGTCCTCGCTCAAAATCAACTGGCAGCGTGAGTTCGAGAAGTTTACCGACAAGCACGCTCTTGTGCTCGACAACTCCGTGCTTACCACATGGCCGTACCTCCTCAAAATGGGTATGCAGCAGGTGACCATCGTCAATTACGAGTCCCTGCGCAAGTATTTCGTGTGGGACATCAAGGGCGGCTCGCGTGGCGGTTTCCGCTTGAAAGATGTTGTGTTTACTCCCGACATCAAGTTGTTCAAGTCTATCATCATTGACGAGAGTCACCGTGTCAAAGACCCGTCCGCACAGCAGACCATCTTTGCGCGTGGCATTGCCGAGGGAAAGGAATACCGCATCTTGCTGTCTGGTACGCCTGTGGTCAATCGCCCTGCCGACCTCATTGCGCAACTCTCCATCATGGGACGCTTGCCCGAGTTCGGCGGACGATCCAAGTTCCTTGCCGAGTATGGCGGTGGAGAGATTACTAAGGAGAGGCGCAACAAGGAGGAGGAAGATGCTCCGCGCAACCTCGAACGGCTCTCTGCCGAACTCTACTCGCGCTGCATGATACGCCGCGAAAAGGCTAAAGTGCTTACACAGCTGCCCGACAAGACGCGCACCGACCTCATCGTGGATATTTCCAACCGTGACGAGTATATGCTTGCAGAACACGACCTTGCCGAATACCTGCGCCAGTACACCGAGTGCGACGACCTCGACATTCGCAGGAAGATGCGCATGGAGGCTTTGGTGAAGTTCATGACGCTGCGCTCGCTCTCTGCCAAAGGCAAGGTGAAACAGGCTATCGACTTCACGCGCACATTCCTCGCCAACGGCAAGCCGCTCATTCTCTTCTGCTCCCTGCATGAGATTGTGGACGAGATTAAGAAAGCGTTCCCCAAGGCGGTCTCCGTTACCGAGCGCGACTCCATGATGATGAAACAGGCGGCTGTCGATGCTTTCCAGTCGGGCAAGGCGCAACTCATCATCTGTTCCATCAAGGCGGCTGGCGTGGGCCTCACGCTCACGGCATCTTCCAACGTGGCTTTCGTTGAGTTTCCATGGACTTATGCCGACTGCTGCCAGTGCGAAGACCGTGCCCACCGCATCGGGCAAAAGGACAACGTTACGTGCTACTACCTGCTTGGCCGTTCCACCATCGACAGCACGCTCTACTCCATCATCCACAAGAAGAAGTCCATCGCCAACCAGATAATGGCCACCGATGACGACATTCCGCAGGATGAAATGTACTTCGATGAACTTGCAAGTCTGTTCCTCAATCCAGTGCAAGATGGCTGACCTCTGCAAGACCGACCTGCAAAAGGTCATTTCCTACCTCGATGAGGCTGCGAAGATTTACGATGCGTTGCCCATGCAGAAATGCAAGTGCCGCGCTTACATGATAACTCAATTAACAAACAAATTAAAATCAAAACTCAATCATGACAAAAAATGAATTGGCAAAGGAGGTTGCGGTTTCCGAGAAACTCCACCTCTCCACTACGTTCCAAGCCGTTGACGGCATTCTCCGTGTCATCAAGCAGACACTCGCCAAGGGTGAGCCTGTTATCATCCGTGGTTTCGGCACGTTCCAACCCACCGAGTGCAAGGAGCGTCCTGCACGCGATTTCAAGACTGGCAAGCCTGTCGTTATTCCGGCACACAAGTCCGCAAAGTTCCGTGTGAGCAAGGACTTCATCAAGTTTCTCAACGCTGAAGCAGGAAAGGAGGCTACCGTATGATGCTCTATGAATGTGGTGTCCGCTACGAGCGGACTATGGAGAACGGCATGACAAAGAAAGTCACCGAGCTGTACCTTGTCGATGCACTTTCCTTTGCCGAGGCTGAGGGACGCATCACAAATGAGATGGAGCCGTACATTTCGGGCGAGTTCGATGTGGTTACTATCAAGCGCACCAACATTTCCGAGATTGTAGAGGGGCTGTCCACTGCCGACAAATGGTTCAAGGCTAAACTCATGTACATCACCATTGACGAGAAAACAGGCAAGGAGAAGAAACAAGCGGTTCACTTCATCGTCCGTGCCTCCGACATCAACAACGCCCACATCTGTGTTGTCGAGCACATGAAAGGTTCTGTGATGGACTACGAGATTGCCACGCTTGACGAAACCAAGATTATGGATTTATTCCGCTACAAGGTTAATACGAGCGACAATGGCTAAGTTTTCTTCATTTGCTTTCCAAGGTCGGAATAAGTACGGCAACGAGCGTGTGGGCGGTCATGCCTCCAAGAAAGAGCATTACCGCGCTGCCCAGCTCCGCCTCATGGAGCGTGCCGGACTTATCTCCGACCTGCGGGAGCAGGTGTCCTACGAGTTGATACCTGCCCAGTATGGCGAGTGTGGCAAGGATTTCAAGGGGCGCGACACGCGCGTTCTCCTCGAGCGTCCCTGCCGTTATGTTGCCGATTTCGTCTATACCGACCGCGCGACAGGGCAGACCGTTGTCGAGGACACGAAAGGCGTTCGCACTAAAGAGTATATCATCAAGCGGAAACTCATGCTCCACGTTCATGGCATCCGCATAAAAGAGGTTTGATTATGGCACGAGACAGTTTTGTTTTCTATCGCAGTTTCTTTGAGGCTATCAAGCGTATGCCCATCGAAGTGCAGACCGAGGTTTACCCGGCACTCATTGAGTATGCGCTTGACGGCAAAGAGCCGAAAGGACTTTCCGACATCGCGCAGGGGGTGTTCATTCTCGTCAAGCCTAACATTGATGCGAGCATCGCACGCAAAGAGAATGGCAAGAAGTTCGGCAAGCTTGGCGGTCGTCCTCCCAAGAAAGGCAAGACTGCCTCGTCTGCCAAGTCTAAGGGCGAAGCCCCTACGCCTCCGTCTGATTATTCGCTCTCCCTTGAGCAGGAGATTGACCAGATGAAAGCCGACCGCACATGGAATGAGCCTGTGTGTATGCAGTTCCACCTCGATGCCGATGAACTTGCCAAGCGTCTTGACGCTTTCCACAATCATTGCAAATGCGAGAATGACGGCAAGCCGCACTCCAACTTCAACGATGCCAAGCGTCATTTCTGCTCATGGATGCGCAAGGCTTACGCGCCTGTCGAGCATGACAGCGATGCGGAGCTGCCGCCTCCCTCGTATGAGTTCAACGGTGGCTTTGGCGGTCAGGACATTTAATCTGTATGAGTTATGAACAATAAACCATATCCCCAGACTCTCGTCACCGAACTTGCAAAGTTCGGCAAACGTCCTACTGGCGATGCCGATTGGGACGCTTGCATCTTGCAGGCGTGCCGCAACAATCGCAAGAGTGCTCCCACATGGCTGTCGCTCCACGATGCTGCCCTGCGGTTTCGCGAGGAGGCGGAGAAAGTGCGTAAGCAAGCCTACAACCTTGCCGACCCCGATGTGTATTCAGCACACAGCGCATTCGTCATGCACATTGCCAACAACATTGTGCTTGCTCCGCAAAGGCGCAAGTTCATCGTTGACGACAACAACCGTGATGTGCTGCGTTTCCTGCTATACTACTTCAACAACTGCCCTTTGGCAGAGGAGGTCTTTCCCGGTCGTGGCTACAAGCTGCACAAGAGCATCCTCATACAGGGCGGTGTCGGTGTGGGCAAGACGCTCCTCATGCAAATCTTCAGCGAGTATCTCCAGCGCACCAACAACCCTCGTTTCTTCTGGAACTTGTCGGTCACGCAGATGGTCAATTACTACACCATTCACAACAACCTCGACCGTTTCACCTACAACGAGGAGGAGTGCCGTGGTTTCAAGTGCAACCCACAGAACGTGTGCCTCAACGACATCGGCATACAAGACCGCACTTTCTTCGGCATGGACACAGGTCTCCTCACCGATGAGTTCCTGCACGCTCGCAACGAGATTTGGACGCAGTACGGCAAGTTTGCCCACCTCACCACCAACCTCGACAACAACGAACTTCAAAAGCGATTCAAGCGCAATGACGGTTTCGGTCGTCTCGTTGACCGTTTCAAAACTTACAACGTAATACCCCTTATGGGAAAGAGTAGAAGATAATATGGAAACAATAGAGATTAAATCAATGACACCTATTGATGAGGCTGTCAAACAAGTTTTGCAGTTTGCAAAAAGTATTGGTCAACGTGTCGTTGCAGATTTCAACGGCTTTATCATTGACTCTAAAAATAGTCATGACAAGAACCTTGATTTGTACTGGCATTATATGGGACGACCTGATATGGATATTAATTGGGAGCAACGTAGATACGAGATAGCCAAGGAAATTCTCCCCATGATATACAGAATTGAATGTGGTGACTTCAGCATCGAAAGAATGGCAGTGTTTGCAGTGAAATACGCAGACCACGCTTATCAAAGAACTTCAAAAGAAAGGAACAAACAATGAGAACGATAGATTTTCGTGGTAAAGCCGTAGGCAGTGGCCGCTGGATACATGGTGATTTGGTTTGGAATGGTCGCACTCCTGCCATTTTTGAAGATGCCAATCAAGAAAATGGTTGCATCACCGTAAAGGAAAGCACGCTCGGCATGAACACCGGGCTGAAAGACAAGCACGGCCACGAAATATACAATGGCGACATTCTCGCCCATGGAGCAAACATCATCGGTCATGTGGTCGATGGCGTGCGTGGCTACTGCTTTGATGTGGTCTATATAACGCAAGAAGGAGAAAAATCATGTCCACTTTTCGAAGTGGTTACCAACTTTAACGATAAGTTGGAGATTGTCGGAAACATACATGATAAAGGAAATGGAGGTGCAGTATGAATAATGTAATTCCGAAACTCTCGGTCTTGTTAAGATTACTACTTGTTGCTCCTATTTACATTGTTGCTCTCGTTCTGTTTGTTCCATACGGAATATTCAGAGGTCTTACAGAGTCTGACATAATCCGAGATTACTTAGACCTGTTTGATGAGTTCCTTGGTAAAATATACTTTCACTATTTCAAGAAAAAGTAAAAGATGCGTTCCCGACAAGCAAGAAAAATAGTCCGCATGGTCAGATACACACCCATCGACCGCATGAGCGACACATGGTATGACAGAGGCTCGCAGTGGTGTGCCACCTACCGACAGCCCCACATTCAACAGGCTCTCCGCTATTATTGGAATGGCGTAGCGGACCGCAAGATTAAGCCATTCGATTACAAACCCAACTATCAAAGAAACAAATTCTTATGAACATCATCAACAAGAAATGCGTCAGCACAATTATTGGCGGCATCAGCGGAAACGTCACCTACAATGGTAAGACAATCAACATTCCTCGCGGCTCTCGTTTTGAGATGATAGACGGCAAGGTTCTCATCAACGGCAAGCCTTTCGAGCAGTATAACGAGGCCGACTGCCCAATCATCAAGATTGAGATTACTGGCAATGTCGAAAGCATCGAGACAGAAAGCGGTGATGTAACAATCCAAGGCGATGCAAGTAATATACACACCATGAGCGGTGATGTCCGCTGCAATGCTGTAAGCGGTAATGTAAACACCATGAGTGGAGATGTCACCTGTGATAACATCAAAGGCCATTGTTCTACAATGAGTGGAGACATAAGACGATGAAGATACGACAGGCAAGAAAAATCTTCAAGGCATATTACAGCCCTAAGAAGAACTATTGGAATAAATACCAAGGTTTTACTCTTGGAACGTGCTTTATTTGTTTCGCTTACAAAAACCCACGTTTGCTTCATGCTCTGAATATAGCATACAAATATGAGAAGCGGTATGTGCAAATACCAACAAAGCCAAGAGCAATACAAGGTACAACTTCCATACGTCATCCCCAATATGGCCTTTGGGCTATTTTTGAAAACAAGAATAATATTTAATCAACAAAGACAATGAAAACTTACATCGGAACAAAACAGGTAAAGGCCGAACCTATGGACGAATTGGCCGCAGTTGAGAAAGGCTACGCTCGTAAGAACGAGGACAACCACGAATGGCGGCAGGGCTACCACGTTCAGTACGCCAACCCGGACGGTAGCACCTACGACTCATGGTCTCCCAAGGACGTGTTTGAGCGTTCTTACAACGTGTGTGATGAGGAACAGATTGCAATGGTATGTTTTCCTCTGACAAATCGAAGCATCAACAAGGCTGTATCGCTCCTAACTATTGGAGGTGCAGATGACAAGACTTTGGAAGAGGTCGCAGCCAAGATGGAGGATTTGAAAAAGAAAGGGTTTGCAATTGTGCCCTCAAAAATATACAACACTGGCGATGAGGGACAGCAATTTGAAATGATGGTGCCATTATTAGCATTAGGCATCAGCTTGTAAGTATGCGCCAACCCAAACGCAGGGCTAACCTGCTCTACAAACTCCGTAGGAGAGGTATCCGATGCGGCACCAAGCAGCGTTGCATCTACCTCCCCTTTGTGGGTACTTCTATGTTCAATTCATCATCACATGAGCAACAATACAATCCGTGTCTTTGAAGCCTTTGCAGGTTACGGCTTGCCAACGATTTTGCCGACTTCCGCTTTACGGTGGTCGGCATTTCCGAGATTGACAAGCACGCCATCGCTGCCTACCGTGCCATTCATGGCGACCATGCCCCCAACTTCGGAGACATCATGCACATTGACTGGCTGCAAGTTCCCGACTTCGACCTGCTCACATACTCTTTTCCATGCCAAGATATATCCTCGGCTGGCCGTCAGCGTGGCTTTGCGCAGGGTAGCGGCACGCGCTCTTCCTGTCTGTGGGCTTGTGCCGACGCTATCTCTGCCAAGCATCCCAAGTGGCTGCTCATGGAGAATGTCAAGGCTCTCACACAAAGGAAGTTTGCCAAGGACTTCTACAAGTGGCGCGAATGGCTTTCCGACCAAGGCTATACAAGTTACTTCCAAGTCCTCAATGCCAAGGAGTACGGCATACCGCAAAACCGTGAGCGTGTCTTTATGGTGTCCTGCCTGGGCGAACACCCTCGTTTCTTCTTTCCCAAGACGTTCCCTTTGGAGTACCGACTGAAAGATATTCTTGAGGACAATGTGGACGAGAGTTATTACTTGAAGCCTCAGCAGGTGGAGAGTATCATCAGGCATTGCGAGCGCAAGGTGGCAGAGGGGTGCGGTTTCAAGGTAAACTTCCAGTCGCCTGATGACATCAGCGGTGCAATCAAGACCAAGGAGGGGCAACGTGAATACGACACCTACATCAAGGAGCCGCTCAACACCGATATGCAGGGCAACTCTCGCACCATTACTGCCCATTACCATAAGTTGGGCTACACCGACTTTTCAAGCGACCTCTGTCCGCATACTGGTGTCATGGAGTATTCGCCTCTCTTCTTGGGCTACACTCGCGACCACAAGGGCAAGGTGGTGTCCCACAACCTAAAGGACATCAGCAACACAATTATCGCATCCAACCATGGGCGCAATGGCAGCACAGCGCAGTATCTCGTAGAGCCGATGATTTACAGCAGTCCTCACGGATTTAATTTCGGGGGGGGTAAAAATTTAGCACCTACCGTAACTTCTTCCGCCTATGCCGACAATAACTTTCTCGTCAAGGACTTCCGCATCCGCAAACTCACGCCTCGCGAGTGTTTCCGTCTTATGGACGTGGCCGACTCCGACATCGACAAGATACAGCAAGCGGGCATTTCCAAGACGCAGCAGTACAAACTCGCTGGCAACTCAATCGTGGTCTCCTGCCTCTACCATGTGTTCCGCAAGATGTTCATCGACCATTCCAACGAACAGAAAGGATATGTGCAGCTCTCACTCTTCTAAACTTAAAACATCAACAATGTCTCAACTTTATATCTTTGCGACATGATAAAACTTTTGGAACGTACACGCCGCTCCGACATCACATTCTGCCGCAATGGACGCATATCCATCACGGCAAGGGTCGTGCGTCTCCTCTCGCTCCAGCCGGGTGACAGCATCAACATTGCTTTTCATCTTGGCGAGTGCTACCTGCTGGCATCCCGACATGAGAATGCCATCGGTCGCCACATCGCCCAATGTTACCCCACGAAGAAAGGCTCACGCAACTATTGCGCCAACTCCGTAATGCTCTGTCGGCTCATGCTCGATAACTGCAAGATACGTGAGCAGCGTGCCTCATTCATGGTTGGAAAGGAGGAAACAAGGAATGGCGAAGTGTATCTGCCCATAATCTACAAAATGCCGTTATGAACCAAGAAATCAAATACAGTGGCTTCTCTGCCGTGCCGTCCGACTACGAATGTTCTGACGGCTCTCTTGCCGTGTCCATCAACCTGCTGCCCGAAGATGGTGCTTTGCAGCCAGTCCTGCCTCCGTCTGTTGAGGTACAGCTTGCTGCCGAAACAGGCAGTTGCGTGTACATTCACGAGACGTCAAGTTTCACACATTACATAGTGGCCAATGGCAACGCTTATAGTTGGTTTGACAAAGGAAAGCCAGATACGATTGTCTCTATTGGCAATGTTTCCAGTTGCATAAAGATTACATCAGTTGGCAATACGCTGATTTTTCTTACCGGGAATGGTATGCAATACTACCTGTGGAAAGGCGGCTCCACAGGCTACCTGTATCTTGGCTCGCATATTCCAGAATGTCCGCTGTCATTTGGTTTGCAGGGAGAATTAGTCCGCACAGACGAGTTCTCTATCAGTTTCAACGGCATCAGCGAGGGCGACATTTGGAAAGAGTTTTCTGACGACAACAAGACTAAGATAACAGACCAAGTATTGGCCAAGGTCAATAAGTTCATTGCAGAGGAGAGCACCAATAAGGGACTGTTCATCTATCCGTTCTTTGTCCGTTATGCCTATCGCCTGTATGACGGCACGCTGACTATGCACTCCGCACCCATTCTAATGATTGCATCTTCCGACCTCTCACCACAGGTTTTTTGGAACCATATCAAGGGTAAGGGGTCTTACAAAGATGCTACGATGCGTGTTGTCGGCATAGTGCATAAGTTGGATTATGCGGTTATTGAACAGTCCTACATAGACAATCTCTCCAATTGGAAAGACATTGTGCGCTCCGTTGATATTTTTTGTTCTAAGCCTATCTACACCTACGACCAGAACGGAAAGTGTGAACGGTTTGCACAATCATCCGACATTGACTCTTATTGTGTGTGCAAGCATACCAATCAAGCAGCATCTACCACTACATATCCATTGCGCTATCAAAAGCATACGTTCAACAAACTTTATGCGTTCACTTTCGACCCTACAAACCTCACTTGTCCTGCCGGGCGTTTGATTTTGCCGCGTAGGTCGGTTGATGCTGTAAAGGAGGACATCAAATCTACATCGCAGTTTTACCTGCTCGAAAGCATAAAGATTGAGGCACTCACCACCACACGCACATTACTCAACATCGAAGAGGATTATCTTCAGTCATTGGTAACTCGCGAGGTTATGACTGACGATTATGACAGCCACGACACGCTCATTCCTCGCTATGCGTTTGCCTACAACTCACGCCTCAACATTGCGAACATGAAGAAAATGTTGTTTGCTGGCTACAATGCGGCATCTGTATTTTGTTATACAGATGGATATGTCGGCAATTGGAATGATGACCACATTACCCCTACATACTTTGACGACAAAGCTGCCTATTCTGTATACATTTACATCAAGCAGGACGGCAGGGATATTATTGTAAGAGGGGATGCATATCAAATGGGCAACTATGATGCTCCAATGCTGTTCATATTCTATCCGAATGTCAATGCTTACAAGGCTGTTATTGTTAAGTGGTTCGTTTGGGGTATGCCATACGAGGTGCAACTTGAACAGCATGGTTTCCTTAATGGTTCATTCTATTTTGGCGGTTGGGACAATCCCGAACAGAAAGGTTCTGTTCCAACGTTATCAAATATTGTCGACCGTATGATTGACGTACCCAACAAAATCTACACCTCCGAAGTCAACAACCCTTTCTATTTCCCTCTCCTCGGCATCAACACCGTTGGTACAGGCGAGATAAAGGGCATCTGTTCCGCAGCCAAGGCTCTCTCGCAGGGTCAGTTCGGCCAGTTCCCTCTCTACGCTTTCACCACCGAGGGCGTATGGGCGTTGGAGGTGTCAAGCACTGGCACATACTCCGCTCGCCAACCCATCACACGCGATGTCTGCATCAATCCCGATGGCATCACGCAGCTCGACTCTGCCGTTCTCTTCCCCACAGACCGGGGCATCATGCTCATCAGCGGCTCGCAGACGCAGTGCATATCCGAGGCTATAAATTCCGAATATCCCTTTGACGTTACGCAGTTGCCTGGTTTCACCAAACTGCATGCCATGCTCGGCCATGAGCCAGCCACCGACAAGTGCTTGCCCACACTGCCGTTCACGGAGTTCCTAAAGAAGTGTCAGATGATTTACGACTATGTGCATCAGCGTGTCATCGTCTATGCGCCCTCCATCACTTACGCTTATGTGTATTCGCTCAAGACGCAGCAGTGGGGCATGATATTCTCTCGCATTGCCTCGCACCTCAACTCCTATCCCGATGCGCTGGCGGTGGACGCAGACAATGCCGTCCTCAACTTCTCCGTGCCAAAGGCGGAGGCTGTCAAGTGCCTCTACACTACGCGCCCTCTCAAACTCGAAGCGGCCAACGTCCTCAAAACCATCGACTGCATCATTCAGCGTGGTTTCTTCTGCAAAGGCAATGTCGCTACGGCTCTCTATGGCTCGCGCGATTTGGTCAACTGGTATTTGGTATGGTCAAGCAAAGACCACTATCTACGTGGTTTCCGTGGCTCGCCTTACAAGTATTTCCGCATTGCAGGTGTCGCCACCTTGGGTGTCGATGAAAATATCTTCGGTGCGTCCGTGCAGTTCACACCACGGCAAAACAACCAGCCACGATGACAACCGTCCCCACGGCTTAGAAAGGCTTAGTGAGGCACAGCAAGGCTTATCAAGATATTATTAGGTTAGTTTTTAGGTTAAGATTGTTTTTTTAGGTAACGAAAAGAGCCGGGATGCGTGATGCACCTCGGCTCTTGTCTTTCGGTATCAGTCCAAGAAGTGTTGCCTTATCCGTGTCCGTTCCATTCGCGAATGAATGGCGGTTCGTATCTCCGTCTCGGCCTCCGCTGCCTTGGCAAGCCACGTCTCACTCTTGGCAGGATTTGTGATGCTCAACCAGTCGGCCACACCTCGGCACACCAAGTATTCATGTATCAGCCTTTCCACAAGCGTGAGCGTTGTCTGCGACATGGTGGTCGGCACGTTCATCACGATAACGTATTGTTGCCGCTCCTTTAGCGTGTCGTCCAGTTCCGTATTCACGATGTCTTTCTTCGCCCACGGATAGAGCAGCTCACGGCACATCGACACACCCAAGTCCATCACTCTTGTCATGCGGTCCACATTGCCCTCTTCGCCCACGTCAGCCACCATGTGCTTGGCGTGTTCCGTATCGGGCGGCATCACATGGCTCTCCACATAGGCGTAGTTCTTGATGTCATAGAGCAGTTGGTCACGCTTGAATGTGAGTGTCACTTTCAGCGTGCTGCCCTCATTCTCCACACAGCAACTCATAGGCCATGTTCTTTATTCTGTGGGACGTTTCGGGCGGCTCCGCTTGCTCACGGCTTGCTGTATGCTCACAAGGCTCTTCTGCGCCAGTGCCACATACTGCTCCGCGTCTGCCTTGTTGGTCACCATGTACCACTCCGCAATGGCGGTGTTCTTCAGATAGTCGTGTATGGCTTCGCCTACGCCTGTCGTGGTGGCCTCATTGAAGTTACTTGGCATCTGGAGTTTCAGCGACAGGTCGTCGCTGCCGTCATAGTGGCTGTTGTCGGTCGATGTACCGTCCTCATCAAGGTATTCGGCAAGTTCGGTCTTTACCTCGGCAAAGCCTTTCTTGATGGAGCGCAGTATCTTCTCGCGGTTCTCCTCGTCCTCCGAGGCGAACATGCTGGCCACTTCCTTGTGGTTCTCCTTGTTCTGTATCGTGCGTCCGCGAAGAAAGGTCTCGTTCATGATGTCGTACAGCAGCCAGTCTATCTTGATGGTTGCTGTTACCTCTTTCTTTGCACCTAATGTTTCTGACATATTCTGTTTCTTTTTGTTGGTTAATCACTTGGGCGTGTCGGTTTCTTCCTGCTGTACAGCAGTCGTTCCGCTCCGTTCATCCATTCTCCTGCCTGTTTGAAGTAGTCGCTTGCCTCGCCCTTGTTGGCAAACTTGAACCACTGGCCGATGATGGAGGCAATGAAGAAGTTTTGCAAGGCTGACTGCACACTTGCGGTCAGTTCCTTATCAAACGACTTGCTCACTTCCAGCACGGCTTCGTATGCGGTCCTCATGATGACAGGCTTGATTGGCAGACCTATGTTAGGTTGCGTCAAATCCTTTGTTCCCCATATATCGGTGGACACCTGTACATCTTTGGTCGTTCCCGACACAAGCATTTCTTTCAGCCGCTCGTTGGTGGCAAGCACCGACTCTTCCCAAAATCTGCCAAGGTCGCTCAGCTCGTTGTCGGTGGCGAGTATGCGGTCTCGCGCTTTCTCGTCTCCGTCTATGAGTTTTGCACCTGTGTAGTCCGTGGCTTTTGCCACTTCCTCATACACATCGTCCTTGAATACGTCTATGGTTATCGTCTCCATCAGAATGAAATGATTGAATAAGTTAATCCTATGCCCACATACGGCTGCATTCCTTTCGTGCCTATGCCGTACCCGGTCGTTATGCCTATGTGCCACCGCTTAGGGGGCTGCTTCTCCTTGATGGTTACCACCTCATGCAGCGGATACACAAAGATGCTGTCGAGCCGTGCGTGTACGCCACTGACGTATGCCTTGTAGTCCGCGTTCTCATACACGCTCTGCATGATGGGCAACTCTATTGTCACGCTGTCCGAACCGTTGGCTACGAGATTTTTTGCATATCCCTTTGCCGTGTCAGTGTCGGCTCTGATGGGTGGCTGTACTGCATCGCCCATCTTGATGCAGTCCGTTGGCACTCTCACCTCGGCAGTTCCGACTGGCTGCTCGCTGGTGTACTTAGGTTCTCCCGGCACGTCTCTTACCGTGTCGCGCTTTATGATGGTGTCGGTTTGGATCACGATGTTGTGGCCGTTCCCTGCCTTGGGTTCGGGGTAGAGCAGTGCCACAAGCAGGAGCGTGACCAACACGCCTCCTACAAAACTCAATGCGTGTTTCATGCTTTCGTGTGTTTGATGTAGTCCGTAATGCCTTTGTAGTGCAACTGCACGATGCTCCGCACGCCCTCCTCGCTCAGCAGATAGTCCACGTCTGCCTTGTTGTCTTGGAAGAGGTTCTCCGTCAGCACGGCTGCGCACTTGGTATGCAGCAGTATGTAGAAACGGGCCTCATAGTCAGGGTCTTTGTCGCTCCAGTCGGCACGCATGGGTTTCTGCTTGCTGTCGTAGTCGCCCTTTGCCTTGTGTGCGTCAAAGCTGCCGATGTAGTCTTTCAAGCATTCCTCGGCTGCGTTCCACAGGTCTGTGGCAAGCAGGTCGGCACTTGTCTGTCCGGGCGAGGTATATACGCACCAACCTCCTGCGCTCTTCCACTGGCCGTCCGCTCCTGCTGCATTGTGGTGTATCGACACGAGGAGCACGTTCTTCGCTCCGTACTTGTCGCAGTACTTGTTGGCTCGCTTGCACCGCTCGGCAAGCGACACATCGGTCTCTTCGGGTACAAGCAGGTGTGCCTCCACTCCGTTGCTCAGCAGTGTGTTCACCAGTCTGCGTGCTATCTCTCTCGCTTTCTTGTATTCGCGCAACCGCTTGTCGGGGCTGCACTTGCCCGGTGTGTTTTCACCATGGCCGTTGTCAATCAACACTATCATCTTTCTCTTCTTTTAGTTTGTCAAGGTTCACGTCAAAGTGTCTTGCCGTCTTGTCCACCATCACTTGCTGCAATGCTTTCCAAAAGCGGTGCTCTGCCTCTGGTCGGCAGCTGCTCTCGTTCTCCAGTATCGACCATGCCTGTTCAAAGCATATCACGCCTGTCAGTATGTACGAGAGTGGCACTTGCATGTGTATGAACACCCAATGTTCCGCCAAGTATGCCAGCACTATCAGCCACAGCCGCTTGGGTATGGTCTGTTTCACCACCTTGCCAAAGGCGAATGAGGTAAACTTGGCTTTCTTCCTGTCGGTCTTTTCGGGATAGGCCGCGTGTACGCGCTTGTCGAGCTTGAAAGCGGTGTATGCGTCATACAATATAAAGATGATGGCTACCGCTATCAATGGGAATGTCGGTCTGAACTCTGCCACAAGCCAGCCTACCATGCCGCCCACGGCCATGGCCGCGAACTTCCAAAGTTTGAATACTACTGCCATACTGCCCATCTTATTAAGCGTCCTACAACTACTCCTGCCACCGTGCAGCCGAAGTCTATCCAATCCCACTTGCCGCCCCACAACTCATCTTTGAGTTCTAAGGCTGCGGCTACGCCCACTCCTGCATACGCTGCGCAATAGGTGCTGTTCGCTCCAAGTCCTATCACCACACCGCCAACAAAGTGCTTGTATCGGTTGCTCGCTCCGAGCCATTTGATAATCTTCTTCATGTCAATAAGAATTTAGTTCATGGCAAATTTACTTACAGGCATGGTTCTTTCCCTTTTATCTGTTGTGGCATACTAAAAAAGGGACACAAGATTGCTCCTGCGTCCCTCTGATAGGTTCTCGTTTCTCTTACTGGAGGTCAAACACGCTCCAGTCTATGTTGTCTTTCTCTTTCCAACCGTCCATGATGGCGTTGAGAATGTAGGCTGATGCCTCCTTGCTGAACTTGATGAAATCCTCTCTTGTCTCAAAGGTGTAGTACACGGGTGTTGCGTCCGCCTCCTCGTTGAGTTTCAGCGTGAGCGGATAGGCAATGCTCTCGTTGTTTTCCAAAGAGGCGTAGTTGCGCTGCTTCTCGTCCGACAGCCACACCTTGATGCCGTCATACTCAAAGCGGTTCACTATTTTGTCCTTGGTCTCTGCGTCTATCGTGTCTCTGACAAGTCGCTTTATCTCGTCCATCGTGGGCTTGCGGCTGAACGTGTGGCGGTATTCATAGTTGCCGTCCTCGGTCTCGTAATAGCCGAAGTAGAGCAGCCATTTGTTCTTGCCTATGCGTTGCAGTCCGTCTTGCCGTTGGGTTGTGCCGTATATCTTCTCCATGTCGTTATGAATTTGTTACGCTGCAAAGATACACCGACACACCGCACATCGCCTTTTATCTTTAGTGAGCTGCCATTAAGTGAAGTTATACTTGCGCTTGCTGCCGTCAAACACCTCACACTTGATGATGGTCTCGAATGGAAAGCCGTCCTCTATGTCGCTTATCTGGTCAAGTATGCCTTTCATCTCCAACGAGGCGGTGAAGAACTTGCCCCATTCCGAGTTGGCTGGATTGCGGAATGACACCAAATAGCGGTCTTCGCCCTCTTTTGTGTCTATGCCTGTCTCAAAGTCGTGAATTTCTATCGGTATGTTCACGATGTCACCGAGGCGTGTCACCTTGCCGGGAAAGCGTTTCTTGCCGTCAGCAGGTGTATAGGTTACGCCCATTTCTGAAAACTTCTTCATGTGTTTACCTGTTAATGTATAATATAGATGTTTACAATCTGCGTGGCAAGCCATTCCCTTGAATGACCCTATTATCTGTTGCCGCCTCTTGCGCGACTTTATCTTGGCGAGTTTCCGTGCAGCGTTCACCTTGGTACGCTTTCTCAGCAGGGAGTAGTCCCCATAATCAACAAAGCCGAGTGCGTCCATTCCTGCACTGATGGGTGCAACTTTCTCACTCGGCTTTATTATCAGATTGTAGGGTTTGCATAGACTATGCAGGGTGTCCCTGTGTTTCCACAACTCTTTCTTGTTGTCTCCAAGTATGTATATGTCGTCACAAAAGCGGTTGTAGTTGTCTTTTCCACATTCCTCTATCATGGCATGGTCTATGTCGTTGTGGTACAGGTTGCCGAAAAACTGCGAGGAGCGTAGTCCCTTGCTGATGCCTACGTTGTCATTCGGGTGCAGAGCCTTTACAAAGTCTATGAGTATGGGCAGCAGCACTGGGTCGGCAATGTAGCGTTTTATTATCTCTATCAGTCGGTCATGCAGTATGTGGTCGTAGTAACCTTTGTAGTCGCTTTGATAGTAGTATATGAGTTTCGGATTGTTCCGCCTTGCCTCCTGCATCTTGTGATACAATCCGTGTGGCCCTCTTCCCTCTATCGAGGCTGCGGTGTTCTCTATCAGTATGGGCGCAAGGTGTTTTTCCACTATCTCCATGATGGCGTTGCTGCCCACACGCTCTATGACGGACGGTGCTTGCACGGTTCTTATCTTCGGGCCGTCTGCCGTCTCAAACGATTTAAGGTGCTTGATGCGGAATGTGCCGTTGGCTATCTGTGCCTTTAGCATGGCGATGATGTCCGCCTTGCGTTTCATGTAGCGCACCATGCGTGGCGTGCATTCCACTCCGTCTATAACAATATTCTCCCTCCACCGTAGGCCGTTGCGAGTATCTGCATTGTGCAGGTTCGACATGACACGCTTGAACGAGCGTTCCATGTTCTCGTCCGCTATGATTTCGGGGATAAGGTCTAATAACGGAAAACAGATAGAAGTCTTTTCTTCTACCTGCCCCAATAGTTCTTCCAATGTATTGACAGCCTTCCTGTCCTGTGGGGAGATACTTGCGCACTCCCCACATGTGGTTAATGTCGTGTTCCGGCTTTCCATATTTATATGCTGTTGCCGAGGCTCTAATCCCTCGGAGTATGTTTGTGGCAATCCTCGTGCCACGTCAGAGACCTCCGATTAAACTTAACCAAGAGAATTTCAGCCGCCCACCGTAGTTCGTGTTCGAGTTCGAAGAAGCGTTGTTCGCGTTCGCATAGGCGAGACCGCTGTTCGCATTCGAGTTGTTGCCAGACCGCAGAACACAGCGGCGCGTGGGATTTTCTGCCTTTTGTTCCTTTGCTTACATAATCGGACGCACTATGTCCACTTTCAGACCAAGCGCATCAATGATGCGGAAGAACATGCCGACACCCGGCTCTATCACGCCTTTCTCTATGCGTGAGATATAGGTTTTGTCTGTTCCCACTTTCTTGGCAAGGTCTGATTGCGTCATGTGCTCTTGCTTTCTTGCGTCAAGGATTATCTGACCTACACAATAGTTGGTTGCCTCCTTTCTGAACGCTTCTCTTTCCGCAGTTCCTACTGCGCCATACTTGGCATCAAGAATGGCATCGAAACTGCTAATGTCATTTCTTTGCTGCATAATATTCCTTTTTAAGTTCAAGTGCTTTCTCTATCTCCTTTGAGGGCGTCTTTTGGGTTTTCTTCTGAAAGCCGTTGAACAGCATCACGATGTTGCCCTCATCAAAGATGAAGAATGCACGGTATATATTCCCATTGTAACTGGCTCTAATCTCATAGAGTCCGTCCTTGATGAACTTCACAAATTTCTCACTCACTCTCTCCTGCATCTTCAGCACATCAAGCACATAGTCTATCTTCTTCTGTGCGCCCATTTCCAAAGAGCGGTAGAACGTGAGGAAGTAGTCTTTATAAAGTAATATCTTCCTCTCTGAATTCATGCTGCAAAGGTAATACTTAAAGTTGATATATCCTACAACTTTTGCAATTATTTTGCATCACTCATAAAAAACTCGCTTACGCGAGAAAGCAGGGAGAGGGAGCAGCCTCCTATCGTCGGCTCTCCCTCTGACGCTTTTTTCGTGGCTGCGCTTGGCCGCTTTATCCGACTATTACGAATTTGCCGCGGAAGGCCAGCCGCCCACCGAAGCTCGTATTCGAGTAGTTGCCAGACCGCAGAACACAGCGGCCTCTGCTGCCCGGAAACCACAAACCTGCCGCATAGTGTGTGGTGTACTTGCTTGTGTCGGTCTGATGCACCTTGCTTGGCAAGATGTCGCACTTCGCTCCATGCACCACTCTCACAACGCAGTTGCCGTTAGAGTTCACACTCTGCACCACACGCTCGGTTTTCTTCACCGGGTCGTAGATGTGGAATTTGTAGTCTATGGGGTCATCGTTGGTCTCCACACAGCGGTTCTTGTAGAACGTCTCGTAGCTCTGCACGTTTCCTGCTATGTAGTCCATCCATTCCGAGTCGCAGCCCACATAGTGTTTGAGTCCCATGATGGAGTTCATTGCGTTGCCCACATACGAGGTGTCGGCCATACCTATGTTGTCGAGTCTGTTCAGCGTGGCATCGTGTGCGCCATTGCCAACAACAGACTGCTCGTTGGTCGTGCCGTGGGTCGCCCACCACAGGTTGCTGATTTCCTTGTGCTGCTCGTAGTCTTGGAGCTGGTAGCCCTCTCCGCGCATGTGCGCACTGTTTTGGAAGTCCTTTGCCGTGTAGTATATCGTCCCGGTCGGTGTCTCTGTCGGGTTGCCGTCAGTGTCGTATGCCCATTCTGCCGAGGTCTGCGAAGTGCCGTCTCCCTTGCGTGAGCGCACCGCGCCCGATATGCTCCTTGGTCGTTTCAGTCCGTCTATGGTGATGGGGTATGTTCCCAAGAGGCTGTCGTTCTCGCCAACGGTGTGCTCCGTCCATTCGGGTTCTATGGCCTCTATATGCTCGCTGTCAACGGCAAGACACAGGCTGTCCTCTATGTCGCGGTACGAGGTGAAGTACATCCACTTCGCTCCGCCCGGCACATCGCAGAACACGTAGTTGCCTATCGAGAAGTCGAAGTAGGTGTGGCTCACCATCATGTTGAACTTGCCTACTATCTGTCCGTTCTCGTCCGTGAACACGGCTCCGAGCCTTGCGTGGTTCAGTCCCGGCCATCTCACCTGCTTCATGCCCTCCACGTCCATGCGGTAGGCGTTCACGTTGGCAGCGGTGGTGATGATGTTCTCGTCTATCACCGTGCCTACCTCTGCCTCGTCAGCATACACGCCTGTGTTCTCCGCATAGATCAGTGCCGATAGCATGGCCTCGCGCTTGTTGTTCACGGTGGATAGCGGCTCGTTCTCCGTGGTCGAATAGACGATGTACTTCTGTTGGTTCTTGTAGTCGTTCACGCCCTTGTACCAGTGGTGGGGCAGATGGTGGAAGATGTCAAAGCCCTCTCCTGCGCTATCGCCCACATCGAAACTCTCGCCTGTGGCAAGATAGTTGAAGTCGCTGTCGCTCAGTTGCACGCCCTCCATCTGTTTGAGTTTGGAGTTGTAGGTACACTTGTAGGCGTGGGTCTCCTGCAATATCTTCAGTGTGTGTCCGCTCGCCACAAAGGTCTTGTCGTAGTCCGAGCCTGTCTTGTTTTCGGGGTTGCTGTATCGCTCACAGAAGTCTCCGCTCACGATGTCGTCTATCTTCACCACCGAGAACTGCGAGTTGATGACGGTCAGTTTCGGGAAGTATTTCTGCAATGCCTCCACCTCGCTGTCCTCCACAAGTTCTGTCAGTATCCATCGGCCGATGATGCCGCTGCACTGCCCGGTCTCATCGTAGGTGCTGCCGTTCGCGTCTATGCCCACGGCTCCGCTCTGCATGATGCCGCGCAGCATCTCCACGCTGGCGGTGGCGTTCACGCCCGGTATGCGCACGCTCTTCAGCTGTCCTGCCGTGGTTATCTGCCGCAGCAGGGTCATGGTGTCGATGTGCGGACACTCGTCAAGGAACATTTTCTTCACGTTCGTCATACCTGCTATGGTCAGTCCGCCAGGATAGGTCAGTTTGGGCAGGTTCTTGAAGTAGAGCGTGGTCATGGTGGCTGGCAGTTCAAGGGTCTCTATCGGGGCTGTCTCGGCAAGGTCTATGCTCGACAGTTGCGAACCGCTCGCCAACACCTCTTTCAGTCTCGGGCAGTACGAGGCGATGATGCTTGTTACCTTGGTGTTGCGTGCGTCTATGCGTCTGAGGAAACTCTTGTTGCCCATGTTGAGCTGCGTGATTGCTCCGCTTTCCTCGGCTGGCGTGTAGTCCGCTCCGCCAAGTATCAGTTCTTGCAGCATCGTGCAGTTCGAGATGTCCCAACCCTCGGCTTTCGGGGTGCAGCCGCTGATGTCAAGACTGGCAAGGCGTGTCGCTCCGAACACGTAGAGCATCGTTCCTGCGCCTGTGGCAGTCATGCCGCTCTTCAGCGTGTAGCTTTCTCCTGCTTTCAGATAGCAGCTGTCCACACAAGCGTCCGCACGGTCCACGCCTAATCCGAAGAAGCCGTCCTGCGCTGCCGTTATCTTGATGCTGATGTCCGTACCCACGGCACGCATCTTGAACGGATTGGTGTACAGCTCGCCCACTTGGTAGTAGCCATCACGGTAGGCAAAGCGTTTCTCAAACGTGATGGGCAAGTCCTCATACCGCAGTCCGTGTACGGCATAGTAGTAGTTTGCACCTGCTTTGGAGTTCTCGATGTACTTGCGCTCTCCGTCAAACGAGCTGGTTATCTTCGCCCACTTCGCTATGCGGTCGGTGATCCAGAGTTTCTTGCAGCCGTCTTCGGAGAATATCTTGATGCCGTCTGCCTCCGCGCTGCGCATGTCGCCCGCTATGTCGTGCAGCGTGATGGTGGTCTTGCCCTCATCTTCAAGCCAGAACTTATCGGCTGCGTAGCCTTGCTGGAACATCACGGAGTTCCACCCTTGGTAGTAGTGCTTGGGGTCGGTCACGCTGTCCAAGTCCCAAGGTACGGTGATGCCGCAGTCGTTGTCGGCAAGCCAGCAGCAGTCTCCGTCATACCAGTGGTTGAAGTAGGCGCGTGTCAGTCCGTTGGTGTCGAGGTAGAACGAAATCATCATGTTCTTTGACCGCTGGTCAACGGCAAGCACATAGTCCGTGCCCACGATGTAGCACCCGGTGGAGCGCACGTTGGCATACAGATAGAGTTCCTCGCAGAATTTCTTCAGTCGGTTCTCCTTTGTTCCTGCCACGCTCTTGCCGTGCAGGGTGATGTTTCCGTCTGCCTCGGTACGGTCTTGCGAGCACTCCTGCGTCCACAGCAGCCATTTATATAGGTTGTACGGCACTTTCTTTCCCTTGGCGTAGAGGTCGTTCAAGTCGTCATCGTCGGGGTATCGGCTCTCGTAGTAGCCGAGCCACACGGGTTCGCCTGTCGATTGGTCTATGCGCATGAGGTCGTCCACGCTGTTCACGCCTTGCAGCCAACAGAACGAGTCGTATTTCAAGTACTCAAAGCACTCTACCGGGTTCAGCACCCTGCCTGTCACGCCCCATTTCTTGGTGCTCGTGTCATACTGCATCTTGCCTGTGGTGTCTTTCCACTTGCCTCCGCTGTATTTCACATACTTGTAGTCGTTCGTCAGGTACACCGTTCCCCAGTCGTAGTTATTCACATCGTCTGCCAACACCTCGGCAAGGCTCTTGTCCACCTCGGTCGGGTCGGCTGTGGCGGTGGTTTCCACCATGCTGCCTGTACCGTCATTTTCAAGGAAGATGTGCTTCTCTCCGCAGTACTCGCTCAGTATGTAGATGTTCGATGCTATTAGCGCGTCACTGTTGGCCAAGGTCTGCACCTTGAAGATGTTGAGGTCTTGGTCTTTCTCGGCCACGAGTTCCACGAAGTCTCCGTAGTTCAAGCAGTCGCTGTTGTAGCCGCTCACTTTCTCGAAGCCGAAGAACGAGGGGTTGCCCTTATCCACGTTGAAGTTGGCCTTGGCATGGAAGTAGGCGTAGGTCTCGTTGGTCGCGTCCACGCTCTGCTGGTCGGTGCGGAATAGGGCGCACGTCACGCTGTCGATGCTGGTGTTCATCGTGTCGCCTCCGTTGTAGGCGTTCTGCGCAGGGGTCATGTAGTCGGCTCCCATGGCTCGCTGGGTCTTGTTCATCAGCTCCATGGTCGCTCCGTTGTTCGCGCCTGTCGAGTCGGAATAGTCCACCTTGATGGTGATGGTCTTCACCCACAATCCTCCGTCTATCACCTGTATCTGGCTCTTCGCGGCCATATTCTTGGCCTTTTGGAACTTGGCCAGTGCCACCGGGTCGTTCTTGAAGTCCTCCTCGGTGTGGAGCATCTCTATCTTGCAGCCCTTGAACTTGCCTTTCTTGTTCTTGATGGGGCGCAGCGATGAGGTCGTGCCTTGGTTCGTGGTCGGCACGTTGTACACGATGCAGTCCTGCCACGGCCTGTCGGGGAAACGGATTACCCAGTCAAAGTATGCCTTGGTCTTCTTGTCTCCGTCCAGCTTGTCAAGGTAGTCGGGGTAGCTTTGTTCGATGTCGGGCGTGTCGGCATTTTTCAGCAGGGTCACGCAACACAGCCCTGCGTTCATGCATGCTTGCAGGGTCGGCCTGTCCTTGGTCGTTCCCTCTGCGGTCTGCGAGGCCATCACTTGGTTCTTCTCATACTCGGCAAGCATGGCAGCGGTGTCTTTCTGTCCCACCAAGTAGTTGTTGAATGCCTGTCGGTAGTTGTAGTAGGTCGCCCAACCTATGGAGCGGTACAGGTAAAGGTCGGCTTTCGTGCCGTCAAACTTTATCTGCATGTCGTTGTGGGCGAACTTCCCGGCATTGTAGTAGGTGGCTGCGGCCTCGTCTCCGTTCATGTATATCTTGATTGAGCCTATGCCGCTGTATGGGGCTATGCTGGTCGGCTCTATCACAATGTCGAAACGTGTCTCCTTGTCAGTGGCATACAGGGCTACGGCTGTCTGCTGTGCGCCCAAGTCGTCGGGGTTGGCTGCGGTCGCTCCGTCACAGGTGAAAACGAGTTTCTCGCCTGTCAAGTAGAAGCCGAGCTGGTTGTCGCCCAGGCAGTCGATGATGCGTGCCGTGCGGTCTTCCACATTCTTCACCTTTACCGTGAAACTCAACGCCATGCCGTTCTGCTCGATGCTGGTGTTGGCGAACGGCTTGAACGAGCACACGGCTTTCATGTCCTCGGCTATGCGGAGTGCCATGCGTCCCTTGTCGTTCTCCGTGCCGTAGGTGGGTGTGCCGTAGGTGTCCTTGACAAATCCGTTGCTCGACCAGTTGCAGTTCTCAACGGTGATTTCTACCGCACCGTCCTTGATAGTCTTGTCGGTCTCTCCGTTGCTGCGTGAGTCCATCGTGATGTCGAATTCGCGCATGGTGGTCACTTCCTCCACATCTACAAGCGAGCCATCGACAATGAATGTGGCGGTTTCCGATGAAGTGTCTCCGCACATCACTTTCACCGACACGCTCTTTGTGCCGTCATGCACGCTCTCCTGCACTTGCTTGGTGAACGTGCCGGTCTGTCCCCGGTAGGCTACGGTGGTGGTCTCCTGCGCTCCGTCATACCACACCACGGCTTGCGGCTCGTCCGTGTCGGCTGCATACACGGCATAGTCCACCTCGATGTTTTCGTAGAGCTTCCTCTTGCCTTGCAACTGCTCGGTGTACCAGCGCATGGCCACTATCGGGGTGTTGTTGCCGCTCTCCACCACCATGACGGCTGTGTGGAGGTAGTTGCCCACCACGCCCGAACCTACATCTTCTCCGTGTATGCGCAGGGGGTATGCGCCATGTGTCAGTGTCTCGCCCAAGCAGTTCTTCGGGTCTATAGTGATGGAGTGCGAGTAGGTGTCGAGAACTACGCTTGTGCCGAGTGTCTGCCACACTCCGTTTAGGTATATATCGGTTACAACCTTGATACCTTTGTCCGATGCGTTGTTGGCAAACTTGTACATCGGTATGCTCTTGGCGGCTCCTCCTGCGGCAAGGGCGGTACTTGCCGTGTAGTTGAGGGTCTGCACGCTGCTGACGGTAACATCTACACCACTCACGTTGATGTTTCTGCTGCCTGTGTTTCCTGCATCGTCATAGGCAATGAGCTGGAAACGCCTGGTGGTGGCGGTCACGAAGTGGCTGCTCACGTCCATCTCGAAGTCGTAGGTGTCTCCGCTTGCAGATGATGCTCTATTGAACATGAATGTCTCCAAGGTCTGCCCAGTGTCGCGGTCTTTGAGCAGCACCTTTTCTATCATGTTGCTCAGTTCCTGGCTGCCTTGTGTGGTAACGCTTCGCACGGCTGCTTTCATCACCACGCTGCCGCCAGCCTTGGCGTACAGCGGACTCTGCTCAAACTGTATGCTCACAATCGTGCCTGTGCTTTCTCCGCCTCCTCCGCCTACGGCAAACTGCACCTCGTCGCCCACGGCTTCCTGCCCGGCATTCTGCAGTTGCAGCTTCACCACGCCCTGCGTCTCGGTGTCAATGTGCAGTGTGGTGGGTATGTTGGCGTATGCACCTCCTGTGGAGAATGCCTCCTTGCCGTCCTTTTCGGGGGTGTCCGAGGTCGGCACGGCATTGTTGCCGCCTCCTCCGAACTCCACCCAAGGTTTCAAGTCTGCCGGGTTGATGTCGTCCACGGTGCGCGTGAACTGGTAGGCTTCCCACTTGGGCGAGCCGTTGCTGGTCACATCGGCTGTCTTATAGGTCAGCACGACACCGCTCTTCATATACGATAGTCCGCTTTCTTTCTCCTTGTCCTGCACAGCTTTGATGGCGGTCGAAAGGGTGTACTCAGTGTCCTCGCAGATGTCGTTCACGTTCACCGTGTTGCCTATGGCACTGCCGTTCGAGCCGAAGTCTGTCCAGTTGGCTTCGGTTTTCCAGTCGGTCTCGGTTTCCTTGCCGTAGTTCGTCCACTGCTTGTTTTGTATGCCTGTCTCCGAGAGGAACGACAGCACGATACCGGGTTTCATGTATCTTGCCTTGTTCTCCAAATCGAAGATTTTTTCAAGCACCACGGAGAACGACACTTCACGGTCGCCTAACGATAGCAGGCAGTTGGCGTTGATTGTGTTGCGGCAAAGTGTTTCTGTGACATTATCCTCTATCAGTTGGCGGTTGATGTTTGCTGTGCTCTCCACCTCGTTCACCTGCTCCTGCAACTCCGCTCCCTCGTCACCGGGGAATGCCGTGCCGCTTGTGTGACCGAGTGCCAAGTCAGAACCGATAACGGCCAGTTTTGTGCCGCTCCAACGGTAGGTCTTGTTGGTGGTCACGTCCATGAATATCTTGCCGCTGTGGGGTGTCACACCATTCATGCCAGACTCTCCGAAGAGGTCTGCGTCTATCCAATTATCATAATAGGTGACGGTTTCTGTTCCTTCAGTACTCTGTGTGGTATAGGCTAATAAAAATACCTCCTTTGCCTTGTCGTAAACAACGGAGCACCCCTCATCGGTTGATTTCTTGTAGAACGATACCATCTGGGCTGTCACGTTTTCTTCGATGCCTCTAAACTCCAGCACATCGTCCACATATCCGGGCAGATACTGCGAGGGTACTTGTCCGTTCTTGTCCAAAGGTGCAAGTCCATCTGCAGATCCCTTGGTGTTCTTGAATGCGGTGAGGTCTTTCTGCACACCGCTGATGCTGTTTGCCAGCTCGCTCTTGTTGTCGCTGACGGTTTTCTTCAGATTGGCAATGTCGGTCTGTGCCGTTCCCATCTGCGAGTTGAGGGTGTTAAGGCTGTCCGTGTGCGAGGTCTGCGTGCTGCGTAGGCTCTTGATGTCCTCCTTGTTTTGGTTTACATCTACCTTGACAGCCTCAAGGTCGGCTGTCATTTCCTCCACGGCTTCCATATACTCGGTGCTGTCCACGGTGGGGTTGCCTTTCAGCAATGGATTTCCGCTGCTGTCCACCTGCGCTACCCATGTGCCGCCGTCTGCCACATAGAGCTGTCCCAAGTGGTCTGATGATGCGCTGCCCTCCACGGTCACCAGTGCCCACCAACCCTCGTGTGGGTTGGGGTATGCCTCGCGCAGTTGCGCTGCGGTCTTGAACAGACCTTTGTTCGGTCCCTTGATGTTCTTGGCTTCAAGCCAACCCTCCACGGTCAGGTTGTGGCCTACGGTCATGGAGCCACGCACCGTACCCGAACCGCCCATGCTGACGTTGCGGCCTACGGCCACATCACCGTCTATCTGTTTTGTCGGTATTGAACTCATTCCATTATTGATTTTGCCAAGGCGTTCAACTGCTCTGCTTTGTCGGTCGCGCCAAAGGCGGTTAGTACTAATGCTGCCGTGGTATAGACTACGGCTGTGTAACAACGCTCGGAGATGTCGATGCCGTCCTCATCGTCCATCTTGGGATAGGGTATGTAGGTGGCTCGCTTGACGTAGGCGTCCTCGCTGTTGCAGCTGAAGAACTCCAACGCCTTGCCCTCGGCTCGGTTCACCACCGCGCACACTGGTTTCTGCACGCTGCCTCTCACGCCCTTGTATCTTGACGATTGCAGGTCATAGAGTGGGTCGTCCACCGAAATGGCATTGTAGCAAGTGCGCTCCCAGTCGCTCATGCGGAATGCTATCAACCGCATGAAGTCATCGGGGAGCAGCACCCAACCGCTGCCGTTGTCCTCCCAATACACGGCCTCGCCAAACTCGTGTCCCTCTTCCAAGAGATACACGGGAGCTGTGGTCTCAACCCTGCGCACGGCTTCCTCTATCTTCGAGCGTATCACTTCATTCAACGACAAGGTGTCAATATCCTCATCGCTGATGAGCTGCTCACTGGTCTTGTTCTCGTCTATGGCGATGCGAACATCTTGCTCCACGACTTCGATTTTGTACACCATATCGTCATTCCTTACTTCTCGTTGACAAACGTGATTTTCACTCCGTAGGTCGCGCCAACGGCCTTGATGTCCTCACGGTTGCGCATCGTGCCGGGCTTTACGCCAAAGTTCTTGAATATGTAGTCCTTGGCCTCTTGGTTGTCGGTGAACTCCACCTCGGTCTTGCCCTCTGCCGTATTGTCCTCGGCTGCGGTCTCCTCGCTTGTGGTGTCCTCTTCGACATTGGTTTCACTCTCTGTCTCCGGCTCTTCCCCGACAGTTTCCGCATCAGCCTCGTCCGTTGGCGTTACAACACCTGCATCAGCCTCCCCGGCAGTTTCGTCCGCCACGTCCTCCGCCACAGGCGTAGTATGGCTTGAAGAGGCTTCGGCAGGCTTATTGTCAATCACAGCCTTTGCCGCCACATTTGCCGTCTGCGTGCTCGGCTTGGCAGGGTTGCGCTCAATGCGCACGTCCTCGTCAAGCTCAATGGTGTTCACCACATGTATGCGGCCGCGCTTGAAATCGCTGCTGTTCTCGATGGCGTGCTGCGTAAGGAAGTCGCTTGTCGTGTACTTCGCAGGGTTCTGTCCGATGGAGGTCATAGAGCCGTCCGTGAACAATACTTTGAGTGTGGCTCTGCCTATCTTGATAATGGCTTGGTATTCCATCATGCCGTACACTCCGTAGGTTATTCTCTTCTTTTTCATTTCTGTTGTCTTATTATAAATAAAGGCGGACGGCATTGCTACCTATCCGCCTCTATTGGTTGATGATTGGTTTAATTAAACTCTTGGGTTACTCGGTGGCCATCACATCACCTGCATACTCTACCCATGCGCTGCTCTTGTACTGCCACATCTGACCGCTCACGGCCACGGCATTGATGCCCGGGCAGTCCTGCAACAGGTAGTACACGCCACCCTCAACAGGGCTTTCGGGTGCTTCCGCGCTGTCCCACAGGTGGATTTGTACGGCTGTGCTGTTCTCGCTGTCGCCCTCACCGTTAATCCAGATATGGCATGAGCCTTTGAGTGCGAGTGCGTCCCACACGAGGATTGACTCGCGTGTTGCCTCTTCGCCCTCCACACGGTCTTTGCTCGAGTGCTCTGCCGAGTACTGATAGTGTACCAGTCTGTCAGGCGCAACGATGAATGCGGAGTTGCTCCACTTCAAGCGGTCGAGTGTCGGGTCGTGCTTGAATTCGATGTCTCCAAACACGGTGTGGAAATTGGTCACTACCCAGCCTACAGGGTTGGTCTTGGTGGTAATCTGAATTTCCGGGTGCTTTGAGTAGTCGATGCACTGGACATTCTCCAAGAAGTTCTTGCCAGCAAGGGCAATCACGCTCTTGGGTACGTCCTCGCCTGTAAAGGTCATCTTCGCCAAGGCGATGATTTCCTCAATAGTCCACTTGCCCGTGTGGTTGAGTTCCTTCTTCACTTGGTAGCGCACGCCCTCGGTGAAGTAGATGGTCTGCGGACCGACTTCGGGTGTCTGCACCGTCATCTTGCCCTTGCGACCTGCGTAGAGGGTACGGTTGCCGCGCACCTTGAAGTTGGTGATGGCGGCCTCTGCAATCACAGCCTTGCCGAATGGGATTTTTTTCTTCTGCGCCTCGTAGTAGTCAGATACGATCTGGTTCATGCCGCGCTTCTGAAGATACACCATCTGCGCCTGTGGCACGATGAGGTCGGGGTCAACTTTCTTCTGCGTCTCATAGAGGGCGTTGGAAAGAATGATGAGCACTGACCCGGCAGGGATTTCGGGCGTTGTGCAGCTCTCGTCTGACGCATTGGTTTTCGGGCCGTTCACCGCTCTGACAATCGGGTTGTTCGTTGTGGGGTCTTGGCCTGTAACAAAGAGCATGAGGTCTTTGCCCGGTGTCTTGGTCTTGCCGTCCTCTGCGTAACCGTCCACTCCCTTGACAATCAGTGTGCCGTAGGGTCTGGGGATTTCAGCATCGTTGGCGAGCAACGGCAGTACAAACTGCTTGGCTGTTCCTGCGGTCACCTCGGTTGTCGTGGTCACGCTGGAGCGCGGCTCGTCAATCATGTAGTGTTCCACTTCGGGCGAGTTCACCTTTACCTTACGCGCTTTCAACATGAGCTGCATAAGCGGTGTGTCGTCACTCTTGAACTTGTAGAGTTCTTGGTCGAGGTCGCTCTGTACGAGGTTGCCCGGACCGACTCCACCTGTCGCACCTGCCACTCCGCTGACGGTAGTGGGTGCTCCCGGCACTTGGCTTGCTACACCAGCTGTGCCTGGTGCAGGGGTGGTGGTTGTAGTTCCACCTACTTGTACGGTTTCTCCGTCCATGTCTTGAAATTTTAGTTTGTGAATAATGTTATTTGCTATCGATCTTTACGAGATTGCCGGGGGCTATACCGCCTGTCGCTCTCGCGAGATTGCTTACTGATGCCATCGCGCCCGGCACTTGGGTTCTCAACCCTGCACTCCCGGTCGTTGGTTTTATTTTCTTGCCCTCTGGGGGAAACTTCACGACTTCTCCCTTCATGGCTACATGGCTTCGTTGGCAAGGTCAAAGATGCTCTGCGACTGCTTCTGCTGACTGGGTGCGCCTCCGTTCTTGCCGTTCAGCGGTGCTGTGCCGTCTCCCTTGTCGCGCTTACGCAATCCCTCCACAATCTTGTCGTTGCGTCCTGCCACTCGTCCCTCCTCGCCAGCGTTGGCCACATCGGCATCGTGGTTGATGGCATTCACGAACAACTCCAAGGTCTCGCGTGAGAACTTGCCCATCACTCCGTCCTTGACCACGGTAAGCATGGCGTTGGCCACCTCGTCTATCTGCTCGTCCGTCATACCGCGCTCTTCTTGGAACTGGCGCAGAGTCTCAAGCGTTGCGTCCATGTTCTTCTCATACTCTTCATCGAGCTGTTTCGATTTGGCCACACGTTCCACATACTCCTTGTTGGCCTCCGCTATCCTGTCCTGCAGATCGGGGTCGTCAAGCACGTCCTTGATGTCCACTCCGAAATTCTTCACAAGACCGAGCACAGGGTCTTGGCCGTTGTGCATGTCGGCAAGGAACTGCGCACTCCTCGGGTCTGCGGAAAACATGTCGGACATGGCTTTCTCCCTGCCCTTATAGCCGTCAAGGTCGTGCTCGTATTGGTCGTAATCATCGGAAATCTGACCATAGATTTCCTCATCGTCCTCGAACTTCTTGTCGGGGTATTTCTTTCTCAGCCGCTCCAGCTGCTGGTCGCGTCTGCTCTTAACTCCATTGTTTTCAGCCATTATCTTAACTTTCTTATGGTTGTGTAATATTCGTATGCAAAAATAGCCATATAAGAGGTGGACTGACTTTTAACTTTTGTGAGTTGCGTTGAGTACCTTTGTATAGAACAAAACCGTGATTTTTATGAAATACTTTGGCAGCATATTGGATTTTACAAGGGAGCGCAATGCCGACCTTATGAGGGTGTACCGCGACAGACTTGCCGAGGCAAGCATCATCGTCATGCCTGTTATCTTTCAGTTGGTGGCCGACTCTCCTGCTTCTCGTTTCTGGGTGAGCGAGGAGCGTGCGGCCATTGTCATTTCAGCTATGGCGGCAGGAAAGCCCATGCCGCGCATGAGGAGCAACAAGCGTGAGATGTTTGAGGAGATTTACCGCAGATACCTCCTCATGCGTGAGGCCTATCCCGACAAGTCGGTCTATGAGTTGGTTACGAAGATTGTCAATCAACCTGCGCCCAAGTTCTATCTCACGCCTCGCACGGTCGGGGAGTTTATTTACCGCATAAAGAATGGATGGTATGACAACCAATACGACAGATACAGAGATTGCCGCACTGCTTGCGGAGAATGACAGGCGCAATGAAATCATGTTCGCCAAGTTCGACCCTGTCACTGGTGAGGGGTCTATCGGTGAGCGTGTGCGTGTCAGCATTGCCGACTTTGCCATTCCTGTTCAGTGGTTGCCTGTGGAGATAATGGACATTACCTTTGTCAAGAAGTTGGTCAAGGCTGGCTCTATCGACAAGTTTCTCTCGTCCGTGATGCACGTTGAGCCGAATGACGATGACTTCATCAAGGTGTCGCGCACGCTCATACGCTTGCGCTTCAAGCACGACTTTCCATTTTGGACGGCTACGCTCGTCTATATCCACAACAAGGACGCAGGAAAGGACGTGCTTTTCCGTCTGTGGTATCCGCAGCGCATCCTCGTGTCGCGCTTTGAGGCGAAGCGAAAGGCTGGCGAGCCTATCCGTCTTATTCTCTTGAAAGCGCGTCAGTGGGGCGGCTCCACAACCACGCAGCTCTACATGGCGTGGTTGCAGTTCTTCCACAAGAAAGGTCTCAACTCGCTCATCATCGCCCACCAAGGCACGGCATCGGACGAAATCAAGGATATGTTCGACCTCATGATTAAGAAGCACCCGGTGGAGTTCCTGCACAGGTTGGGCGAGGTCTATTCGGAGAACGAGCCTAAACTTGTCGGTGTCGGCAAGTCGGGTTCTACGCACCGTGTGCCGCAGCGTGAGTGCAAGATTAAGGTAGGTACAGCCGAGCGTCCTAACGGTTGTCGTGGCGGTGCTTACTCGTTGGTGCATCTTTCCGAGGTGGGTCTGTGGCAAAAGACGGAGGGCAAGTCGCCCGAGGACATCGTGCGCTCGGCTTGCTCTGGTATTCTCGCCAAGCCTTACACAATGATTGTTATGGAGTCCACGGCCAACGGTACTGGCAATTTCTTCCACCGTGAGTATTCTGCCGCTGCCGACCCCAATGTGTACTCGCAGTACGAGGCTTTGTTCATCGCATGGTTTCAGATTGAGCATTACTCGCTGCCGTTCAAGTCTGCCGAAGAACTACACGCATTTGCCAAGAAACTTTACGAGAACCGCAACAATGCCTACACTCCGTCCAACCGTGAGGAGAGCGGACGCTATTTGTGGTCCCTGTGGGAAAAGGGCGCGTCACTTGAAGCCATACATTGGTATGTGTACGAGCGTGCTGGTAAGAACGATTTTGCGGTCATGGCTGCGGAGTTCCCGTCTGATGATGTGGAGGCGTTTGTCCATTCGGGTACGATGGTGTTCGACAAATACCTTGTCAAGCGGTTTGAGCCTTACTGCCGCAAGCCTAAGTATATTGGCGAGGTGTATGCCGATGCCGACGAGGGCGAGGAGGCTCTTTCTAATCTCCGCTTCCGTGAGGACAGGCAGGGCTTGCTCTCCATCTGGGCTATGCCCGAGAAGTTTGACGATTACGAGGTTACCGACCGCTACCTTACCGTGGTCGATGTGGGCGGACGCTCCAACAAGGCTGACTGGTCTGTCATCGTGGTGTTCGACCGTCTGAGCATGATTGACGGCAGCGAGCCTCCGTCTGTCGTGGCGCAGTGGTACGGCCATTGTGACATTGATCGCCTTGCATGGCGTGCCGCACAGATTGCGGCTTTCTACAACGACTCTCTGTTGGTCATCGAGTCCAACACCTTGGAGACGCACGACAAGGAGCGACAGGTGGAGGGTGGCGACCAGTCGCAGTATATCCTCAATCAGATTTCGGACATCTATCCCAATCTCTACGCTCGCAAGCAGTCGGAGGACGAGATACGCGAGGGCGCACCTCGCAAGTATGGTTTCCATACGAATGTGGCCACCAAGCCGATGATTATCTCAACCTTGGTCAAGGTCATTCGTGAGCGTCTCTATATCGAGCGTGACAAGCGGTGTCTTGACGAGTACGACACTTATGAGCGCAAGCCGAATGGCGCGTATGGTGCTATTGTCGGCAAACATGACGACTTGCTCATGACGCGTGCCATCGGTCTGCACATCTGCTACCGCGAAATGGAAATGCCCGAATTTGTGCCTATCACAAACCGCACACTCCGAAAAGACAGAAGCCCCGTCTCCGAGGCTTCCATATAAAATCAGTAAAGCCTCACAAGTCCCCTCGGCTTATATGCCTTATCCGACTTATGAGGCTTATTCTTTATTGTGGTTGCAGCATCTGCTGCGCTTGGTTCACGGCTTGCATGTTCGCTCCCTGCTGAACCTGCTGGGCAAGTTCTGGCGACATTCCGTCCGGCACTTGCCCTTGCTCCAGTTGTTCCCTCTGCGACTTGATGCTCTGCAGCAACTCGTCCGCAAATGGGAACTCTCCATGTTCAAGCAACTGCTCCACACTGATTGCCTTGGCTTGCCACAACTGCATGAGCATGTCGTTGGTCAAGGCGCGGTAGGCTGGCGTGGCGGTGCTTTCCACAATGCTTAGGTCAAACTCCACATCGCGTATCTTCCGTGGATCGTACTCCACGATGGTGGAGTTCTTTCCTGCAATGTTGAACACGCGCGGAGTGTCATAGAACTGCTGTATGTTCTTAACGTCCTTGTATGCTCCGTCTCTGATGAATGCCGAGAACGTGTCGAGCAAGTCAAGCAGCGAGGTGGTGGCGTTCTGCGCCTGTTGGTTGTACAGGCTGGCCGACATACCCGAATAGCCGGGCTTTCCCTGCAACGCTCCGTTCACGCCCGATATGTCCTCGAAGAACTTCAGCTGCATGTTCAGCAACTCGGATATGCCTATCTGCGTGCAGTTGTTGGCTATCTGCTGCGGCAGTGCCTGTCCTGCCTTAGGCTGCTTTATCATGATGATGCCGTTGAACCTTGCCCACTCGTCTGCCACATCTTCCATCGACATGCCCTTGGGCAGACATTCTTCCGGGAACAGCAGCACGCCCTTGGCTGACGCTCGCATTATCCAGTCGTACATCGTTATCAAGCGGTTGGTGTACCGCTGTTGGTCTATCACGTTGCTCACAAACGAGTGTATCTCTCCGTCTATGAATGGGTATGCTTTGAACACGTAGGGGTGGCTCTTGTGCTCGTAGGGTGTCTCGCCCTCTTCAAGTATGTCTCCGAATGGGGTGAGCATGTAGTAGTACCAGTATGAGTCCATGAACCACTCATAGCGGATAAGCGGCACATCGTCCTCACTCATGCCTAACTCTCGCGCCTGTTGCAGCCGCTTTTCGTTCTCGTCAAGCACAAGTGCCTTGAAGTCCTCCATATCCACTTTGAACACGTCTCCGTTGTTCACGTCATGGCAGCGCACTCTCTCCTTGCTTTCCTTGCGCCACACCTCGATTACTCTGCATCGGCTCTGGTCGTAGGGTACAAGGAAGTCGTAGTAGCCTTGCAGGGGATAGCCGAAATTGTCATACATGGCACTGAGATACGACTTGTCCTTGGCATACCTGTATATCTCGGCCAGTCGGTCATAGTCGGCCTTGCTGTGGGCAAAGCGTCCGCACAAGTCCTCAAAGCTGATGTCGTGTATCTCGCCCAAGCAACTGCAATCCCAACCTCTAAAGTCCCTCATGTTGTTGTCGATGAAGAAATTGTTGGGTTGCACATAGTCCGTCCAACAGTCCAGCTTGTCTTCTCGCCAACCGTACCACTTCCTCTGTACCACAAATCCCGATATGAGGAACTCTTCCATGCACCTTGCGTTTATCTCGGTCATGCGGTTCAACTGCATGTTGCATTGCAGCACGGTACTCATGGTTTCGCCATACCGTTGCTCGTCTCTGTCTCTTGCCGTGCAGGTCGGCTCTTTGGATTGGCTGCGGTACACGCCAAGCACGGCTTGCACCATGCGTCTGATGAGGTTGTTCTTCAGCGGCACGTTGCCTTGTTTCTTGATGAGTTCCTCTTCCTTCATCATCCTGCCGTTCACGCATACATAGTCATCCCACTGCCTACCGTAGGTGTAGTTCTTGTTTCTCTCACGGTCTCTGCGGAATGTCTCCATCGCAAGCCAATACTGCTGTGCTTGCCACAACACCTCAAAGGCACGGTTATTGCCCATCGTGCGCCTTGCATGGCTCACGCTGTCCAATTCCTTTTGCGGCATCACACGACTCATTCTATGTAGTTTCTTTGTTGCCATATTCATTGTGTAATTTGGGACGATGCAAATTTATATTATTGCACCGTCCCTCATTGTTTAACTATTGTTGGTTCATTCTGCCGATGTCGTCAAGCAACCTGTCGCGTGTGGTGGTCATTACCCTCACAAGGCTGTCGCGCTCCTCTGCGTTCTTGCTGCGCAGATACTTCTCGGTGAGCAGTTTCATGTCGTGCTTGTACCGTTTCATGCGTCCGTGCTCTCGCATATTGTACTTCTGACGGAGTTGTTTCATGCCCTCGCGGTAGGCGGTTCTGTCGGTCTTTTTCAATTTCGACAACTCGGTCTGCTGCTTGCTAACCTCGTCATAGGTGGAGAGCAACTGCTTGGTGGCCTCGGTCTCCATTCGATTGCTCATCTTCTCCTTGGCTTTGGTCAGCACGCGGTTCTGCTGTGCGGTTTTCACACTGTCCCATGCCTCCTCTGAATATGCCCAGCCTGTGAGCGGTGCGCCTCTGTGTATCTTGTACTCGGCATATCGCTCGGCTATCTCGGCTGGTGTCATCTTGCTTGCCTCTGCTGCCGTTGCGCCCAACTCGTCAAAATAGATTTTGTCGGTTTGGCTCTGTGGGCAGTTGAGAATACGTGCAATGAGCAGCGCACACTCGCGTGAGGTCTCGGCATCGTCTCCGCAATAGTCCATGATGGCTACCACTGCATCGGTCAGCGATTGCGGATTGACTCCAACGCCCGACTGCACAAGCAGGTTCACCACATCGTTCATGGCGGCTACCTTGTCTTTCGGCATCTTCTGAAGTATGGCCGCAAGGTCGCTTGCCAACGGCATATCCTTTACGAGGTAACTCCAGTTGGCGGCTTCTCCGTTGAGTGCCATCTGTCCTGCCGAACTCATCACGTCTCCGCCTGTCAGTCCCTCAATGCTGCCGAACATGGTGTGGTTGATTACATCGTCCCACATCTTGCTCTTCTCATCCTTGTCGTCTCCTGCAATAAGGTATGGCAGGTATGCGACAAAGTTCCATGCGAATTGCAGAATGTAGCCGAACACGCCTATTCTTGCGATGTTGTGCAACAGACTTCTGCGGTACTCGCTCTTGGCGTTGCTGTCTGCCTTGTCGGGGTCTATGCCGTCCCTGCGCATCTGTTTGGCCATGTACTCCTCACTCATGGATTGGTAGCCCGGCTCAAAGCGGTGCTTGATGTTGCGGATAGCATCATGCAACTGCCTTGTATATGACATGGACGAGTTGCGGAAGATGGTGAACAGCACGCTCAGCCATGAACGGTCCACTTGCATGGTGGAGAGAAATGCGCTCTCGCTCGACTGCTGTGTCTGGTTGAACAGGATTGTCGCGTCTTGCTTGGCGCGTTTCTCTGCCACTTCCTCGTCATAGCCATAGCGAAGATATTTGTCTTTCTTCGTCTTGTACATGGCGTGTGAACCGATGGCCACGGTCAGCGCATCGACAAAGGCATTGGGCGACATACCGATGCGTGAGGCGATTTCCACCACATGGCTGCGCCACATCTTCCAGTCCATCTCGCTCTTCATCAGTCGTGGGTCTCCTGCCATGCGGCTCTTCCAACGCTTTTCAAGGAGTGGCAGGTTTTCCATAGACCATTTCCATGCGCCTATCGGATTGGCGATGTTGGCGGCAAGATATACCGGGTTGCTGTCCGAAAGGTAGGCTGGCATGGAGAGGAACTGCTTCAATGCGGTGAAAACTCTGAAACTTACCTTTGCTGCCGTTACGCCCTTGGCGATGTTTACTGCGGCCTTGTCAAGCTGGGCTATCGGTGGACGGTATGCTCCGGCGGCCATGCTGCACACGTTGCGGAAGTTGTTCCACAGGGTCTTGCCGCCTCCGTACACGCTCGACATGTTCATCACTTGATTGCGGAAGTGCTTGTACGAGAGCAGGGTGTTCAAGTCTCTGTTGAACTCTGCAAACGCTGCCCAACGCTCCATCTGCTGTACATGGTCAAGTATCACGCTGAATGCGTCCGCACCCATCACGTCAAGGGCGAGATTGTTGCGTCTGCGCTTGATGATGCTGCCTGTCGAGGTGGCTGGCAGGGCGGTGTCGGTGGTGTCGTCGGCTACATCCACATCTTCTGTTCTCGCATTGGCGAGTATCTTCAATGGGAAGTAGTTCTCTATCGCGGCCATTGACGCACCGAACATGCGCTTGTGTACATCATTGTACTCGTTGCGCTTTCCTACGAGGAACTCCTCCTGCATCCAGTCGGCAAGTTGCAGGAAACGTGGATCAACGAAATCCTTGATGTTCTCGATATTTTCTTCGGTGATACCCATTCTGCGTAACTTCATGCGTCCGTCTGCCATCTTGTCAACCATATAGATGTAGAGCAGGTTGCCTTGGGTGAGTTCGTGGTCTTTCCGCTCGCCTCCGTCCCGGAATGTAATGGTGGCCTTGGGCATCTTGCGCTCCATGGCGAAGAGGTCGCCCCATTTCATGTTCTTGCCGAACACCTCGCTCACTTTCTCGTCAAGGGTTTTCAAGGCATTCTGATAGCCTTTGTACTCCCTCTCGGTTGCATCAACCCAATCGCGCATATAGCGGTTCCAAAGATAGCCCTCACCGTTCACGCTCTTCTTGCCGAACATTCGCAGCATCTGGTCAAACGTGCCTAACGGTGCAAGCAGGAAACGTACTGCGCTGTTGTTGGCTATCTTCTGCACCTTGCCCTCTTTGTGGTGCTCGTCTGTCGGACGGCCTGCCATGTCGGAGTTGGCATTGTGGTGGATTGCCTCCACACGCTGTTTCTCTGCCTCGCGCCATTGCTTGGCTCGCTCTACACTGCCGCCCAACACGCTGCCTACTTGCTCCACAATGGAACGGTAGGCTTCGGCTCGCTCTATCTTATTCTGACGAATGGCATCATTGGTCGCTGCCACATATTCGTTGTAGGCATCTTTCTCCATCATGCCAGCGTCCAAATCTTCCTTGGCTTGCTTGATGCTGTCGCGCAATGCCTTTTCTTCGGCTTTGCTGTCGGTGATGTCCTCGGCAAACTGGTGGGCAAGCAACAGACCGCTGTACTCCAAAACAGCTTCATCGGCCACGGCTTGGTCATCGCTGCCCATGCGGTTCAATGCCTCGGCAATGCGCTCCTCGATGTCGGCCTTTGGCAGGGAAGTGGCTTTCCTTACCACCTGTGCAATGGTCTGTCCGTCCGGGTCAAGCTGTCCTTGCACCTCGATGCCTCGTGCATCTACACGGCTACCACGGGTGGAGAGCAGTCTGCCGAGCATATTTGCACCCATGCGCAACTGGTTATCCACCATGATGTCCATAACCTTGGCCACTTGGTTGCTGGTGTCCTGCTTGCCGTGGGCGTTGTTCACTGCCGAGAGTATGCGCTTGGTCTCGTACTTGCTCAAATCATCGAGCAGTCCGTTGTCAAGCAGCACCTTGGCAAGGTCGGTGATGCTCTTCACGGTCGAAAGGTCATACTCCCTCTGACGTGCCATCGCCTGACGCAGTTTGTTCAAGTTGCCGCCAATGGCTTTCATCGCCTCCTGCTTGGCTTGCCAATTGTCGGCATTGGCTTGGCTCGCTGCAATCTTCATCTGCGTAATGGTCTCGTCAAGTCCCATGTCGCCATCGCGGAACTTCATGCCCCCATCGGGGTCGGTCTCTGGACTATGGTTGTCCTTTGCAAGTCCTGTCTTGTCGTGATACTCGCCAGTATCAAGCAAATCAGAAATACTTTCTGCAATGGCACTCAATGTTCCCGCAGGTGCTTTGCGAATATCCTCTTTGAAGTAAACATACTCGTTTGCAAACTTCCCATCTTCTGCATGAAATCTGTTAGGACTTCGTTTAGTCCTGATAACAATGCTTTCGACAGGCTCATCACCGACATTTGCTGCGTTGATGTTATGGTTGCTCACTCTGATAGTAAACACCTTGCCATTGGGCGTTTCAAATGAGCCATACCCACTTCCAGTGCTGCCTCTTGTCAGACCAAGACTATTGCTTAAATCTGATATAAAGCCCTTGCTGTCAGTTGTATTCTTGTATGTTTTTGCAACATTTGCAAGTGCTTCTTTGGCTTTCTCGCGTTTTTGCTGTACCTTTGCAGCGTGTTCAACATCAGTAGGCTCTAAGTGCTTAAGTGCTGCCTCATTGGGTTGGGCACTTTTTTTATACCCATCACTGAACTTCGTCTCATCAAACCCTGTCTTTCTCCGCATTACCTCGGTGTCGGCTGCATCGAACACGGTAGGATTACCTCCGTTCTTCTTGCGCTTGTAGGCTTCGTGCAGGACAAACGCCCATTCCTTATCGCCCCATTTCTTCTTGCCGGGGATTTTCAAACCCTCCAACAATTTCTGCAATGCTTTTTGGAGCATGGACTTCAACTTGCCCCAGAACGTAAGTTCCTCGGCACTCATTTTCTCAAAGCCTTTCTCACCGATGCGCCCTGCAAGGTCTGCTCCGTATTCCTCCGTGGCATCACGTTTGAACTGCTCGCGCTTCTTGCTTGCCTCGACATGGGCTTCTGCCATATCCGCATAGTAGGAGGCGTTGCTGTCCTCGCCATTGGCCTCATGCTCCTTGCGCTTTTTCTCACGCAACCGGTCCACCTCTGCATCGTACATCTTCTGCGCATTGCGGTCAATGGTGTTCCGTATCTCGTCTTTCGACACGTTGTAGAGTTCATCAAGAGCATTGTTCAGTTTCTCCTCTTCGGGGAACAGCACACGCAGTCCGTCATGCCCTACAACCTCATGGATAAACGTGTTCTCCACATCTGCCATGTTTGCATTGTTAGGCACAACAACAGTAACCTCACCCGTCAAAGGATTAAAGCTGCCTTTCATCCTGCGCTGGCGTGTACTCGGCAATGCGGCCACCTCCTCGTCCGTGCGGATTATGCGCACAGGCGTATGGAGCCGCTCTGCCAGCTCGTTCACTCGCTCGGCCATCGCATTGTTCATGGCCTCCTTGGGTTCGCCCACCCACTTGCCGGACATCTTGGCATTGATGCGTGCAATGTCCTCGTTGGTCATGAATGGGGCGTGTCCCTCGCGTCCGGGGATAACATCGCGGTTCTCCATATTCTGCTGGTCAAGTGCAAGGCTCTCTTCGGGAGTGAGTTCCTTGCCGTCCAACTCAAAGCGGTAGCCCATCTTCTCCAACTCCCTGCGCACCTGCGGCACAAAGCGGTTGTAGTCGCGGTGGCTCTTCAATGCCTCACGCTTGCCGGGGTGTTTCTTCCAGTACTCGTCAATGAGTTTGGCTTCTTCCTCGCGCGTGAGCACCTTGTCTATCTTGCTCCAGCGTGAGAGGTATAGTGTGCGGCCGTTGTTCCACTGATGTGCTCCTGTGGGCAACAGGGCATAGTCGGCATGGAAAGGCTCATCAATCTCCGATTTCGGAATGAGGCTGCGCACCACAACAAGGTTCGGACGCTTGTACGCCTCGCCAAACTGGGTGTTAAGCGGTGTCTCGATGGCATGGTCGTAGGGGTCGTATGCCGCCCACAAGCCTTTGTCCTCGGGGTTCTTCTTCAAGAAGTATTGCAGCTGTGCGTCCTTGGTCTTGGGTTTCACGAACTTCAATCCGTCATTTATCTGCAACTCCGTGGTTTTCTTGCCGTCCACCACGATGTAGCCGTTCTTGTTGAGTTCGTCCAACTGCCGCTGCTGCTCTGGCGTGAGTTCAATCTGCGGTGGGTTGGAGTAGTTCCACTTCTGTCCCTGCAAGGTTCTGCGCTCGCCTGTCTCCGCATCGGTGAACGCCATAGGCGAACCGAGTGCATCGTCCTCAAAGGCTTGCACATTGCGATATACTGGCACAAGCTCGCTGTCGGGCAACGACTCCAGTTCTATTGCCTTGGGGGCATCGTCCTCAAGCAAACGGAACTTGGTTTTGTCCTCGCTCGTCTCGTCCTCATCGTCTGCTACAACATCGGTAGCGGCCTCCACGCTTGCGTCCATCTCGGCATACTTCTTTTCCTTTTCTGCCATTTCTACTTTCATGGCCTCGGAGTATTCCTCAAACTGACGCTTTGCCTCTTCAAGTTCCTTGCCGAACTCAAAAGGTTTGCCCTCACGCTGTTTCAGTTGCTCCAACTCTGACTTGCCATGCTTTACCATGCGCGTGGCTATGTCGAACCGCTCCGCGAAGTCCTTGCCCGTAATGACGTTCTCGGTGATATCCTCAACGGCATTGCGCAAGAGCGACTGCTTGACAGGTATGTCAGTCAGCCCGAGTTCGGGACATGAGTAGGTCATTTTGCGGTGTATCTCTGCAAAGAGCGAACCGCCAATGTTCTGCGTCTCACGCGACATATCGGTTTTGACAACGAAGTCATAGCCACCCAACGACAAGGTGAGGGTGTTGCTCTGTGCCGCATTGCCCGGGTGTTCTTTCATGGCCTTTACCGCATCGAGGATTTTCTTGTTGTGTTCCTTGATGAAGTCGGACATGGCATCAACAGAACCGAACTTCTGTTTGCCTACGGTTATCTCCGTAAACTTGCCACCGGGGAATGCTTTTTGCACGGCAAGCAGGTGGGCGTTGGCTTTCTCTGCTCGCTGCTCTGCGGCCTTTATCTGTCCCTCCAACTTGGGTTTGGCATTGTGGATATAGGTCTGGTCGGCCTCCCACTGCTTTCTGCGGCTCTCATACTTGCGCACGTTTTTCTCCGCATTGTTCTTCAGCAGGGCATACTCGCTACCCGAAAGCTGTGCCACGGTATCACCGAACACATCTTCTTCCTCTTCAAGCACACGGTTGTTCATGCTGTCCTGCATCAGTCGGTCGCCCTCCATCACGCTGTCGGCAATCGCTCCCTTGGTTTTCAGTCGCTGATAGGCTGTTACGTCAAGGCTGTCCTCCACACCGAAACGGAGCACACGTACTGGCTTGCCCCATTGCTTGTGCAGGTTGCCCTGTCGCAAGATACGGCCATTGCGCTGTGTGTAGTCCATCGGTCGGTCGGGTGCATCGAGGTGGATAATGGTGTGCAGACGCTCCTGTATGTTCACGCCTGTGCCAAGGGTGGCTGTACTGCCGAGTATTACACGCACCTCGCCACGGTTCACCTTGTCGAAGATTTCCAGTTTCTTCTTGATGGTCATACCGGGTTTCATCACAACGACCTCACTTTCGGGTACGCCTTGCGCTATGAGTTTCTGCTTGATGTCCTCATGTAGGTTGAAACCGCTGCGCTTGTTCTGGTAATGGTCGGAAAAGATGGCCACTGTTCCCTTGTAGCCGTCCGTCTCTTTCAGCGAGCGCAGGGTTTGGCGCACGGCCTCGTTGGTCTTGCTCCTTGGATCATCCTCTGCGTCCATCTCCACAAGTCGGGCATCTACTGCGGCTCCTTGGGCAATGCCGTACATGGTAAGAGGAATACTGCTGTTTTCTTTCTTCTCCTTACCGCTCATTTGGTCAAAGCGGTCAAGTTCGGCTCGCACATACTTCATCACGCTGCGCAGGGCGCGTGTCTGTGGCAGGTAGATGTCCTGTGCCTTGCCACCCTCCATTTCGGGTATCTTCTTCACCAACTCGGTTTGGTCTTTGGTGAGCACGATGTCGGCCACGCCCGACCATATACGCACAAGTTCAGGCAGGTTCACATATCCTGCAAAGCGGTTTACTTCCTTGAACTTGCCGCTGGTGTTGAACTCTGGCATCTGCTGTATGTTGCCGAAGTTGCGCACGAAGTCGTCAAAGTAGTAAATGCCGTATTCCTTCATGGTGTCCTTGGGCATGAGGTAGCGCATGAAAGTCCATATCTCTGCGGCTGTGTTGCTGATAGGCGTACCAGTGGCGAAGATAACATTACGTCCGTTGTTCTTCTCCAACACGGCTTGCGTCTTTAGGTACACGCCCTGCGACTTCTTGCTGTATGAGGGGTCAACGCCTTTCACTCCGCGCTGCATGGCTGTGGCAAAGCCGAGGTGCTTGTATTCGTGTGCCTCGTCAATGAGCAGGGCATCAATGCCCATGTCGTCAAAGTCCTCCACATCGTCTGTCCGGCGGTCGAGCATTTCCTGCGCCTTGACTGCTGCGTTCTGCTTGGCAACGGCTTTCTTCTTCTCGTTGTTGGCGGAGCGTTTCTTGGATATGCCGTCCGACAATGCGGCCATTTCCGCTTGCAGGTCGGCCAACTCTTTCTCGGCTCGTCTTGTTATGGGGTCTCTACCGCTGGTGTCTGCCTGTCGCATCTGTTCAAGCACAAGCATCTTCTCGTCTATCTTGTCTTGCACGAACTGCATCTGACGCTCATCGCTGTCGGGGATAAACTCAAAGGTGCTCTGCGGCACGACAATCATGTCCCAATCGTTGTACTTGATTTTGGCGTAGAAATTCTTTCTGCCATCTGCGTTGCGGTCATTGTCCTCAAGTGTGAGTATCTTGGCATTGGGGTAGAGTTCCTTGGCCGAGGCTGCAAACTGGCCTACGGTGGCGTTCTGCACCACAATCATAGGCTTGCGTGCCGTGCCGAGTCTGCGCATCTCCATTGCTGTGGAGATAAGGGTGAACGTCTTGCCTGTACCTACCTCGTGGGCGAGCAACAACGGCTGCATCGTGCCGCGCACAATGGCCTTGCCTTGGTGTGGGCGCATCTTGAACTTGTGGGTCGCACCTCCGAAGTATTCGGGTACGAAGTCATCGGGTATGCTCATAGGCACATAGTTGTTGAAACGGTCGTTATACTCCGTCTCCATGCGTGCCGACAAGTCCGCATCGCTCTGCATCTTTTGGCGCATCCAGTCCTTGAAGTCCTGCCGTATCTCGTCTATCTTGGCGGCACATGCTGACGTGGCCTCGCGGTCGGTGATGGTTTCCGTTGTGCCGTCATAGCGTTTCTCCGTGCGTGATACGATGACGCTCTTGTTTTGAATGGCGGCTCCGATGAGTTCATGCCCCATGATGGTTTTCTTCAGCATCTCGCTCACTACGCCCATGGCACGGTTCTTCTCCACGTTCACTCCGTATGTCGGGGCGTTCATGAACCATGTGCCACCTGCTGCCGTGAAATGCACGTCTATGTCGGTGCGCTCTTTCACATAAGCGTCATAAAGTTTGGGGTCGAGCCATGACGAGCCGAGGGTGAAGTCTATCAAGTGGGCAGGGATATTCATAGGCACTACTTCCTGCAATGCCTTGATGTTCCCCGTGTATTCACCATTCTCGTTGTTGGCCTCTGCCTGTTTCAGTTTCTCGCGCACATTGCCGCTCAGATACTTGTACGACACTTCCATCTGCCGTGTGGCAGGGTCTTCAAAACCGAGTCCGCTTTCGATGATTTCATGCTTTACAGCATCCTCGCTCATGCCGAGTTGCCCTGCAATGTAGGGTACATCTATGCGGCCGTTCTTGAACATGCTCACCACAACTCCGTCCTTGACGTTTTCGGGGTGCGGCTCGCTTTCCTTTTCCACGACACGGCCTTTCATCACGTCTGCCTTGTCGTAGGTCTTGACCACACCGCCCTTGCCGTCTCCTTGCTCCTTGTACACTTCCAGAGAGAACACGTTGGGATAGTCCACGTCATTGCGCAGCCATGCCAACTGGTTGTTCTTGGTGAAGTGGCCGTAGGTGCTGACAAAGGCATCGTATGCCTTGTTGAGTTTGTCAATCAATGGTTGCAGTCCTGCATCGCCCTCGTTCTCTGTCTGGTACTTCATCACATCGGCCAATGCGCTTTTGATGGCTGCATAGGCGTTGAAACACTCCTGCTTGGTGTGTCCCTTTATCTTCTTGTCGTTCACTTCAAGAGGATAGTAGCCGCCCATACCTGCCGTAACGAGTTTGCCGTCTTTCAAGTACATCTCGCCAAGTTTCTTGCCGTCTGCCGATGTGTCGCTCACATAAACAGGCTTGTCGCTCTCTGTGGTCTCTGCGCTACCGCGCTCTTCCTCCGTAAACGATTTAACGAAGTCGGCCAACATCTTGCCTTGGTCTTTGCCGCTTACCGGGTAGAGTCCCTTGCTTGTTGGTCTGAACGTGTCGCCCTCCTCAAAGGCAAAGCGCATTTCTCCTGCCATGTGGTCGGGATGCTCGATGAAATACTTGTTGTAGTCCATGGAGAGCTGCTTGGCCTTGCGTGCGCCCGGCTCCTCATATTCGGCTGTGCGCTCACCGCTGATGTTGCTCACGTCAATGGCTTGTGCCGACTTCTGACCGTTCATGCGCTTGCGGATTACGATGATGTCTGATGTTACGGTCGTGCCGCCAAAGGTCTTGTTGTTCATGCGGAATGCCCCGATGAAGTCCGAACCTCCCTCGTTTACCACCCAGTCGCGCAGTGCCTTGCTGCTGTCGAGTGTGCCGTTTGACGATATGAAGATACCCAGACCGCCCTCACGCAGTTTGCGCACGTTCTTGGCAATGCAGAAGTCATGGATATTGTGGAACTTCTTCGACAGGTCGCTGTCGCCTGTGGTATCGTTCACGCGCAACCCGGTAACGAATGGCACATTGGTGATGGCCAAGTCCACACTGCCGTTGGGTATGCGTGTCTGCTCAAAGCCTTGTATATCCACCTTGGCATCGGGATAGAGCAATGAGAGAATGCCGCCCGATGTGCCGTCTATCTCGATGGCGTGAATGTCGCTGCGCTCGCTCATGTCGGTAGGCATCTGGCCGAGGATATTGCCGATACCTGCCGAACCCTCCAAAATGTTGCCGCCCTTGAAACCGAGTTTTCCTGCAATGTCCCAAAGGGTATCGACAACATAGGCAGGGGTGTAGTATGCGCTGTTGGCACTCATCACGGCTTGCTCGTAGGCTTCCTCACCAAGCAACTCGCGTATTTTCCTGTTGCGCTCACGCTGTTTCCAGTCGTAGCCTCCGTCACTGAAAGCGGCTCCAAGTCCGCCCCAACCGCTGAATTGTCTGAGCACACGCATCTGCTCGGGAGTGGCTGTATCACCGCTCTCAAGTAACTCATGTGCCAACTCAATGGCTTTGATGTTGGCCTCTATTCTGCCGTTTACCGAGGTCGGGGCATGGTCTGCGCCTCGCTCCGAATGGTTATTGCGCGTGTTCTTCGGCTCTGTCAGTCCATGAAGTCCAGCGGACTCAGCCCGATTTGCGCCAGTGCTTTGTCCTCCTCGTCCTCTGTCAGGTCTTCCACTTTCTTGTGCAGCTGCTTTGCGAGTTGCGCTTTCGCCTCCTCGAAGTCCTTGCTGTTGTCCACGATTGTCGGTCGGCACTGTTTCGGTGCGTACCGCATCATCATTTCTTTGTAATCCATTTTCTTCTTTCGGTTCATCGAACAGCCCGGCAAACAAATTGCCCACCTGCTGCTCTGGTTTAACTTTCTTCTTCGATGCCTTTCTCTTGGCTGCTGCCTTGGGTTGCTCCACAGGTGCAGGAGTTGTTGTCGGCTTGGTTTCTGCCTCTGCCGCTTTCTTCTCGCGCTCCGCCTTGGCCTCACTTGCAATGCGCTCCGCCTTTTGGAAGATGTCCTCATTCTGCGACTCGGCTGGCTCTTGGGACTTATGGCGCAATTGGTCGGGCCGGGCATTTACCCACATGGCAGGAGCAAGACCTGTGTCAATGCGTATGCCGCCCATATCGTTAGGCTCGGCCACCACTGCATCACGCCATGTCTTACCATCTGTCGAATACTGCACTTTATCACCTACTTTGTATTCGTCCTCCTTGGCATCGCTGCGTTCGGGGATATATTTGTACACGGCACGTTTCACATGGCTCAGCATGTCGTTGTAGGTTACATCTTCAGCAAACCACAAGTTCTGTCCGTAGCGGTCATTACCCTTGCCGTTTGGATTTTCCACACGGCACATGATACCTGTCACTTCAAGATTGTCGCCACCTTGATTGATGCCTTTTCCTGCTGATGGTTCAAGTTGGATATTCACATACAACTCTCTGCCCTCGGCCAACGGCAAGTGCATGGTTACATCACCTCCTGCCGGGGCTATGTCAGCCACCGCAAGGGGCTTGGTCTTGCGCTTGCCTTTCTTGTCTGCCTCTCCGTGGGTAGCCTCGTAACGGTCAAGTCCAAGGTCGTCTATCATTTGGCTTGCAAGGTTGGCAGCGTCCTTGACGGCTTTCTTCTCGGCATTGCGCATATAGCCGTATGCCTCGTTGAAGTCCTTTTCCACTTGGTCAGCCTCGTAATAGCCAAGCAGGGCGAGCTGGTCGTTCACCTTGTCGATGGTCTCATCCACTCGCTCGGCTGTTCCGTTGAGGGCTTGCTCATCGCTTGAAGTTTCTGCGAGACTTTCTGTTTCGCTTGCAACAGTCTCTGCTTCTGCTGCAAGAGCTGCTGTATCTGCTTCTGTTTGCTTGTCTGTTTCTTTTCGTTGCTCATTTCTTATTGCTTTGAGTTCATTATTCGCTTTGTCTGCTGCGGCCTGTGCCTTGCCCTCCTCAACAATCATGTCAGCTTGGGCAAGCACGTCCTTGTGTGGCTTGTCGAAGTTCTCCACGTCAAAGGCTTTCACTTCCTCATAGGGAGTGAGGGCGTACTTGTCGTAACCGGGTACATACTCCAGTCCGCCATAGAATGCCTTTAGCCACGGACGCACCTTGTCGCCAAGTGCCTTTACCATCATGGAGGCATAGTCCCCGAATGACTCGTTGCCACGCTCAACCATAGCCATAGCCAGACGCTGGCCAACGGACATGAGTTTCTGACGCTGCTCTGCGGTCAGTTCATCGGGATCACGGAACTTCAACCCTGCATCGCCCTCGTCAGCACCAATGCCGAGAATATCACGAATGTCATTCATCAGTCCGTTCATTTCCTCGTCACTCACCTCATACTTCGGCTTTTCTGTCTCCTCGGTCGGCTGCTTGGGTTCTTCCTTGGTCGGTTCTGTCGGCTTTTGCTCTGCCACATCGGCCATCTCAACCTTGTTGGCTGGCTTCTTGGCTGTGGCTTTCTTCCGTGTTGCAGATTTCTTCGGCTCTATGGCATTGCGCAACTCCTGTGCGGTCAGTGGCTGTGCGTCTGCCACGGCATCGGCATTGCCCACCATGTCTGCCGCTTTCTTCGCGTCCTCCTCACTGCGGAACATCCAGCCTCCGCTCTTGCGGTCTCTCCAACCGCGTGCAGGAGAAAAGCGTCCCTCGCCAAGTCTCTCCTTGGCAAATTCACTTACGGCACGCTCTTGGTCGGCTGTCAGTGCGCCATCAAACGTAAGCAGGGATACATCGCTCGTCTTACCTTTCTTATTAGTATAGGTGGTAGGAGTGATGGTATAAGCTGCATTGTCTGCATTTTCCGTTGTCGGTGCTGCCGTATCTTCCTTTGCAGGAGAACTTGCCACGGTCTCTTTCTTCACCCCGGCATACTCCGCAAACGGCTTGGTCTTGCGGTGGCTGCTGTCTATCCACTTCTCGAAATCTTCGAGGTTCGTTGTGGACACGACAATCCTGCGCCCATCTTCCCAACCTTTCTCATAGTTGGCCAGATAGTCGCTCTTCGCCTCGTCCATGTCGTTAAAGCCAAGCATCACCTTGTGCTCGTCAAACGTGCCATCGGGATTGTACTGGTCCACCACATACACCTTGCGCCCGTTCCAACCGTCAATGTCGTTGGAGAGGAACACGTCTATGTGGTCTCCGTCCACGCCCTCCGTACCACGGAAGTAGCCGTAGGTGTTGTGCATCTTGCTTTCCCACTGCTTGCCGTTAGCGTCCGTGCCTTTGCGCACACTGCCTGCGCCGCTACCAATGAGTGTTGAATATCAGTACATTACGTCAAGCTTGGGAAACATTTGGGAAACATTTTAAACATATTCTGCGTATTCTGCACGCATACATCATATCTAAGAAAGTTCCTTATAATCCTTAAATGTTAACGACAATGTAAAAGAGCACATTCAAAACAGGTAAGCGAGATATGTAATAAAAACACATTCTGCTTGTTTTGCTTGCAAAATTAACGATTTTCTCTGAGATAAAAGCAGGCATTAGGTTTTATTTCTAATTCAATATATCATATTGAGTCATTCTGCTACCTAGAGATTCCACTCCACCAAGTATATTCAGTAAAAAGAAAAAGAATCTCCTTACGCACATATGCAGGTTTAGGTTTAAGTTTAATTGGTCTTATATATATATAAGGTAGTAAACTTGAACTGCTCCGAAACAAGTTTGATTTTATAAGATTAAAGAGGCATGTATATACATGGGTAAACTAAACCTTAAACTTGGTTGTTTAGTTTACCTATGCTTCAACTATTCAACTTTTCTCTTTACCGAGAAGTCATTATATAAAGATTTGCCTGTCGTTATACTTCGATATTTTTACAAGGATCGAAAGACTCATGTTCTCCATGAAAGACATAACCCAACTGATTTGATATGCACATGGTATTGCCTATCTTAACATCCACATTATAGTGAGAATGACCATATATCCAGAAGTCGATACCGCTATCCTTGATATAATCTTCCAATTCTACAGTGAAGGCTCCGTTTGCCTGACTGCCGGCAAACTTGGGACATTGCATTTGAAAAGACGGTACATGATGAGTGACAACTATCTTTTTTCTGGCTTTGCTGCATGAAACGGCTTCTTTCAAAAACGCAACGCACCTTGCGTGTTCACGGTTGAAGTCTGCAAACGTGAGAAGCTCTTCATTGAAGAAGATGCGTCGGAAGTCGCTTATGACTTGTTCCGTATAGTATGCCTCCTTCAATGGGATCTTAGACCACAAAGTTGTTACGATGAAGTCGATGTCTTCTACGTGTACAACAGCATTATAATAACTGTGAACGTTGGGACGTATTTCAAGACAAAAGCCATCGTTAAGCTTGGCAATGTCATAGTATTTGTAGAACTCGTGGTTGCCCATGCATACTATCACCTGCTGATAGTTCTCTGAAGCCCAATCCCAGAATGGATGCTTAGAATAGTTCTCGTCCCCCAGGTAGCCGATGTCTCCTGCAAGAACGAGAATATCCCCTGTCACTTGCCAGGGATTCTCCTTCAAGTATCTCCAGTTGTCGGCAAACTCCAAATGGAGGTCTGACGCATATTGTATTTTCATAACTGTTCTGTTATAAATAATTCGTCTAATTGTTCCAATAAAGCCTCGATGAATGATGAATTCTGATCAAGAGCCTTTGCAAGAGGTTCTGAAAGCGTGTTCCAATCATTTCTTATTGAGGTGACAAAATCTCTTATGCAAGCAACAATCGATTCGGGAGCGATAATCTCGTTGTCTTCCATGATGACCACATTCTTCAACACATCAGACCGATGCTTCTTGATGTCTTTACTATTGACATGCTTTCCGTTAGCTTTGTCTTGCAAAAGATTGAGGTAAGCACGTGCCTTTAGAGCTATGAGCGCAGCAGAGTCTGCATGACGAAGCCCATTGGTCAGCTTGCTATGCTTGATGGTGAAGTGATAGAAATCATCATCCATGATGATTGCACTTAGACTTGATGTTTCCTCGTCAACGGGGAGAGGCTCAACAATCAGTCCTTTCGGCTCACCAAGAATGTCAGGATGCCGTGAGAGCAGTTCTATCATTTCGGGATATTCTGGTTTTCCGTTGACAAAACGATACAGTTCGTACTTTGGAGTTTCACCTTCTTCTTGCTTGCGTTTCTCTGGGCGATAACCGCCTTCTCGTATAAATTGCCAGAAATGCTCTGCAAAGTCGGCTGTCATCTTCTCCACAACTACAATCATATCAATATCGTGGGTGGCACGCGGACGTACTGTCGTTCCAGTCATAGTGATGTCACAAGCAGTTCCACCGATGATGACATAGTTATCTGAATAGGCTTCAAAAGCCTCACGAAATTTCTCTAATCCTTCCATTCTATTTCATTAATTAAACGTTCAACTTCGCCTTCCACTCGTGGGTCTTCGTCCTCACGCAGAGAAATAGCCAAAGATAATCTGTCAACCCATTCGGTTTTTGTACCAATAGCGGTGACAGGTGGGTATTTCCATGCTTCAATGATGATGTTCCCATCAAATTCGTTGGGGCGCACTAAGACTCCCGATGATTTGAATTCCCGTAGTTGTCTGACTGGCACCATGATTATTCTTTCCGGATCGGGATTCAGCCACGTGTAATGTGCAAGGGCGTTAATGCCACATACAGGGAAATTATCGTCTGAAAGGAAATCGTCACAGTAAATGCGCTCTTCAACAGGGTTAACGAGGAACGATTGGGCTTGCTTCCACAGTTCCATTCCTTTCTTGTCAAAGTGGATGACCTTCCGCTTAGAGCCTCCAGAGACTTTTTGGCAAAGCTCCAAATCTTCGAGACAAGTGATACCAAGTGTAATGCTTGCATATGAATACGGAATTTTGTCCTCAATATCACGTGCTGCCAATCCTTCGATACTCTCTATCTGTAGATGATAGAGCAGCAGGTATTGTGCGACAGGCGTTAAGACCTTAGCTTGTTTGGTTTTACGAATGCGCTCATTAGCCAGAAGCATAGGCAAATGGACATATTTGTCAGATACAACGAAATACACGTCTTTGTCGATCAGTCTCTGCCGTTCATAGGCAGGACAAGTTGGCAACAAGAATACGGTAGGAAGCTGGAATAACGAAGTTAGGTTGTTTGCAGTAACAGACAAGCCACGTGGGGTAGCTACTTTATCTTTAGGTTCTGCGAATAGCAATGGCATACCATGAAACTCTCCATCGTAGAACTTGTACGACAACATTTCTCCGATGGTAACACCTTTCATCTGCGCCTTGCTTCGTTCTTGCAGCTGTATAGGTCTTCCTAATATGGCGATCTCTTTCATTTTAACCATTCTGCATTATTTTAATACATCATTAAAACGATGCAAAAGTATTAAAATAATCTGAGACAACCAAAGATTTTCAGACAATTTATATAAGATATGCGTCATCCACCACGTAATCATAACCGACCTCTCCCATACACTTCTACTCCACCAAAGAGATTTAGAAAAGAGAAAAAGGAATTAGCCTCTGCTTACATTATAGGCTTTTGTTGAAGTTTTATTGGTCTTGTATATGTTTTTTTGATAGTTTACAAGTTTATTTTAAAAGTTTATGGGTACTGCTACATAGTGATTTACATTCATAACTGTTCTTTGGAATTCCGTTCAGATTTCTGTTTTTATGAGAACAAAAGTGATAGCCAGACATATGAATTCCGACTATCACTTTTATCTAAAAAACACAATATTTACCTGACTTCCTCACCTCTGCCATTGATGATAACACCTCTACATTCTGAGTCCTCACAAAGGTAGAGGTCGTAGGCTATAGCTTTGATATTACTATATATTGGAGGTGTGATAATCTTACCATCTGGAGACATCAGACCGTACCAATCATATTCTGTCTCATACTGTTTGCAGCGAGCTACTGCATGTATAGGAGATGGCACAGAATTCATTTCTTCACTTGTCACGTTGCCTTCATCGTCATAGTTCTTTGTTGACTCGTAACGCAACTCGTTGGTCTCGTATGTCAACTGCCCCACATTGTAGATATAGAAGTCATTGATGAGCTTGCCCTGCAAGGTATATCTGCGAATGACATGATCGGGAGTTATCTCGGTAATCATATCATCCATTATACTGTATTTGGCTTCGGTGAATGGGAAAACAGTACCCATAGAAGCGTTCAACACACTTTGCTGTTTGCCTTGGGTGACAATCCAAAAAGTATCGACAGGCTCTATTGCATCATATTTGGCAGTCAACACCCAGTTTCCCTGCTTGTCGATCAGACCTACAGTGTTGAGGTCGCTATTTGCAATAACACAATGATTGTTGTGAAACACATAGCCGTCATACTCTGGATTGTATGGAGTCTTGAGGTCTATGGCTACTTTTCCTTTCGCATCGATGAACTTCAGCCATCCATTATCATCGACACAAGCCAGACCGTCGGAAAATATCCACGCATGGGCATACTGAGGCATGATAGCTACCTCACCAGTCAGAAGGCTTAGATAACCACGTTTGTCTCCACTCTTGTAGCAAGCCAGCGTGTCCCTACCCAACGGCTTGAACAGCCAGTCAATATCTGTAACTGTTTTCTTGCCGTCAGCGTTCTTTACATAGCCAGGGTTGTCATACAAATGGAAGTAGGTGACTCCTCTAGAGAGTTTCATGGTATCATAAACACATTCTTTAGCTCTGTATTTCCAAGGGAGTTCCTCATAGAACGCATGACAAACACTATAAGCCACAGCTGCGGTCAACATAACCATAATGACAGCAAAGGTCGAACCGACAACACGGCGTATGAACTTGCCATACTTGGAGTCGTCCTTCATGCCTAATATTGTCGTAAACCAGTTGGCTATACTGGCAAGGATGGCGGTGAATCCGTGCCAAAACAATACGAAAGCTCGTTTCATGGATGTCGATTTCATTTGTTTTCCTCCTCATCAAAGGCTTCATCAGCCATGTTTGCATATAGGTTGCGACGCTCTGATTCAGATGCAGGAACCGCACAACAACCTTTCATCTCTGCTGTTTTCCAATTTGCCAGACGACCAAAGAGATTCATACGGGTGCTACTGTCTTTCTGCATCGAAGCACGTGTTCCCTCATTGCTGTAGTCAAAGTTTCGGGCATTGCGGATAGACATTGACATGGCCACCTCTACAGAGTCTTGGTTGGCTCCCATATAAGTGAATGTCCATCCCTCGCCACGCAGCCGTTCCACAAGTTCCTTAATGGTCTTGCCGTTATACTCGCGAGAGGCATTCTCCATACCATCCGTGATGATGGTAACGACCACCATAGTATCCTTCATGCCCTGTACATGCTTGTGCATACCAGTCAGCGTCATGCCCATAGAGTCATAGAGTGGGGTTGTACAACATGGCTGGAAATCCTCTATATTCAGCGGCTTGGCTTCTGTCACAGGAGATTTGTCATACAAATACTTTGTCTCACAGCTACAGAATGTCACCAACGACACGAAATGATTCTGAGTGTCGGCAAACTTCTCTTGCGCCTTTTTTATGCCAGCTAAGGTTTCGTTGAAGCCTTCAACTGCGGCTTGACGTATGCACTCCATCGAACCGCTACGGTCGAGGATGATTACATTGAAGACCTGGGTCTTCTGAATTTCTTTCTTTACTTCCATTTTCTTTTATTTTTATATTGTTACTCAAATGAACGCATTGTCTGAAGAAAGGGATCGAAGATTTTGTTAACCTGCAATCTTTACACCTTGTGAGTCGGTAGATTATCCCTCCACTGTTCAATCATCCGCTTGCACCCTTCCACAATATGTGAGGCCACACTCTGATACACGGCATCAGTCTGATAGTGTGGATCTATAACTGCGGAATCTGTACCAAATGCCAGTTTGTCGAACATGACAATCCTGTCCCAATTCGCATAGTCAAGCACACGGGAAATGGCATTACGGTGTTCCGCATCAAAGATAACAATGCAGTCTGCCTCCTGCAACTTCTCACGAGTAATGGGTGTGCTCATGCCTTTCAATTCATAGCCCAACTCTCTGGCAATTCGTACCATATTAGCGTCACGAGGGTTTTCTCCCCAGTCCAATGTGCCACGAGAGAACACTTCGATATTATTCATTCCCTCTTGTTCGAACATCGATTTGAGTACACACTCGGCAAATGGACTTCTGCATGCATTGCCCGTGCAGACAAAGCAAATGGTATATTTCTGTTCCATGATTAATCTTGTTATGAGGTTATTTCTTTTTGTTGTTTCTCTTGTTTTGCTCGTTGATGACTTGCTTTCTTCGCTTAAACTCCTCGATGGGCATCGGCTCCTTGCCATCTCTCTCCGTGAGCTTATCATAGAAGGCATTAAGCACACGTAATATCTTTGAGGTGCCGTGGCCGCTTTCCTTCAGGTAGCCTTGCAGGGTCGGCGGCTCCTTTCCTTTATCTGCGCCATAGAACACCCAGTAGGTGCAGAGAGCGATGTCTGTACAGTGCAACCCCATGGCACAAGCGATATAGAAACCGCCTCGGTCGATGCGCTTACTAAACTCTGGAAACAACGACACCATACTTTCAACGACATCGGCACTGTTATCAACAGGGTAGTAGAAATACTCCATGCAGTACTCTTCACAAAGGTTTTGCATACGTTGGTTCATGCCGTCATTGCGAAGGTCAATGATGGTATGAACGCCTGCGTCCTTGATAACTGGCCAGGCTTAGCCCTGACTGCGTGATGACATTGTCTTTCCCCTTACACCTCCGTATGCAGGATGTATGTCGGGAATATTGAGTGCAAGTATTCTGTTGATATTCATAGTATTTTTGATACAACTTCTATTTATTCCTATTCATCAACCATTCTATCAGTTGATTCACCTCTTTACTCAACATTCCAATATTTGCAGGTAGTTTATGGGGACGAATGACTACCATACCGATGGCGTATTTCGGATTATCGGCAGGAAAACATCCAACAAACGTAAATTCATCAGAAGTTCTTTTGTTGTCATCACTTTGCCGTATGTTGTACATACCTACCAGTTTTACACCTTCTGGAGCAAGTCTATGTTGTATTCCTTTTTTCTCAAAAATGCCAGTAGCAATCTTCTTGACATATCCTAAAGATGACTTTGGGTGGTATATTTGATTGAAAGTCATAGCCAACTCTATGGCGTCACTCTCTGCTTTAGTATCACATGCTTGCCTCCATAAATCCGCTCCATTGGGCATGGTCGTGAAAGCCTTGTACATTCCGATTCTCGACTTCATCAGTAACGCCTTTTTGAATGTAACTATTCCATAACCACCTCTTCGCCAATTATGATCACGTATTTTCAGACTATCACTGACTTTCAATATTCCACATTCAGTATCGACCATTCTTCCTAAAGGCGTATTTGACTCCTCTAAACACCTTGCCGCTATAAAGGGTACAAAGATGTCTGTAGAACAGACTTTCTTCTTGAATGGAACATATACCATATCACCACACCCTTCACACTCTCCATCCACCAGTTTTTCCAATGATGCCCAAGCTAATACTTCCGATGTTGTAGCATCAATGACTGCGATCTGTCCATAGACACCTTCTGTTTCCAACATCATGTTTCTATCCAATAGGCAATAGCATGAGTCTATAAGTTCTTTGTCTGCTAATGGACAAATTTCAACACTATCGTTGAAATAGGAAACTTCTTTTCTCTGAGCATAGACACCTACGCAATAGAATATTAGCATGAATACTAATAAAGTTCTAACTGTTTGTTTTATTGTTTTCATTCCGTCTCTACATCTTTAGGTTGTACAATCAGTTCCAATCGCTTGATATCGTCTTCTGTCAGTTGGACATTCCCTCTATTTCTGTAATAGTCTAGCACTCTTTCTGCACCATGTCGGCCCAACACAGCATGTTCTTCTGCTTTCATGTAGTATTCAACAGCAAGTTGCTTGTTTGATTTGCCATTATCGTCAGGTTCATAATAGAGGTCGCCAAGAATCAGATAGGCGAGAGGTACACGATGAGCAATTATGGCAAGCTTTGTTGCATCTGCTCTCAGTCTACCTTTCCAATCAGGTATGGTTAACAGCAGTTCTGCCAAAGAACAACCTTGTTCAGCCGCATCCTTAACCATGTTCATTCCTGATATGGTATCACCTTTATCTATAGTTATAATTCCAAGAAGAGTTTTAGCTTCTGGTGAGCCATTATTGCATAGCACATGTTCCACGCTGTCTGTACCTTCTTGAATATACGACTTATAGCCATCCATCAATAAAAATAGAGTTTTGTATTCATGTCCATCTGGCAAGCCGTAGATATAGTCATCCATGCGATTGATTGCTCCACGCCACTCTGCCATGTGAGCCATAGTAATCATTCCGAAGAAATCCTTCTTCACACCGATACCATCTCGATAGCAATCTGCCAGTTTCAGATATGCCGAACCATCGCCCCAGCGAGCTTGATAGAGCAATGACATGACTGAGTCCTGCGGACAGACTGTCATGCTCTTCTGCTCTGTCAACTTCTGCGAACACAAAGTTTCCTCCATCACCTGTTGCTCAGAGCAACTTGCAAGAAGCAACATCATTATTAAATATAAGCACCAATTCTTCATCATAATATTCTGTTTTGTTTTACTCAACAATGCATTAACTATGAGGAAACCAATATTGCAACAAAATGCTTCATTGTCTAGATGTATCAATATTCTTTCTTATGATAGAGTTTTGTGGTAGAACATCCATGTGCAGCACAATTAACGCACTCTGTATGACCTGGTTTGTGCTCGTAAATCTGGCAACCACACCCACTATTACATTTTCCATAATAGAAAGACCGGCCTCTAAAGGAGACATCTGAGTTTGAACGTGTCTCTACATAATCAGCCACAATCTCTCCTGTTCCACCACATCTGTTACAAGTATATCCTGCATAAACGCCGTATCCGCTGCATAGCGTACATTGGAACGTTTTATGGCTTTCCTCCTCATAAACATCCTCATTTGCGTACGAGTTCGCTGTTGAAGGCTTTGAATCACAACTAACAATTGTAGAAGCGGTTATAATGCTGAACAATACGACCAAAATGCTTGCCAACGATTTCATTTCTCAATACCCTAATCCGTGTCGGGCACAACTTCTAAGTTTGTTATTTTGTATGTTTATGATAATAGGGATGGAGAAGTAACCTCAAATCTATCACCTCAGAGCAGCTCATCATCGAAAGTCATCTCTTTCTCTATCAAGAAAATCTTTGGTCAACTTCACTGTTTTCTTGTCTGCAATACATAGATGTTCCTGCAAGTTCTTCTTGACAGTATTGTTGTCTATCTTTCCTCTCTTGTAGTTCTTGATGAGCAGATTGATATTTTCAAGTTTGCTTCTTAACAGCCATTCAAACAGTGTTCCTTGCTCACGAGGTAGGTCAGAGTACCATTCGTCAATGCTTGCACGATGTGCCCGATAGGTGTTTAGCGTGTACATATAGTCATCGTGAATGACTTTTGTCGTCTCTTTGTCATTACACAGATCCGCCAGTTGCTTGTATGCCTCTATCAGTCGATAGTCAACGGGCATGATAGAACGCCATGCTGCCACATTCATATCCGGTTGGTTGCCGCAGCTATATGTTGCCATCATGCCATCCACCACCTTGAACAATATCTCTTGGCAATCAGGCTCTTGCCATTTTCCACCTGTTGACTCAAAGAAATGTTTCATCTGCATTCTCGCCACCTCATGCCACACAAATGAGGCATTGGCTTCATCCTGACCGGCGTTTATTATTCTTGCATTGGAGTAGAACAGTGCTACAATGGTAGGGATGGTGTCGTTGTATGTCGTTTTTAGTCCATCGTTGTAGCTCTCCGTCCCCATCTCCATATCTTCGATTTTGTAGTTTCCGGTGTTGCTGTATACGGTGTCGGCTATGGCCAACAATGAGTCGACCGCTTGTTCGGAGCAGGTGACATATGGCATAATCCTCTTTTTGTCAACACTCAGGCGTTTCAAGGCGAATTGTGATTTGCCTTTGGGCTCCATCAAAGTGCCGTTCTCCTGAATGTTCTTTTTATTGTTGTTGACACTGCAAGCGGTAATACTCGCAAAGACCAAAAGCACTACAGCAGTTTTGTATATATTTGTAGCTTTCATGTTGTCTGTAGTTAGTTGTTCAATGTTAATGTGTATTCCCCATAAACTGCCCAAGAAAGATGATGGCGCTGAAGCACTCGTCTATCAGCATATATATGAAAGGACGATTGGCATGAAACTCCACTTCACGATATTTGGGAGAATCTGGAGCAGAGCCTACTAAGCAACACCGAGTTTCGGCGTATGCCTCTGTTCCATATTCATTGACATCTACATATGCCTTTTGCCGAATGTCGGAAACAAATAGCGGAGCCTCTGACATATTGCTGAAGTTTGCCTTTATATCATCAAACATTGACGATGCTCCAAGTGTCTGCATAGCTTTGCTTAGACTTACATCTGTGTCGATTCTAAATTTGGGAATCTTTAGTTCAACCTCGCAAATGTCCATTTGTGAAGGGATGTATTCCAACATTTCATTGCCGAGCATGTCTGTTATCTTTGCGATGTAAATATTAGGATTCGGCAATATTATTCTCATGCAAAAGCGACCTCCATGATATGGTAAATCAACAGCCGAATAGTCTTTGTCGGACATGTAATAGAACAAATCACGTTGTGACATCATATTGACATTCTCATTGCCAGCATTACCGTAAAACGTTTCCACGAAAGTATACTCTTCGTCGAAAGCTTTCATCCATTTTTTGCAAAATCGTACAGAGTTCGCCAATGTGACTCCATCAATGTTTAGACCTTCCGTGATAGTTGCTTTGTATGTGTCATGCATTACATTAATGAAATCATCAGACAGTTTTATTCGATTGTAAACATCAATACGGTTGCTGATACTTAAAGGCAATTCTCTTATCAAGGTTTTGCAAATAGCATTCAAGTCTTGAACAGAGAGTCCACTTACACCAAGCGCCCTCATAATCTCCTTTTTTGTTTCGCCACTCGCACCATTTGCCAACATGCTCATGAGTAGCATTATGCTTATGGGGGACATTGTTGTTGACTTATCGCCATTGTATTGGCGGTAAAGGTCAAACATAAATGGGTTTGTCTCGCTTATGTTTTTCCTAATTTCTTGATCTGTCATAACTATCTTATCAATTTTATGTTACTGATACATGCCTGAATCGCCCAATCTTTTTACTCTATGTCTTCAGTAGCAATCACATCATAGACGCTGTCACCTCCCCAATAAATCATGGGAGCCAATGTTTCCGAAAACTTGTTGTAGTTGGTTTGTGGCGAGACACTTTTCAGCTCTATGAGTTTTCTATTCAATTCCTCTTTGGATCTTGCAAACACCATATTCCAAAAGAATCGGTCTTCTGACACATAGTCTTCCGAGTCGAAACAAGGATATCGCTCAGCGTCTTTTCCAACGTATATGCCATTTCGGGCACAACCTTTAATGGCATATTCAATAGCCTCTTGTATATTCTCAAATTTTACTCCAAAAACATAAAACGAATCTGTTTTCTTAATTGTCTTCATATTAGTTGACTTTGTAGTATTTTACATAAATGGTTCTATGCATAGCAGCCATATTTCCCTAATATTGTCTTGTGTTTTTTGAAGCAACGATTTGCTTTCGCATATCGTCTCCAATTCTTCTTCCGAACGTTGGGGCCGTTCATCAGAATTACCACTATTGGCTGAAACCTTCTTGGGTAGCAGCTCTTTTATCATATCATAAATCCTACTCATAATATATATAGATTACTGTGTGTGACATGCTTTCTTCAGTAGCTTTATCAAGTCTTTGTATACAGAGTCGCTGATTCGTCCATGATCGCGAGCATCGTTGATGGCATTATACACCTTGTCTCCCGAATAAGAATCCAGTCCTCCCCACAAGTTGTCTGTACATAGATTTGTAGTGTGGATATGATTGGTGTTTAGCTGCGTTATCAATGCTGATTTAGCCAAATTGCGGGCATCCACATCCGGTGCTGCTCCAAACGAAATGTCATATCCGTGACTGGTATCGTGCAACCCATCGCCTGTTCCCAATGCGTTTCGCACAGCATCCTCTATATCATCAGGACTATATTGGGATAGATCAAGCGTAGAACCATCAAATCCATCAACCACACTCTCATGGCCACTTATATCGTAGTGGCTACCATCTCCATTAGAGAACAGGTCGCCTAATCTTTCAAAGAATTCAAACATAGTGTATTCGTTTTTATAGTTTTACTTTTACTTACTTGTTCTTTTGATCTCTGAATGCCTTGCGGAAAATCTCGCCAAGCTCTTCTTTCGTAAGCTTTGATTTACCGAGATACTCGTTTCTGAAATATGCCTTTGCCGTTGAACCGATAGCCCAGGCAAATGCAGCAGATGTTGCAGCATCAAGAGCTGCACCAACGGCATAGCCAAATCCAGTTGACTCCATAAGCATTGATAATATCTTTGAACCGACATTCATTGAAAGAAACCACATGCCTGCACTGAGTACAAACTGCTTGACGAATTTCCAACCTTCATCTTTTGTCAACTGCACGCCATAGCACTTTCCTATTGCAACAGCACCTGCACCCATTGCAGAAGCCGTCAAAGCCCAATTCACATGAGCAGGAACTACAGCAGTTCCAACCACAGCAGCCATCATAGTCTTGATAGCCACATCTGCATCTTGATCGCATACATATACTGACTTTGCCATATCTTAGTACTCTTATTCGTGTCGAGCGCAACTTCTAATCGTTTTATAATAGAGATGTTGCAAGCCATCAAAACCTATCAAACAAAAATAAAAAAACGAGACTTGGTTTTCTTTATTCCCAAATCTCGCTTTTGTCGTAATAGCCTTATCAACGTCAGTCCCTTGTAATCTTGAAGCCCAATTTAAAAATGAGTTTAATTGTTTCAACAGACGGGTCTTGGTCTTACTTGAGTACTTACACATTATTTCTCGAATGACAAATATTCTGTCGCCACATAATCAGTAAGCCATACTCCATTTCTTGACAAATAGAACTTTGCACCATCATTGAACATTCTCTGAGATTCAATTTTAAAGACTACTGGTACGCCGTGTCGTTTACCAACATTAATAGCAGCTTCGATTGTTGATGACAGATGTACATGTATTCTGTTCTGTGGTTTTAATCCATCTTTTAAAATATCATCTACAAAGTGTTCTGCTGTTCCGTGATATAGAACAGATGGTGGGACACATTCATCTAACTCCACATCCACATGTATCGAATGCCCTTGTCGTGCTCGTATATATTGCATATCAGAAGAGAACTCATATCTCTGCTTATTATTCGTATTGACAATATCTTGTAACACATCAAGAGTAAAACCGTGATTACATATCAAGTCTGACACTTTTCGCCACCCATTATTGTCGAACTCGTATTCCCTATCATGGCGAAGCAAATATGCCAATTGTTTGCTTTTGTTATTCAAATTCATGATCCTCTAATTATTTGTTTGGTAAAAATTGAGTTTCTATGTATTATATCGGCGATTTGGTACCGTTCAAACTATCGTTCTTTGATATAATGGCCCAGCAGCGTTATGTAGCGGAGGTTTAGTACCGGTACCATCCGACCGCTACAACGGTACCATTGGAGCGATATTATCAGGAAAGTAACTAAGCAATCCTTAAAATGCTGCGTTCCAATACAGACTTGCATCACCACCATACTCCTCAGTAAGCAATGCCATGAATAGTGTCAAATCATGTTTGTCATCATCACATTTATACTGCTCTGGATAACGGTTTACGGTGAGGTCGGTGATTTTATATCCATCATCGACTTTCTCGTACTTGGCCACATAGATACAGAATCCAGTCCAGCTTCGGTAGTAACGGATAGTGTTATCGTCACAATACATAAACCAATGGTCTTCCATGGCATCTGGGATGTGACCGTATTTTACACATTCCATAGCATTCTCAGGAAGGATGACACCAACAGGAATTGTGGTGTGCTGTTCTGGCATTGGCATGATAGTCCAGCTGTCCTTCGTAGCGACAACTGTTTTGACAGAAATAGGATTCTCTCCATTGAAGCGTTTTGCTGAATTTCCTGCACCCATTTTCCACATCATCAATGCCTTCAGCACCTCTGGGGACGGATCACTTTTCTTGTTTTCCGTCTCTGCAAATTCATCCGCAAATGGTTTGTAATTACCTTCGGGGTTATGCGCCTGATGAGTATTGTGGTCATCGAGGATGGCAAAGCTGATGAGACGGTACTTGTTCTTGAACTCAAGTTCTTCAAACACCTCATGGAACAGTTTGGCAATATGTGATGGAGGATTACGATAGGCTCCACAGCCAAATGCTCCCAGCACGAGGGAATCATGACCATGTCGAAGACCTATGCGTAGTATTGTACGCATCTTGTCCTTCGTCCCTTCAATCAAATCATCTGCAATATGTGTGGCATCCTTTATTTTTGGCCGGTTCATACCAGCAACAGAAATGAAAGATAGGCGTTCTGGTGATTCCATCAGTTTATAGCCGCGTTGCTCATCCTCGCGGAATAGCAAGGCGCCAGGCGTATAGATGCCTCCAAAATTACGATCCAGAGGGTAACGCTCACCTGTACTTACTGGTGTAATATACTTCTTGTACCAAACGTGATTGATAAAGTATTCTGTAAACTGATATAGCGAACGGAACAGATTGGTACGACGGAATAATGATTCTTCCTGTGCGCCAGCACCCAGCATTACACCGCCACCTGGATGTCTTCGACTCGCCATGTTCAGAATAGCAGGATTATAACCTTCTCGACAGAGGCGAACGCCTTCTTCGAGACAATCTGCATTACGAACTATAATCTTTGTTTCTTCCTCATTAGTAGGAATGTTATCTACACGAAACTCATTCTTGTAGAACTTCGTTTCATGTTCCATGCGAGTAATGGCAGGAAATGTTACACGTTTGCCATCTTCTGTTGTATAGTACCCTTGGTTGACAATTTCTATCGTACTACGATATTCCTGTGCACGGAGTTCCTTGACTTTGTAATATGCAATACGATCTCCCTTAGAAGCCTTCTTCATCAGAGGTTCATAGGTTGAAATAAAATCTGTGGAGTTCCAATTCGTTTCATTCGCATCGGGAGTTGTTGGAGTAGCCAAAAGATTCTCAACAAATTCCTTTGGCAAGATTACATTTTCCAAATCCAAGGCATCTTCAAACAGTGGTGCAATTTCTTCATCACGGAATCCTGCAATGCCACAGCCGATTCTTGTTACAAGAAACATTAGTGTTGTATTCTGCTTTGCAAACTGAATAAAGGCATCTACGTATGGTCTGATGGTTTCAACTCCACCCTGCATAGTAGGAATAGCATAGCTTCTTCCTTGTATGCCAGTGCCTAATCCCCATACCGCACCAAAGCGGTTATAGGCAAGCCTTGCTGCTCCACCACCATGTGAACCTTCAAGGTTGCTGCCAAATACGAATATCTCATTCTCCTTCAACTTGGAGATTCGATCTGGTGTATATCTTCTATTGTACTTTTTCATTTTATTATGTTTACATAAACGGTTACTTCTAATCATTTTATAATAGAGATGTTGCAAATCATCAAAACCTATCAAAAACAAAAAAACGAGACTTGGTTTTGTTATTCCTAATCTCGCTTTTTTGTTGAAATATTGGCTTTTGTCTGTTTTGGGGGGATTATGGCAGAACGTAATACATACTGGTCCTTGTAGGTAATTCATATAATTTTCCAACACTCCATTTCAGTCCCTTGATATATGAGCGTACTGCATTGTTGGCTTTCTCGTTTGTTGAAACCCAAGCATATTTATATCTTGATGTCTCTAATGTCATTTGCCTCCATGGAGAATTAGGAATGTTGTCTTCGAAAATCCTCATTATATTTTTGACATGCTTATCTTTATTTATCTCGATAGCATCAGACTGGAAAATGTTGATTTCTGATATAGATCCGTCTTTTTCAACCGTCAGCTCGGCTATCAGAAAAAAACCTTGCTTCTTAAGCTTTTTAATTTCTTTATTATTCAAGAAATTTGATGTCGTTTTCTTTGCTTCAGAAGTGTTTAAAAGGGGATATGGGGCTTCATCAAGCCAACCTTCTTCAAAGACCATATTGTCAGCAATTCTTTTTATCTCTCTTGCTTTACGCTCTTCTTCCGATAAGTTTTCCTTTATGTCAAAAGCACCGATGGCCTTCACCATTTTCGGCCTTTCCCCATTAGGTATTTGACCGTATGCAACACACTGTAGCAGTAAAGCAGCACTAACAATCATGCCTCTTTTAAATTCGATTCTTCTCATAGTGTTTTTTTTACAAAATCTCCTTATCTCGTTTACCTTTCTCGAATCCTTGGAATAAAGGGACATAAGAACAACAACAGTATTAATTAAAAAAAACAAATAGCAATGAAAAAGTTCATCCTTTCAGCAGCCCTCGCAGTAGTCAGCTGCTCTGCTTTCGCACAGTTCAATGTAGGTTCATCAACCTCAACTCGCACCGATATGTTCGGCAACACTGTCACCACTCACCGTGATTCTTATGGACGTACTACTGGTACATCAACTACTGGTCGCACCGATATGTTTGGCAACACGACTACCACTCACCGCGATTCTTATGGTCGTACCATTGGAACTTCTACCACAGGTCGCACCGATATGTTCGGTAACACAACCACTACTCACAGAGATTCTTATGGTCGCACAACTGGTACGTCAATCACAGGTCGTACCGATATGTTTGGCAACACAACTACTAGCCATACGGATTCTTACGGACGTTCTACTGGAAGCTCAACTACAGGTCGCACCGACATGTTTGGCAATACATCAACAACTCACCGCAATTCTTATGGTCAGACCACAGGTACTTCTACCACAGGTCGTACCGATATGTTTGGTAATACAACGACTCAACAGAGTAGCAACAACAGCAACAGTTCAATCTGGACATGGTAAATTATTGTTTAACTCATAAATATTATTGATATGTACGAAGATAATTTTGATTATGACGATCAGTACCAAGATGATGAAGACTATGGTACTCACTACGGAGAGTTCGCAGGTTCCTATGCTCAAGATGTCGAAGGCTATAGCGACGATGTGATTAACGATGCCTTTGATGGCGATCCTGATGCCTATTGGAACATTGATTAATTCGGTATTAAGTAAAAAACACATCTACAACGATGAAGATGAAAAAGTATATATTCATAATAGCTGCTATGTTTTTAGCTATTAGCGCAAATGCCCAAATTGTAGTAAACTCACGATTTAAGTCTATGACTTTTGACGAAATGGCTGCGCCTCTAATTATGGCACAACGATTTCAACAAGAGTGTCTCAATAATCTTGATGCTTTAGCAGAACAAACAGAGCAAGCTGAGCAATTTATCAGCGAAGAAAAAGATCCTGCAACATGGGAAGTGTATGCAGATTGCTACAATTCTATAATCGATGAATACAATTCCATTTTGAAGAATGGCACCAATCAAGGAACGAGAAGAGCCATTTCTGATTTGAGAAGACAAAGCTCCTCGTTGCTTGCAAGTATCAAAGCTGCGTACGATAGACGTAACAGACTTTCAAATGATCAGTATGCCCGCCTGAGAGCAGTAGATGGACTAATGTGTAACCGATTCTTCTCTGACATATCTATCGATGAATTTATGAATGGTAAAACTCCTACTGTAACTTATCAAACCAGAGAAGAGTACAATGCTGCTCATCGATGAATCCTGCCAAGAAAAACAATGCCATAACCAATGCTTTGGCCTCAGTATATGGTCAAATGTTTCCTGGTGGCAAACAGGAAGAACGTATCCTTACCACCGAACTCTACGAACAGCTCGGTGGTAGAGTACAGAAGAAAATAGTCAATCAAGCCCTGTGTTGCGTCTTGTCGTCTATCATTTTATTTAATGCAAAATGCAAAGGGCAAGTAATGGAGATAGTGAACAGACGCTTTCAAACCCAACTAAGTCTTGCGGACCAAGATGCTATCGTACAATTTGCTGTAGCGCATAACAGTTTTGTCGCTTTAATTTTTAATGAATAGTTACTTTCTAACCATTATGATTGCATCTTTTGCATTTATTTCATGTAGCAATGATGATGATCAGTATAATTCAGCCATTGTCGGCAAATGGAAAATCACAGAGGTTAAAACAAGCAAATCTGGAAGCTATATCGCTTGGCCTTTCAAGACAACGTATGCCTTATTCAAGTCTGATGGCACATACTACGGTTCTGGTTATTTCGGCGCAGGCAGCGGCACTTGGGCTGCAAAAGGTAATACCATCAACACCTATGTCGATGGCAAACTATACGTTTCGTACGAGATTATTTCTCTAACATCAACGACATCTGAACTAAAGATGACAATGGGTGATGAAGCTATATGTATTAAATGCAAAAAGGAGTAATCATTCCTAGGATATATTTGAGAAGGATGACAGGGTCAAACACCTTGCCATCCTTTTTTGTTGTTATATGCAGGTGGGGACCAGTTGACATCCCTGAGTTGCCAGATAATCCTAGTGTTTCTCCTGCATTGACAAACATGCCTTTTCTCACCCAAAACGAAGATAGATGGCAATAGCTAATGGTATAGCCACCGGTTCTTACTATCACATACTTTCCAGAACGATAATCTTGCCCAACTCCAATAACCTCCCCAGGAAACATAGAGAACACCTTTTCGTAATGAGCTGCAAGATCCACGCCGTTGTGCATAATTGTCTTGTGCATCACTGGATGCTTACGCATTCCATACTTTGAATTGATTCGAATGTTTTTCAATGGAAATGAAGCATTCGGATAAGAAAGAATGTCAGGTGCTACATTCTTTGGTAAAGAATCAGACTTCGCAATTGAGTCCATAGGAGCAACATCCGTTGTTTCTTGTGGATTTTTCTTTTTATAGACATGATGCTTCTTCACAAACCCAATCGTGTTGAATTGGGCATGTGCAACAGACGAACAGAACATAAACGTCAGTATCAATATTGGCAACTTTATAGCTTTCATGCTACAAAGGTAATCAGACTCAACTGAACTAAACGAAAAGAGTAAGCACTTCCCTTCTCCATCTAACTTTATTTATGTTTATAGTATGATAATTGAAGAATAATCATACTTTTTTCATAACTATTTATAAAACTTCTACGATACTAAGGTGGTTCTTCTACATCTTCTGCATATACAATGTAATTTTGTTATCGGATTGGCTTTACGAATTAATGTTTTCGTACAAGCCACCAGATATAAAACGTATAAAACAAAAAGCAAATGAATTACAATTTCGATGAGAACGAGATGCCTTACAACATCCTTGAACGTTTCGGACTCACTCAGGCAATGATTGACGACTTGCCCACTGATGTCCTTCAGAACATCCACAATGGTCGCAAGTCTCCTGTCTTGCCAGTCCATATCACAGCCGATGATGGTGAGGAAGTCAAGGCACGTACAAGGTTCAGCCTTGTGAGAACAGCCGAAGGTGGCGTTGACGTGCTCTTCTATCCACAGCTCGATGAGTTTGATTTGAAACTCTTCAACGAGCAGCAGGAAAAGAATCTCCTCGCAGGAAAACCAATAGTCGGTCATTTGGAGAGCAACGAGGTTGGCAATGAAATCGGAGGCAAGTGCTTCTTTCAACTTGACCCTGAAAGCAAACAAGTGCTTAGTGTTCCAACACCGGTCATCGGCAGAAATATCCAGTATGTAGCAGACCGTTACCGCCTCACTGGTGCTGAAATGCAGAAGTTGCAGAATGGTGACATCCTCACCATCATCGAGGATGATGAGGAACAGACCATCGGTATCGACCTTAACTCCAACACCGGCATCCGCTTCGCAGCAGGTAACGAACTTGTCTGGAAGCGAGAAGCAAAGCGTGACTGGGATAAATTCAACTTCGGCATCTTCGGTTGTTGGACAATGGATGAGAACGGTAATCTCGATTACATCCCAGAAGAGAACTACACCGAAGAGATGTGGAATGAGCAAAAGAAACTGGGTATGCGTATGATGCAGCGATAACCCAAAGTATTAACCAATAAAACAAGATTTCATGGCAAATGTAAAGTACTATCCAGAAGATGTGCTTGTGGAGAAATTCCAGAGCGGAGAATATGGCTGGCTTGACTACATCAACCATCACTCACCAGAATGGCAGGAAGAATACACCGCATTCTGTAAAGAGAAGAACCTTGTAGTCAACGAGGAATCGGCAGAAGAATTTGTCGATTGGAAAGGTGAGAAGATTGAAGCTGGCGAATAAACACACTGTACACAACCAACAAAAAGCATTAGAATATGTCTATCAGATCAAATGCATTACCAGTAGGCAGAGACTTGGCCTCTGAACTACAAGCTATACTTCGCAAGAATGGTATGCAAGCACATATCATCAGACAAGAAGAAGGTTATCAGTTAGCTGTTCAAGGCCACGATTCTCCTTTGCTCACATACGCCATCACGCCACAGCAACATAGGGCATTGGTTGATTGGGGAGCAAACTCAGCCAACAAGCGAGCCTACAACACTGTGGCAGAACTCGTAAAAAACGATTTCTACATGCCACGCGACTACGTCCATGCCCGAAATGCAAATGGCCGTGTTGCCATGGGACTTCACGGCTACCGCATAGGCGTTGGCGAATATGGAAGACTACCATGGAACAGACGTTGCGCCCACATGATGATGGATCCGTATCACGGACGCTTTCTGGGTTGGACTCCAAGAAACCAGGAAGGATTTCACATGCGAAGAGTTGGAGGAGCAATGTTCATGCAAGGTGCTCCTATAGTACCAGAGCGTCCTGACGGCAGAATGAAGCCAGGCGAAATGCAGAATGGTGGCTACGGCTTCTATTATAAAGGCGGTCAGCAAAACATGATACAGCAACCTTCGCAGGATGTGTTGGCAGACTTGCAATCTGTCATTACTCCCGTGGAGGTTCGTCCACGTCCAAAGGAACCAGCCAAGCCATACAACGAGCTTATCACCTCCAAGGTATATTTCAGCAATGCCAAGTGGCAGGAATGTCTGTCTTCACACGGTATCATCGTTGATGTTGCCAACAAGACACTGACCATTCAGTCCACAGCCACCAAGCAGGATTTTGTCTATGACCTCACAGAAGAGGAAGTAAAGAAGCTGACCAACAACTCCATAAAGGAAGTTCCTGTCCAGAACCGCATTGATATCATAAACAATGTCATCAAAAATGATTTTCAAGATAAGTTGACGATGGATATGCTCAATTCAAAAGAGCAAATCTGTTTGAAACTAAATCCAGAGGTAGAGGCAGAACTCAACAATCGCCAACAGATGGTGCAAGAGCAGTCTATTGCGCTTGACGGCGACCCAATAACTATCGAGCCAGAAGATCGTAGCGTAGCCCATGTAGATGGCAATAGCCTGTATGAGCAGAACGAAAACAAGGGATGGTTTCGTGAAGGCAAGCATGGCAGAGAGGTTCAGGTTGACGACATCAAGGTTGAGCCTGTGCGTGACGAACAAGGTCAAATCCAGAAAGACGAGAAAGGCAATGCCAAGTTTCGCATGACAGCCCTCATCAACGGAGAGAGCATCAGCCATGAGATTACCCAAAAGCAGTATGACAAGTTCATGGCTATTGATGACTATCACCGCATGAAACTCTTCTCCCACATCTTCAAGGAGGTGGATATGAAAAACATCCCAGGAGAAGGAAAGAACATCGGTGCGCAGATTGGAGGAGCCCTCCTTGCAGGACTTGCCGTGATGAGCGAACTGGGCAGAGACCGTTCTGCACCATCCATCTTCATTGAACACCACCATGACCACAGACCACATGTCTATTTCAAGGGCAGTGTAGATTCACCGCAAGATCTTGCTTCAAGAGCTTTCGACGCAGGACTCAACGCAGGAGAACATGGCGTAGGCTTAGGTCATGGCAGATAAACAACTATATACACATAAGAGAGATGACAGACGAACAGACATTTGCAGACTACAGAAGCCGTATAAACATCAAAGAAGTATTGGAGGACGCAGGCTACACGTTTTACAAGCGTGATGGCTTGCGCTATCCTGCGTATGTAGGTTTGGACAATAATGGTCAGAGAATTAGAGGTGACAAGTTCATTGTCATGCCCAACAAGAACTGCTGTTTCCAACCACCACAAATCAAATTGTATTCCGTGACCTCCTTCATTTGGGAGCATCCGCAATTATTCGACGAGTACGAATTTGGAATGAAGGAGTCTGCCCTTGTGCATAAGGTTTGCCAGCGTCTGCTCAATATTCAAGTCGAACATAAGAATCGGAGCATCCAGAATTCAATTGCTCGTAACAAACCATTTGACATCAAGGAATATAAGATTGAACGTTTCAATCCTAAAGATTTCGAGTCACAGAAGCCGTTCTATGCTTTTTTCAAGTCAAGAGGCATAGATTTCGCCACACGCTGCGCCTTTCAAGACAGCTTTGTCCTTGCATCAAGAACTACCAAAGAGGGTAACACCTATAAGAATCTTTCCTTCCCAATGTACATTCCTGGGCAACCAGAAAAATGTGTAGGTTTTGAAGAAAGAGGCTATCCACACAAGGATGGTTCCGCGCGAAAAGGCATGGCAACTGGCACAAACGCCAGTGAAGGTGTTTGGATAGCAAGTCCTAAGAACACAGCCCTAAAAGATTCCCAAAGAGTATATGTCTTTGAAAGTGCATACGATGCCATGGCATTTTATCAGCTCCAAATGCGCAAAGAATCAGGACTTGACAAGGAAGGACGGCAAGATCTGAAAGAAGCCGTTTATGTCTCAACAGGAGGCAATCCAAGCTATGGTCAGATACAAGGTCTTTTGAAAGCTGCACCACAAGCTTCCTTCCATCTCGGCTTCGATAGAGATGCTGCAGGAAGAGTGTTTGTGGCAAACTTCATAGATATAGCCAACAAAAGGAGTATAGTGGCACCTGAGAATGTACCGCACGAAATGAGAGAGTTCATGGAAAGCTTCGATAAACTACCGAAGACAACAAAGGAATTGCTTGATTTCGATGACGATAATTACGACTTGCTACCCGATGACTTGCGAAAACTGTATCTCACATACGATGGAGCAAAAGATTTGGCTTTGGAATATCACGAATCTCACTTCATCTGTAAAGAAGACAAGCAAGATGCAGTGGACAAGATGCGTATGACCTGGAAAGATTTCAAAGAAGCATTTTTGGACAAACTCCATCTGCAGGAAGGTCAGAACCTCGAAACAGTGAATATTGTCCGTGAACTTCCGTCGCAAGACTACAAGGATTTCAACGATGAACTGCTTGACAAGAAGCAATTCTCATTGACCGATGTTGTAGAAACAGCGTTTGATGAGAATGGTATGGACTTGACTTTTGAACGCCAAGAAGAAAATGAAGAAACCAAACATCATGGATTTAAGCGATAATAGATATGACAGACCCAATCAGAAGATTCAATATCGTAACCATTCGCCCACACTGGGCGCAGTATATCATCTCGCAAGGAATGTTATTCATCATTAGTTGCGCCATGTTTCTAATTGCCGGTCACGACTGCATTACCTACAAGATGCCATTTGTGGCACTTGGTTCCGTAATGATATGCTTCATGCTCTACGAATGTCTGTATCTTCACAAACTGAGATACATCATCACCTCAGAGCAGCTCATCATCCAACATGGAGTATTGAACAGAACCAGTGACTACATCGAGCTATACCGAGTGGTGGATTTCTGTGAGAATCGTAGTATTATGGAACAACTCTTCGGACTAAAGACTGTGGGAATATTCAGTGGCGACCGTACAAATCCCCAACTGGACATTTATGGTGTAAAGGAAAAGTTGGACGTTGTGAAGATTATACGTGAACGAGTAGAATACAACAAAAGGAGGAAAGGCATATATGAAATCACTAACAGATAACAGAAGATGGACAATCTTTTCAGCCATTGCTTTGGCATTGATGCTGCCATCAGAGAGATTGCATGCACAGATAGTTTCCAGCAACCCATTGGAATATGTCGCCTTGGCAGAGGGGAACGAACTCATAAACGGTCAGATAAAGCATCAGATAGAAGACCAACAGAAGACAGCTCTCCTCCAGAACACCATTGCAGCCGAGTTCACCCAGATACATAAATGGGAAAAGAAGTACAACAACTATCTGAAAACGGCATCTGGCTATGCATCCACGCTGAAAGCCTGCACCTCACTATACGATGATGGTGTGAGGATCTTCATTAACCTGTGCCATCTGAAGAAAGCCATAACAAACAACCCACAAGGCATTTTAGCCACTATGAACATGAACAACCTCTATATCGAGACCGCCACAGAGCTTGTCACGGTATATACCACACTAAAGGATGCCATAGCAAAGGGCGGTAAAGAGAACATGCTCACAGGTGCAGAACGAAGCAAGACCCTCTGGGAACTGAACGACCGTCTGGCACAGTTTAACAAGAAGCTGTCAAGGTTATGTCTCAGCATAAAATACTACACGATGGCCGATGTCTGGAACAATGTCACGGCAGGAATGCTCGACCGTAGCAATGCCGAGATAGCCGGGCAAGCACTGGGCAGATGGCGCAGATGTGCCAGAGTTGTAACACCATAAGAAAGATTTTTTTCAGGATAACATTTATGAAACGTTTCTATGCTCTCATACTACTTCTCTTTTCTCTCATCCTTCCCTTCAAGGGGAAGGGTGGTAGTTTTCTCCATGCCCAGGGCAATGACCCTGTATTGGCAGGAATGATACTTCTCTACAACGACAAAGCCAAGAAAGAGTTGAAGCAGCAGGAAGAGATGATGCTTCTGGAGTCCACTGGCCATATATGGATAAAGGAAGAAGTGGAAGCAACCACCAACCTGCATAAAGAGTTTAACAACTATCTGGACCAATTTAACAGCATCATCAGCTATGCAGCTCAAATCTACGGTTTCTATCACGAGATAGACCGCCTGGTAGCGCAACTTGGAACGTATAGCCATCAGCTCAGTCACCAGACAACCAATGCTCTGGCAGTAGCCCTATCCTCCAATCGCAACAAATTCTACCGTGAGCTTATCATGAGTAGTGTGGAGATAGTCAATGACGTTAGGCAAGTATGCCTCTCCAACACCAAGATGACCGAGAAACAACGTCTGGAAATAATCTTTGGCATACGTCCAAAACTCAAGCAGATGAACCAAAGACTCAAACGATTGATACGTGCTGTGAAGTACACCAGGTTGTCTGACGTATGGGCAGAAATAGACTACGGAGCCAGAACTGAGACAGACAAGCCTACCATCGTTCAGCGATGCAAGGAGCGCTGGCGAAGGAATGCAAGACCTTAAAGAAATTGTTTATTCCAAAATACTAACAATAAGTACAACAACATTTTAATAAAATACATCAATATGGGTTGGGGTTCATTTTTGAAAGCAACACTCCGTCTTGGAGGAAGGATGACCAGCGCAACTGCACACACATTGGGCGGTGCAGTGCTTCATCCACAACAGACCTTGAAAGGCGTAGGTACTGCCACCAAAAGCGCAGTGGTTGGAGGAAGCCTCGGTTACATTGGCTGGGAGAAACTTACTACAGACAAAAGCGTAGTAGGCATAGTCAGCGATGCCGTCATAGGAGAAGACACAACCAAGAAAATCGGCGACACCGTATCTGGGATTGGCGATGGCGTAAAGGACTTGAAAGACTCTGTTACGGGACTTTCTGACAACGTAAATGGAGCCATCAGCAGTGTGGATTCCAAATGGAGCGGTATGTCAGGCTTCCTCAGAGCCATGTTCTCTGGGCATGGTGGAGACATGTTTGGTAACTTCTTCAGCAATATCGGGAAAGGCAATGTATCCGGGCTAAGTCTCATCGGACTGATCGTCTCGTCCCTACTCGTCTTCGGTCGCTTCGGATGGTTAGGTAAGATAGCTGGAGCCGTACTCGGAATGATGATGATAGGCAACAATGCCAATCTAACCAGCGTACTTGGAGGCAATAACGACCGGATGGCAAGCAACCATAAGGAAGAAAAAAAGCAGCAAGAAGCTGAGCAAACCAACACTGTAAGCAGGAGGAGATAACAAATTTTATAACAAAGGATTACGCAATGCACTATACACAAGAAATGATACTGCATTCCGACAGTGGCTATTGCATGCCATTTGAGGAAAGAAACGGAGAAGTTACAATGTCTCTGGGCTACGGCAAACAGAAACATCCGCACACAGGAGAGCCATTTTTCCATCATGGAGTTGACTTCAAGGTCAAGAACTACCTACTTTCGGCAGTAGCTACCGGCAAGGTGACAGGTTTGGGCAATGATGCCATTCACGGTATCTACCAGATTACCCGATACGGAGACTATGAAGTGACCTATGCCCACCTGAGCAACGTGTTTGCCAACTACGGCAAAGAGGTAAAGGCAGGGCAAGTCATCGCCGTCAGTGCCGACTCCCTCCATGTAGAAGTCAAATACAAGGGTGAAGAACTCAATCCGTTGGAGTTTCTCACCATGATCTATAGCAATCTGAAAGTGATGGAACAGAACGGCAAGCCAGGGGTTGTTCCTCAGTTTGTCACATTGGACATGGATGTTCATACCATGTACGATAAAGACCAGAAGGAGATTGAAGACCTCATGATGCGCTTCTTCCCCGACTACATGAGTGACATGAGCCAAGGCATCTATGCCCTACCAGAGCATACAGAACTTGCACTTCGCAACACCTTCACCATGTCGGCCATGAAGAACTACTTCTATGAGACTCTGCCATCCATGGCAAACCCATTGGGAATGGGATCAAGAAGCATTCCAATAGCCGAGCGAGTACAGAACCTCCTTATTGGAGATTTTCTCAATTATCTCGCCTTACGCCATCAAATCTTTCTGTCGAGCATGAGTGCCATCGAAAAAAAAAAGCACAAGACCGGGCAATAGCGACAAGCGGAATAGTTGACCCACTGGCAGACCTCGACATCGACGTTCAAAGCTTCGACATACCACGACTGGTGAGCGTCTATCCCGACAAGTCTGGACACAGATGGTGGACAAAAGCATGGTTCAACAATAGTGAAAAAGGCGAAGCAGCCATTGAGATAGAACGGAGTCTGGCCATCAAGTTCATAAACGATAACATCGAGAAAGACGAATGGCTGGAGGAATATTTTCCCAAACAGATGGAGGTATATCACAACGCCATTGAGCAAACCAGAGAGCAAATCCTCAACCAATTAAACTTGTAAACGAAAAGCTATGGCAGAAACAGCGCAGGACAAGATTTTCAGAACAAAAGTCATACCCATAATGAACAAGGTCAGGGATGACCTGCAAAGTAAGCAAGCCGACGAATTACGAGCACACTCAACTTCGTTTGCAGGCTTGATGGCAGGAGCCGCAGGTCCCGATGGAGGTATGAGCTCCATTCAGGCACATAACGACACGCTCAGATATACTGGCAAATGGACTTCCAAGACCACCGAAGACTATATCGAGATGGTCAAGAAAGAGTTGAAGCGACAGCACATCACCGTTAATGCAGCCATGGAACAGAAGATGATCGACAAGATGATAAAGGATAAGATACCAAAATCATCCATCGACTACATTCTGAAAAAGGCAGCAACAAGTACCATCTTCTACTTACCGCAGGAACTGACCAAGTCACCATTGGAGCGCAAGATGGACACAGAAGCAGAGAAACGTTACAATCCCTCAGTTTGGGAGAAAAACGCAGGTATAGCCATCGGTTCCGTTGCAGACCTAGCCTGTATGGGAGGATTTGGCGGAGGCTTTAAGACAGCAGCCACCTGGGTAGGAAGCGACATGCTTGTCACTCATCTTGGTGAAAAACTCGAAGACCGCTCAGATGTTCCTCTGATTATAGCACCAGGCAAAGAAGAGGAATACAGACGAGCCCAGCAAGAAAAAAAGCAACAATCGGAACAGAAGCCTCCAATCAAGCCTCAAACCGTTCAAGACCCTCCACCAAAGGAAGAGTCTGGAGAGGAAATACAACAATCTGAAGGCAAAGCAGAGGAAACACAACCAGAGCAAACCAACATGAGCGGCTGGCAAGGGCTTCTCACGTCTTTCGGACTGAATGGTATCAGCGACATTGGACATAACCTTGGCTATGTATTGGCAATGCTCCCCGACATGCTTGTTGGCATGTTCACAGGTAAGACAAAGTCCATCAACATCAAGGACAACATGATGCCAATAGCAAGCATAGTTGCAGGAATGTTCGTCAGGAATCCAATACTCAAAATGGTGCTCATCGGTATGGGAGGCATGAACCTTCTCAATAAAGCTGGACATGAAGCCTTGGACAACTTCAAGGCACAGGATCATCCGCAACAAGCTGGTGGCAGAGTCAACTATCGCGTCTATCCCGAAGAGCCTCTGAATGCACGCATACAGAATCCAGAGATAAGAGCCAACTGCCTGATTGCAACCATTGACAGAGTACCCTGCACCATAGCCCTTCCGGAAAGAGTTGTGGATGCCTACCGACAAGGCGCATTACCTCTTAGCACCCTTGCTAATGCTGTGCTGGCAAAGAATGACCAGATGCGACAGATAGCATCCGAGAAATACGAGGCAAACGAGAAACAGACAACAATCGAGAGGTCACTTGCTCAAAGATAATAGGATAACATAGAATAAAGATGAAAAGATACAGGTATAAATTCCGTGTCAAATACGGTAAAGCCCTTGATACTGGAAAGAACAAGAAAGTCAGTGAAGAATACCTGGTAGATGCCGAGAGCTTCACCGAGACAGAGAAACGTGCCACCAAAGCTGCTACAGAACTTATCGGTACCAGAGACTTCGACATCACGGCCATCTCACGTGAACCTATCACGGAGATTCTGAAAGAAGACGAGAATGAAGGCAACCACTGGTACAAGACCGTCGCCTCCCTTGTCACTGAGGATGAAGACACAGGCGTAAAGAAGTTCTCACCACAGACCATCTACGTCAATGCCTCTTCAATAAAGGAGGCAGACCATATGTTACGTGAACATATGGAGAGTTCAGTTACGGACTGGGAAATCAAATCTATAGCCGAAACCAAAGTACTTGGAGTTCTTGGCTATAAACAATGATCATAAATACATTATATCTATGACAGAAAAGAATCAACAAGAAAAGATGGCTGCAGAACGTCAAGTAGAGTTATTCACCAAAGCGTTCGAGAAAGCCAAAGAAAATAACGGTATATGGTTGGCTAACGATGGCCGCAAGGCTCCTGCACTCTATCAGAAGCATTTGCAGGTATCAGCCTTCAATGCCATCGTCTTAGGAATGCACGCTGCTCAAAACGGCTACAAGACCAACCAATACACGCTCTTTTCGGAAGCGAAGAAACGTGGAGAGTCTGTTCAATCAAAAGAAAAAGGAGTACCATTTCTTTGGTACAACTGGAACGAATATGTCAACAAACACAACCCTGAGGACAAAATCAGCCGTGCCGACTACCAGGCTCTCCCTTCAAACAGGCAAGCAGACTACAAAGGCATCAGAAGCCGTGAAGTAAGAGCCCTATTCAACATCGAGCAGACAACCTTGCCTATAGTTGACAAGACCGCTTATGAAGCCACAGTCCAGGAACACGGCAGACTAAGCGACCGCAATGATGTCGAGTCTGCCTCCACCGCCATTCGCCAAGGCGTAGAAAACCTTTTGGACAAAGCACGTGAAAACATGGTCGAAATACGCAGCGACTCCACAGGTGTAGCACATTACGACAGCAAGAAAGACATTGTCTTCCTGCCAAAAGCATCTTCATACGAACACTATGAGGATTATGCCCGTGATGCAGTTTCTCTGCTTGTCACTGCCACTGGCAATGGTCAGCGACTGGCTCGTGAGGGCATGGTAATAAAGAATGGCAAAGCATCAGCCGAAGATTCCATCAAGCAAGAACGTTTGATTACAGAAGTAGCCTCCGCTGTAAAACTTCAGGAGTTGGGCATTTCAGCCAAACTCTCACCAGAAAGCATGGTGATGACAGACTATTGGGCAAGAGAACTGAAAGAGAACCCTTGTCTCATTGACATACTGGAGAGAGATGTCAACAATGCCGTCGATATGCTCCACAAGGCAGAACGTGGCGAAAAGGTTGAATTGAACAGCAAGGCTGCCAAAAATCAGGCAGATGCCATCAAGAGCATCCTGCCCAAGCATTACTATATAGCAGACGAAATCAGGAATCTTCCCAACAAGTCAACAAAAGAGTTTGTCATCGTAAAGGACGCAGATGGTAAAATGGCAGATGTTGTACTTCCCGAAGGGGCGTCTTTAGGCTTTGACAGCGACATTCCTGGTATGAGAAAAGACCGTATCGAGCACGCTTTGCAGAAAGAAGGCTATGATACCGTCACATTCTACAATGTAGATGGTTCCATGGGCTACCGACCGGATGATAGTTTCTTTGACGGAAAGGCAGTATCTGTAGCCCGACTCAACAAATGGAGTATCGAAACTATCACACTCCTCGATGTTTCAGATGCAGTGAGACGTTCAGGAGCCGTGGACTTCGACAAGATACTCATGTTGCGTGACGATGATGGCAAGTGGGCACTCTACTTGAAACCTGAGAACGAGAGAGCATTCTGCGTATATCCCGACAAGGCAGATGTCAATCTGTTTTTCACCACAGTCAAGCAAGGCGACGAAGAAGTGTCTGACACGATGCGCCAAGACATGGCACAGAAATACTACATGGAAGCTTCCAATAAGCCAGAAATGAAGGTTGACATCTTCAAGAGCAACGTTCCTGCCGAAGAGGTTGAGAAAATCCAGCGTGTCAACATCTTCAAAACCAAAGAGACGGAGAATCAGCCAAGTGTCATCCTCTGTATGCCTACAGTGAATGGCGAGAAGCTTAAACCTCGTGAGATTTCACCATCCCAGTGGCAACGCATGTGGCTTGCAGAGAATATGCAGGACTACAAGAAACACCTTGCTGCCAGTCTTTTTGCTGATGTTCTACGTAAAGATCGTACTAATGCGGTAGCCGTAGGCACCGAAAAATCGGAGCAGGAAGCCCAGAGCAATGAGGTAAAGCAGAATACCGTTCAGCAAGAGGAAGACAAGGTCGTGGAGGAACAGAAAGAGGAAACTCCAGAAAAGAAAGAACAGAAGCAGAAGGAAGAAAAGGCAAAGGAAGAGAAGGCTAAAGCCGAGGCAAAGGCAGCTGCAGCGGTCGCCATAAGTCCGATGTTAAAACAATTCTATGACCTCAAAGCCAAACATCCCAATGCAGTATTGCTCTTCCGTTGTGGCGATTTCTATGAAACCTATTGTCAAGATGCCGAAAAAGCATCAAAGATATTAGGTATTACACTAACAAGGAGTTCTCGTTCCAAGGATGCGGACGGCAAGCCTCTGGCCATGGCAGGGTTTCCACACCATGCTCTCGACACCTATTTGCCGAAACTCATCCGTGAAGGTGAACGTGTTGCCATCTGCGATCAGTTGGAATCACCCAAGCGCAACAAAGAGGAAATATCTCTCTCAAGGGAAGATAAGCCTCTCCAAGAACAGAAAAATTCATCAGGAATGCACAGATAACATGTAACCATCATGTCAAAAAATCAAGAATATGTAGAACAATATGCAGAGTATGCCATGGAGCAGATGCGCCGATATGGCATACCTGCTTCTATTACACTTGCACAAGGTATCTGTGAGAGTGCAAGCGGGCAGAGCGAGTTATCCAGAAAGGGGAACAACCATTTCGGCATCAAGGCAACTTCTGGTTGGGTTCAAAATGGAGGCAAGTACCTCGTATATACCGACGACCGTCCCAACGAGAAGTTCTGTCAATATGCTTCCGTTGGTGACTCATACGAGCACCACTCCCAGTTTCTAAAAGGCAACAAGAGATATAGCTCACTCTTCAAGCTATCTCCAGATGACTACAGGGGATGGACTAATGGACTGCAGAACTCTGGCTATGCCTCAAACAAGAAGTACGCTTCAAGTCTTCAAGGCATCATAGAGAAAAATAACCTGCAGAAGTATGACCAGATGGTCATGCAGGAGATGAAAGCACAAGGCAAAACCTTTGGTACTGAAACAAATCCTCGTCACAAGACAGACCAGAATGCTTCTGTAACCGTACCAAATGTTTCAGATGAGCAGAAATACTCTTACCCTTTGAAACGCAATGAGTTCATGCTTGTCACCTCACCATTCGGTACAAGAAAAGACCCCATCAATCCAGGTGTTACACAAATGCACAAAGGTATTGATATACGAGCCAAACATGACGATGTTCTGGCAACGGAAGACAAAGGCAAGATTACAAAAGTCAACAACAATCCGAATACTGCTGGCGGTCTCTCCGTTACCGTTGAGTACAACAGAAACGATGGCAGCAAGTACCAATGCACTTACATGCACCTGAGTAGTATTGCGGTCAAGGTTGGTGACAATGTTAACGCTGGTCAGCGGTTGGGTGTTACAGGAAACACTGGCACCAGAACCACAGGAGAGCATCTGCATTTTGGAGTGAAAAGCGTCTCTACAGACGGTACTGCACGATACATTGACCCTGCTGCCTATCTTGCAGAAATCTCACAGAAAGGCAATATCCATTTGCAGACACTACACAATGGCAAAGACCTCACTGCTCAATACAAGGTGAGCAATCCGACCACTGAAAAGCCCGAAGTACAACAAAGTCCGGAAGACTGGATGAAGAAACTCCTTTCATCTGAAGATAGTGGTGTGAGTATGCCAAGTGGCGACCCTATCATAGAAATGGCTATGACCATGTTCTCGTCCCTTATGGTTCTTGCTATGCAGATAGACAACAAGAGCGAGGAAGAGAAAATGCAGCAAGTGACTGATGCGGTTGTAAGCAAAACAATCGACCTCTCATCGCTCCTTCCCTCTTATAAAGCTTGTTCCGTGAACATTCAAGATGGCAAGCCTTATCTCCACGTAGATAACGGAACCATAGAGTTTACAAGGGAACTCACCAATGCAGAATTGGCAAAGCTTCAGCAGACGCTTGGCAGTGCCAGTCTGAATGATGATGACAAGCGAAGAGGTGTTGCTTCTATCATACAAACAGCTGTGGTTTCGCAGCAGATGTCCCAGAACTATCAAAAAGCAATGGACTATCAGCAAGACAGACAAGAATCCGTTCAAATCAAATAAAGAAGTAAAACAATAAATGCGTTTATTATGATCAAATGTAATGTAACTGTATGTGGTACAATATCTCGCCAGGCGCAGATGCGTGCCAACAAAGAAGGCAAGCAGTTTATCTCTTTTGGAATCAGCGTAGTGGTTCAAGCCAAGACCGGTATTAACAAGACTGTAGAAATCAGTGTGGCCAAGGATGGTGATAATCAAGCAGAACTGGTTAACTATCCTATAGGTTCTCGTGTCGAGGTGGCAGGAGTTCTGCAATTCCACAAGAAGGGAGATGTGCTTTACCTCAATCTCTCGGCTTCGGGAGTAAACAGCTTCAATGCAGGAAACCAAGATGCCATTACTGGTAGTATCGAGTTTCGAGGAACCATCGGCAAGCAGGTTGAAGTAAAAACTGACAAGAAGGGCAAGCCATACACCATGTTCTCTGCATATAGTAGCGAAAAAGACGGAGAAAACTATTCCTATACTTGGGTTCGTTTTATGCAATTCGACACACAAAAGGCAGACTGGGTACAGGCTAAGGCTGGTATCAATGCTAAGGGTGATTTGCAGGTTGGAGCCTACAACGACCGCCTCGACCTTACTTGCCGTATCACTGAGCTTACTCCATGGGAGAAAAAATCTGCATCCACCAACCAATAATGAATGATTATGGCTGATTACAAGAAGTATAATACTGACGGCCGTAGCAGTGAAGATCGGGCTTTGGACAAGTTTGCCGAGATGATGATTGAGAAGATCAACACCTTGCAGAACGATTGGAAGAAGCCTTGGTTCACCGAAGGCTCCTTATCATGGCCGAAGAACCTGTCAGGACGTGAATACAATGGTATGAACGCCCTGATGCTCATGATGCACTGTGAGAAGCAGGGATATAAATTGCCAGTGTTCTGCACCTTTGACAGAGTAGCAGGTTTGAACTTCATCAAGAACAAACAAGGCAGTAAGCAGCAGGTCAAGGACAACAAAGGCGAGGCTCTTCCGCAAGTAACAATCCTTAAAGGAGAGAAGAGTTTCCCAGTTTTCATCACAACCTTTACCGTCGTTGACAAAGAGACGAAGGAGCGTATCAAATACGATGACTACAAGCAGATGACAGAGGAACAACGTAGGAATTATAACGTATATCCTAAATTGCAGGTTTACAACGTCTTCAATGTCGCACAAACCAATCTGCAAGAGGCTCGTCCCGAACTCTATAAGAAGCTGGAGGAAACAGCAGGGCTGAAACGTCCTATGCAACATGGAGATGACTTCTCATTCCCTGCAATGGATAAGATGATCAAGGAAAACGGATGGATTTGTCCTATCAAGCCAGTCTATGGCGATAATGCTTATTATAGCATATCTAAGAAAGAGATTGTCATTCCTGAAAAACGTCAGTTCAAGGATGGAGAGTCATTCTACACCAATCTGGGGCATGAAATGGCTCATTCTACGGGCGCAGAAGACCAGTTAGCAAGACTAAAACCTGCATCATTCGGAAGTGCAGAATATGCTCGTGAGGAACTTGTAGCGGAACTTAGTGCAGCTTTGGTTGCCCAGCGTTACGGCATGACCAAGCATTTGAAGGAAGACAGTGCCAGTTACCTCAAAAGTTGGTTGGATAGCTTGAAAGAGTCACCGGAGTTCATCAAAACTACACTTACAGATGTTAAGAAGGCTTCACACATGATCACTCAACGTATTGATGCCATGCAGCTGAAAATAGACCAGGAGCAAAGTCAAGAGGCTGAGCAGAAGCAAGAGAAAGCTCCAACGATGTATTACGCTTCAGTGGCGTATCTCCAGACTACCGATGCTACAGACCGTCTCGACAAGTTCAAAAATGATGGCGATTACAATGCACTCCTCACCGAGGCAAAGGAATATGACCAGGGTGATGCTCCTGATTTGTCCAAAATCAATCTCTCACCAACTAAATACCGTGGCGATGACCTTCTTATAGAGGATGAACATTATGCTGTAGTATATAATCCAACAGTAGGAGGTACATACGATGTGATGCGCAAGGTAAGCGCTGAGGAAATCAAGGATAACATCATCCGCTATGGTCTCCCTGAGGATGCTACAGACGACGTGAAGGAAGTTGCCAAACAAATGGGGAAAAAAGAGGTTGTTGCTCAGGAAGAAGAGCAGCACTACCATCGAGGACGATAAATTATCCCATTCAATTAAAGACAGTCACTATGTTGGCTGTCTTTTTTGTGTGCCACAAAAAAGGAGCTTACTCGTCACGAGCAAACTCCCCAAAGTATGAGAAAAAAGAGTCTTAGTGCTATAACTTCAAAATAACTTTACTGTTTATATGTATATATGTGTACATGTATTCAAGTACACGCTTTCCACCTTACTCTAATAGAATAACCATAGTAAATCGGTTTGCCTCATTAGCTTCGTATTTGTCTATACCGCCATAGTTATAGGCTTGAATCTGGCATTTATCAACACCTCGCTTGATGAGAGCTTTGGCTATAAACTTGGCACGTCGTTTACCCAAATCATGGTTGCCAGATTGGGTTCCAGTGGCACTGTCTGCGGCACCAGATATTTTTATCTTCAGATTTTCCTCTTTTGCAATCTTGGCTATGTCGTCAAGGTTAACAAGTTGTGACTCATCAACCAGTTTGTCAGAGTTAAGTTTGAAGAAGAAATACACAGGCACACCAACACACACTTTCAAGTGATCAGAATGTGTAAGGGAGTCTGGGCGATTGCCATTGATGTTGCCTAATGCATTACCATTTTCTCCATCAACGGCATCACGGTCGCTTACTCCACCATTGCCAGACATCGAGAGACGAGCACGGAGTGAGTTCAGACCACTATAGCTATTTTTAGGATAGACGGTCTTACCATCGCTATTTCCTGCAAGTCGCTTTTCCAAAAGAGCATTCATGTCATTCATATAAGCCAAGAACTCTTTAAGATAGGTATTCCGCTCGATATATGGAGTCGCATCAACGGCACGCTTCCAACCTGTCTTGCCTATCGTGACGGACAGACCGGCTGATACGGAAACCATGTTGTCGCCGAACTTGGTAGAAGTTCCGATGCCGTCAAAGCTCCTGGCGGTCAGCATTCCACTCACCTCTCCTACGAGATGAACACGGTCGCTGATGCG